GAAGGTAAGGCGGTACGGATGACCACGCCTAGGATGTACATGCCATTTGGATTGAGTGGATTTGTCCCGGATGTAGGTCAAACCAAATGGAATATAGATTTCAACATGATGGGATACGACGAAGAAGAAAATAGCGTGAAAAAATTTTTTAACGTTCTTCGGTCGATTGAAGATAAGATTATAGATTCAGTCGTGGAACAGAGCGAAGTTATATTTGGGAAACAAATGTCAAAAGAAGAACTCATTCCCATGTTCAATTCCAATATAAAGGAAAGTCCCGGAAGAGAACCAAAATTTAGAGTTAAGGTCGACACAACACCAGATAACGAGATCAAGTGTATGGTGTGCGACCCCGAACGAAACGTTCTAAATGATACCGTCATGAATGGTTTATATTCGAGAAATTCAGGTGTATCAATCGTAGAATTGGTAAGTGTGTATTTCTTGAACAAAAAATTCGGATGTACATGGAAACTATACAATCTAATGGTCCATGAACCCCAAAGGTTAAAGGGATTTCAATTTGTTTTGTAATTACTTATTAGCTAACAAGAGAAGGTGATACACCTTCTGTGCTTCAGCCAATAACTTACCCTGGATCTTCATAAATTCCTTTGGATCCTTACCCATATTCATCTTGGCAACGCGAATAGATTCAAACCACAGTGCGAGGCTGTCTGCCATTATTATATTAGAGAGACAAAAAATCTCAATCTAAAAATATCAAATTTTAGATTGAAGTTTATTAGACTAGAACTATGCTTAGGAAATTACAATTCGTTTACTTGCTTAACTTTTCCATCTTGGCGATCTTCTTTTCGTACGCCTTGGTGCCTTCCTTCGGTTGAAGAGAGAACTTACCCTTCTTCGGCTTGAAAATCTTAACCATCGCGGCCTTGCCCTCAGACTTCATGCGAGCCACCGCCGACTTGACTGCCTGCTTACTCTTGATTTGACCATCCTTAGCCAAAACCAAATCCTTCTTCTTGAGACCCCCCGCGGTCTGGTCTGCTGTGCCATGTAACACTTCTGCTCGGCTACCGGTCGTCATTTTATATATATACATTACGCTGTGAAAATTTTTTTAATATCTAAAATCTTGATTTTTTTAGATATTCGCGAAAATGGAATCTGCGTCTTGAGACGTTCATCGTTTAATATTTCCGCACACAACACCGATTTATGTGCCTGTAATGCCATCATTTCCTCCTCCACACTCACAAATTCTTCCGTGCGCTTATAGAATAATTTTTTAACATGCACCGGTTTATCCTGACCCGAGCGATGACTTCTTCCGATAGCCTGTAACTCAGTCGCCGGATTCCAAGATGGAGACATGATATAGACGCGGGTGGCTTCTTGTAAATTAAGTCCCTGACCACCGGATTTAATCTGAATTATAAAAACAGCATTCCCCGGCGCTCCCCTGAACAATTCAATCTGTTTATCCCTGTTCTCTTTTGATACGGTACCATCAATTCTAAATACGGGAATACCCTTTTGTTTGAGAGTTTTCTGAATATGTTTCATTTCGCCCATAAATTGACAAAATACGAGACTTTTCTCATTTGAGTGACCCTCTAACATGTTAAACAAGGTTTCCATCTTTTTTGATTTACCATTCCATTTCTCAGCTTCAACCCCATATTGTTTTGCGATACCGGATAAATACATCTGCGGCCAAATCATGCACTGCCTGGCTCGTAATAAGCATTCCAAAATAAGCATATTCTTGGAATTGAGACTAACAGAATTGGCAAAAATTTCACGCAATTTATCTTGAATCTCCATAAATGCAAAGTTGTACAGATTCTTCTCTCCTTCATACATTTCCAATTCGACATTTTCAAAGTGACACGTCGGCAATTCAAGTCTCCTATCCATGACGGCCACGTCCCGTTTGGTGCGACGTAAAATATACAAATCCTTTATCTGAGACGTTCGTCCCTGAATCAGGTTTTGTGGAACTCCAATAAACTTACACAATGAAACAAAATCCTTCATAGAATTAAAAACAGGAGTACCGGTAACGACCCACCGAACGGGGGACACCAATTTACACATACTCTTGTAAGTCGCGGATGATTTGTTTCGTATTTCGTGCGCTTCATCCAATACAACCCTGTCCCATTCAATTCTGTGTAACTCACTATGCTTTATGAGAACAGAATATGGCGAAATTACAATTCTCGCCGATCTCATCATTTCCAGATTAGCATTTTCATTGCGCATCGGTCCATCAAACACATGAACACCCAACTGTGGCGCAAATTTGGTTATCTCGTCTTTCCATTGAGTGATAATAGATTTGGGTACGACGATGAGGGAACGACTCTTAGGATTACCTAAAATAGTCGATACCACCTGTACTGTCTTACCGAGACCCATTTCGTCACATAAAAATCCACCCCTTGGACCCATTGTTTGATTCTCCATAGATAACATCCAAAAAACCCCATCAGTTTGGTAAGGGGCATATAAACTTCCATTTAATTCCTGTTTGGCGCGATTATATTGTATGTTTACGAGATCGTTCATTTTGAATTACATTTTATAATGGCATGATCTACTTAGGGGGGCTAATCACTGATATAAGTGTCCTCTGGATCTATCACGATCTCACACGGAATTACCTTTTTCTTCCGAGGTTTTCGGACTTTGGGTTCGGGAACTTCGATTCCGTGTTCTCTGTGATATAAAACCTTTTGCCAAAATTCTTCCATGACGGGAAAATACTTTTCCCACCATTCTCTGTCCCGTTTAACATTAACAACGGTGAATTCCTCGGGTCGAGGCCAATTTGTTTCGGCGGGCTTGTATTGTATAAAGTCGGCTTCCTCCAGGTCTAATATTTCCATGCACATTTGAAGTTGGGGCATGTAGTGGACCGGAACGTCTCCATTTCCGATATCCCTCGACATGGGGCATTTAATTTCGACTAGCTTACCCGATTCACTCACACCATCTGGACTTCCACCCAGCCATGTATATTTGGGATGAGGACACAGTCCTATCTCATGTACAACTTCATTATGACGCTGTTCGTATAAAATACGAGCTTCATCTTCATATTTTTCACCATGTCGGGTGGCTTCATTTCCTGTAAAGACGGGTCCTTTGCCACATTTCTTTAGTAGAAGATCGAATGGGGTCTCGTAGTGGTTTAAACTGATCGCTGTTGCGCAGTCACTAGCAGTAAGCATGTTCCCGCGAAGATCCAACCATTCCTGGGATTTTTGGGCGGCATATTCGCGTTCAATGAGTACCTTGACATGTGGATGCATTTATTAGTTCTAGCTTCTATCTTTTAACCTTGTATCATCCCTAAATTTATGTACGATCACTGACTTAGGAGGCAACCCCGGGGGTGGTCTCGGTGGAGGTGGGGGTGGTTGCGTATATTGGAATTTATGTGGAGGTGGTGGAGGGGGTTGATTATTATGTTTTGGTAAATCCCCGCCTCCATATGCAGGTAAGAACACCGAACGAGCCGCATTTTGTTCCGCTTGTTTTTTACTCTTGGCAAAACCTACCCCGAGCTGCTGATTTTGAACGATGGCTCCGATGACGAATACCCCATTTTCTTGTGATAATACACGATATTCAGGGAGTTCAAAGCTGTTTGTTTGACAATATCGCATGAGATGATCCTTAAAATTGTCATCGACCATGATACAATTCAAATCAATGAATTCGGGATTTTCATAAATCCCCAAAATAAATTGCTTTGCGTGAAGCAATCCACAATCCATATAGATAGCACCCACGAGGGCTTCGAATACATCCTCAAGAATCTTGGGATTATTATTCCATTCATTTCTCATTCCCTTCTCATCCATTAAAACAAGTTTATTCAAACCCAATTTTAATGCGATAGATGCGAGAGTTTCCGACCTAACTAATTTAGTCCTAGCCTTCGTTAAAAATCCTTCTTGTTTCTCTTCAAACTTATCGAATAACCATTTCGTTATCACGAAACCTAATACACTATCACCCATGAATTCGAGAGTTTCAAACGATTGAGTTAAATTTTCATGTTCTTTTAATGCGGATTTATGGGTAAATGCCTTTTGGTACAGAGATAGATCTTTTATCTTTGTACCAACAAGTTGTTCTACTTCTTGTTGGGAAACATTCATGTTTCTTTGTTATTTATTAAAAGTTATTGTTTAAGTTACTTAAATCCACCCCCTTAGACCACTCGGGCATCCTGGCTTATATAAGAGTGCCAGGAGTGGGGTTCGAACCCACGCGCACATTGTGCAGTGGGTAGTTTTGCACAAGGCATTTTTATTTTTTTGTTTCCTATTGGCAAATGGAGACGGAGATGAGATGAATGAGTCGCCATTGATCTATATTAAAACTCTGAATACCCAAGAACTTATGCCTTCTTGGCGGCCTTCACGTAATGCGGAGAAAGGAACTTTTGCAAGTTGAGGAACGTGACTTGAACGTCGCCCGGCTTGAGGAGCTCCCGGAGCTTTTCGTCCATGATGAGAACGCGTCCATTGTCCGGATGCTTCAAACCGTGTTCGGTAATGTACTTGGTGAGAAGCTTGGTAACTTCACTTCGGGAAACCAATTCTCCCGGCGGAAGACCGATAAATTCGCGAAGTTGATCGGTGATTTCTTGCTTACGGTTGAAACCGTTGTTAGCCGCGCGCGCAGCCGCCTTGGATCCGTCCGGGTCGTCCTGCTTAGCCTTGATCTTACGAACAATCTTGGTGAGGGACTTAACGTCGGAGCGGAGAGCGGCAATTTCGGTTTGAATTTCTTCAAGAGACATGATGTTATATCTTTCTTACTTGTTTCATCTTTAAGCGTATTAACGACTTTAGGTCAGATTTTGGTAACACACATATGCGAAATATAAGAATGAGATAACATTACTTACGTTTTCTGACATTGAGAATTAGTGTACTAAGAATAACGAGGATAATTAATACATACAAAACACGCTTAATGTTTTTTCTCAGGTCGTAACGAAATGGTATGAATATGTCATCCGTTATGGCAAATGGTGGCCTACTCTGAACACCCTTGCACTGACCAGGACAACCCCCACCCGCGCAGCACGTGGCCTCACATGGAAAGATCTTATCACCGTGTCTATAACCACATATTTGATTATCATAGGGGAACTTCTTGCTTTTATATGCGTAACATTTACAGTCAGCTATTTGATCGCACTTGGAAGAACTGCAATCCATATTTATATATTACAATATTATAATGGATACAAACGTTTACTCTGAGGCAACCATCAGAAGATTCATGAAAAAAAATATGTTCATGGACGACGAAACGCTGGTTCGATATTATAACAAAGACAACCTGTCAGGATACAGGAACAGACTCGCACGAGTTCATAAAAAGGAAAGTCTTGAAAAAATGATATATGCCGTAGTCACAGATAGTATCCGAGACCTTGTCTATCAAATGATAGGAGAAATGTCCGATTATCTCCGTAAAATAGGGGATTTGGTTATTTCTGGGGGTGAGGCGTTTAATTTATATATTGAACGAGCTGATAGAATAGTAACCGCAGATATAGATACCAAATTTGTACCGAGACTCAAATATGATACCAAGTATTTTGGAAAGCTCCAGGCAATCAAATTGATAATTTGGGATAAGTTGGGTGAAATTTCGATGCGATACGACAAAAAAATAAAAGACAGATTAACGAAAAAGAATAAAGTATTCAGATTTCTTGGGTTAGGATTTCCTGAAAAGGGGCCGTATGTCACGAGAAGATATATGTTGATTAAGAAGAAAAAGCTCGACAACGGCCCAGAGCCGTCCAAGAAGGACGTTTTCATCGATGTTGAGTTGTTTTCTCTGGATCTTAAACTCCGGTACTTCTCCCCAGCAAAGGGTAAGATAGAAGAAACTGCCTTGGGTGGGATATTAGACATGCCCCTCATGCGTCCGGGTGAATTTGGATACGAAGTCGTAGAATCTCAAAAGAAGGGTGTCACATATAAAGTCAATGGTAAGATGATCCGTGACTCTAGAATTTCCGTCGCGGGGCGCAGGTTTCTGATAGATGATGTATATTTAATGCAGAAATTAGGTCTCAGGCCAGAAAAGAAAGAGAAGGACAAACAGAGACTTCTTAAATTAAGTAAAATGATTTCTACTAAATTCAAACTCAATTCCGGGAATAGCCTCGAGAGTATATATCACCGAGTACATAAATTCCCAATGACAGCGGCGAGGACAATGAAGACAGACGGTGTGGTGAGCATGAAAACCGCAAGTTCTATAAACCCCCGAAAGTATGTAAGATATACGACAGAACCTAGTGCGACGAGACTCGGAAAACAGATGGTATACGGTCTCAAGGCGTCCCTGCGAACAATGAATGTCCCGCAATATACAAAAACACACGGCTCTTATCGATTTAACACGAATACACAGTTGTGGCGTAAAAACACACGCAGTCATTATATTAAAAATGAATACACACACAGACCGATGAATGTTGAAGATTTACCGGATGACCTAATCATATCCAAAACGTTATATGGATTTAATCCCAGGAGAGATGGCTGGATATCAAAGAAGATACTCTCTCGTTCAGCACAAATACCATTTGTTGGTTTAAAGAATTAAATACATAGGTATGTACAATGATATACGGCGAACCAACCAAAGATGAAGAAGGACTCCGATGGGTGAAGACCACCACAGACGGAGGTAGAAAGGTGTATGTTCAGCTTAATGGGGTGAAAATTGAAAAAATCGAGGGTGATGAAATTACGATTGATCTCGTGTCAAAGGTGAATGAAGACCGAATCGCGGCGGTGCATGAATTAAACAGGGAAGCCGCCATCGAAAATAGTGAATCGTGGTTCGGAAAGGTTGTTTCAGAAGGAACATTATCCAAGGCGTATAACACAGGAGCGAAAGATAAATTGACCGTTGATCGAATCGAAGCAACCCGAGTTTTTACGGTGGATCAGGAGCAGACCGACTTTGAATCGATAATGACGGATTCCGAATGTTCCGCGATTGTTGAACTCGGTGGTATCTGGTTTGGCAAAAAAACTTTTGCTCCAGCGTGGAACTTGGTTCAGGTCAGAATTGAACTTCCACCCCCACAACCAGAAGAAACATACCCAGAACAATATGCTTTCAAGGATGAATCTGAGGCCGACCAATAAAAAAAAATATGTTTAACATATAGTAAAAGATGAAGTCTCCGGTTCCCCTTGAACGAATTATGTGGGCAGTGGTGGCACTCATTGTCATGTTTTCGATCTATAAATTCAGCACAAAAAACAAGAAATCTGAATACAGCGTTGAAGATGCGTTGTATGCCCCGGCGCCGGCCGGTGGTAAGGCCACCAAGTGTGGTATGAAGGCCGGTACGGGTCTCGCGTCCAGCCTCCTCCCGCGTGAAGTCGCTTCCAAAGCCGATTTCGGTGAGTTTAAGCCGGATGACGTCCTCAAGGGCCAAAAGAATTTCCTTGAACCGCGATCCCAAGTTGGATTCCCGGAGAGTGTTGGAGGTGCGCTCCGAAATGCGAATCAACAAATACGCGCCGACCCGCCGGTTGCGAAGAAGGCTTACGTCTGGTCCAACAGCACCATCTCCGCTGACACGATGCAACGTGATTTGTAAATACTTAATTAAAGATATTAGATTAGATTAATATAACATGTCATCTGAGGCCCTAAATGTCCCAGAAGAACTCTCGGCGAATGTTTCAAAGCTCGTCGAACTTAACAAACAAATAACTGAAGCAAAAGCTGATATCAAGGTCCTAACCACAGCCGAACGGAAAATAAAAGATTCCATAAAGCGATTGATGGTTACTCAGGGTATTGATACCATTAACCTCAGGAAGGGTAAAATCTCTCTTCGCACATCGACGCGCAGGGGAGCAATGACAAAAGTTGCCATCAATTCCGGTATTAACGCGTATTTCGGTGGAGATCCAGTCAAAATCGAGGGATTAATGAATGCTATTCAAGATCAAATTAAGGAGAAAAAGAGTACGTCTCTCTCCATAACTGGTATAAAAGAGAAGGCCCCTAAAAAAGAATAAAAACAACGCAAGTCTGAACTGCGGACCTACACAATGGTCTGGTCCCAATACATTGCCGACGGAAACCACGGAACAGAAGTTGATCCAGACGAATCAGATGAAATCTTATATGCCGACGACGATGAATTAACTATTCATGACTGGGAGACGTATTACTCGGATGATATCCGATATATATGGGACATGATGAAAATCCTGATTCGTGACGCATGGTTAGAATACGAAATTCTACACCAAGCCGAATATTGGGAATTTGTCGAATTTTGTTTCGAGGACCGATGGGATAGAAGATACCAACATAACTCAATTAATATAATTTATAGAGATAAATTGTATTATATATGGAAAAAAATAAATGAATATGTTCAGGATAATGAACTCCAGGATGAATTTTTCAAGGGTGCCACGTTCTCTCATTTTATGAGTTTTATACAATCGAATTCTATGTGCGAAAATAATATTATTATATAGTAAATGTTACCCGATATAACAACCAAAAAAGTTGCGATTCCAGTCACATTATTCACCATTTTGTCTCCGGGAATGCTTCTGACCACAGACGGTAAGTCTCTTAAACTTTCCAATGGAAGTACTAACCAACAAGCTATCTTATTTCATGCTCTCGTTTTCTTCTTGGTCTATTCCATCGTAGCCAAGGCTTTAGGAATCGTTTTGACAAAGGGTGATCTTTTGGTTACCACAAGTCTCTTTATCGCACTTAGCCCGGGTCTTCTCTTGACCATACCAGGTGGCAGCAAGGGTGTTATCCAATCCGGACAAACAAGTATTCCGGCCGTTTTCGTACACGCATTGGTGTATGCTATTGTATTTGCGTTATTACGCAAAAGATTTCCTCAATTCTATTAATAAGATGAAGTACTTATCTATCGGCCCGGGTGCCGTAGGTATTTATGCTCTGATCGGTGCCCTCAAGGGTCTCGAATCAGAACTTCACGAAGTCCAAGAAATCGCAGGAGCGTCTGCGGGTTCAATATTGGCATTATTTATGGCGTTGGGGATGTCTATCGATAACATCTTAGATGTTTCTTTAACCGTAGATATCTCCGAATTTATTAAAGTAGACATACTTTCATTCGTTAATAAATTTGGTTTCGTAAATATTAAGACGATCAAGAATAAATTAATTGAAATATGTGGTCGTAATCCCAAATTTAAGGAACTAGAAACTAAAATTCATGTGGCTGTATTCTGTTTAAATACGTCACAGACTGAATATATTAGCAAGGATACTCATCCTAACATGAGAGTAATAGATGCCGTGTGCATGAGTATAGCTATTCCTTTTTTATTTGAAGCGGGAAAATACAAAGGAAAAACGTACATCGACGGAGGAATGATGGAAGATGTACCGCTCGCGCCGTTTTTAGATAAAAAGCATCACGAAGTGGTGTGTATGAAATTAGACATGAATACACAGTTTCAGGATAAAATTAGTAACCCAAAACAGTTCATAGAGTGTATGATCGTAGCGACAATTAGAAACAGAGCGAGTCATTATAATAACAAATCCAAAACAATAAATATAAACGTAGGGGACACGAACATATTCGATTTCGGAATAGATTATGACGCGAAAGTTAGGTTATTCATGATGGGATTTGAGGCGATATAGGATGTTATGAAATTATTTATTGGTCTATATTATAAAGTGTGCGAACATGAACGCATGCGACCCAGAATTAAAAATTGAAAATCTAAGAAGACTCGCCAGCCGAAACGCTGGCCGAGAGATTAAATTGACACGTAAGCAAATATGTAAAGCTTACGAAGATATCCAGGAAGGTAACCTTCCGTTACCACCGTTAGTTCTCAGTAAGAACAGGACACACATGGTGGATAAAAAGTCACCACTCAAATTGAAAGATTATGATGTTTTATTCAAATCTTCATCGAAGTTGGTGGCGCTTCGTAGAATTGCTAGAAAGATTGGTCTCACCCAATTAGACAATATCACGAAGGCGAAACTTGTCGAAAATATCAAAAATAGACTCGTTTCTTTGAAGATTCATGAACCGGTGATACTAGTCAAACCCCGGACAAAAAAGACTGTTACGTCTGAATTTTCAAATAACACCGTTTCCAACGGAAACAGTGCGTATAATAACACCGCGACGTCCGGTAATTCCATGAATAACATGGGCAATTCCGCGTACAATAACAGTGGTAACAGCGGTAACGCGATGAACAATTCCGCTAATAACACGGGTGGGAATAATAACTCCCGGGCAATGAATACGAATGCCCCCGTGAATTCTACGTCTAACGCCCCGGTGGGAAATACCAATAATTCCAGAGCCCCGGCGAGGACTTCTGCCGTGGCATTCCCCAATAAGGTAAGCATTACCGGAACACCCAGGTTTTTGGGTGGTGGAGGCGTTAAATACGGCGGTGGCCCGGGGATATTTGGGCGCATGTTCGGTGGTGGTAAAAAGAAGACGAACGCTCCGAGAACGAACGCACCGAAGGCAAACACTCCGAATGTACCGAAGAAGCCGAATGCTCCGAAGACAAACGATCCGAAGAAGCCGAACGCTCCGAATGTGCCGAAGAAGCCGAACGCTCCGAATGTGCCGAAGAAGCCGAACGCTCCGACACCTCCCCCAGCTCCCCCCGTTCCCGGAAGACCAATGGTTACGGTTAACAATCTCACCAAAGGGAAAAAGTTAATCACCGTTAAAGCTCATCTCAAAACCAAATCCAAATTAACAAATGTGGAGAAGAAACAGTTTGAGAATAAGGTCACTAAAAATACAAACGTCGAGGTCTTGAAAAAGGAGATTAACGCGGCTAATGCGGCTAAGCCGAACACACCAAAGACGAATGTACCGAAGAAGCCAAACGCTCCGACACCTCCCGCCGTTCCCGGAAGACCAACGGTTACGGTTAACAATCTCGTCAAACAGAGAAAGTTAATCACCGTTAAAGCTCATCTCGGAACCAAAACCAAATTAACAAACGTGGAGAAGAAACAGTTTATGAATAAGGTTACTAAAAATACAAACGTCGAGGTCTTGAAAAAGGAGATTAACGCGGCTAATGCGGCTAAGCCGAACGTGCCCAATCCGGCGGCAAAAAAAGCGGCAAAGGTTTTAGCCATAACACAATACGCCAAATCCAAACAAGTATTTACCAATGACGAAATTAAAAATATGTTCTTAAAGAACGTCACTGTGAATACTAATGTTGGCGCGAGAAAGGCTATCATCAATGGTCAAGTTACTAAAAAGGCGAATGAGAAAGCCGCCCGTAACGCCAAGGAACAAGAATCCAAAAAGAAACAAGCAAAGCTCAACATCGTAAAAAATGCGGAGGGAAAATTACAATCCATGAATAAACTCAAACGCGAAAATCGCAAATCGTTTATGAATAGAATACACAGAAACGAAAACAAAAATACAGTCTTAAGAAACGCACAAAAGCTCCAAAACAATAGAACACAAACGGGTAAAGCTGTTGAAAATCTCAAATCGTTCATTCAAAATGACGCCACACTCAATAATAACGAAAAGCGGGTGTTCATCAGTAAGTTAAATACGGGTAATAATCCGGTGGCGGTTAGGGCGAGTGTAAATGCGGCGATTGCCAAAAAGAAGGGGGCAACCCAAAATAAGCTCAAAGAGAATGCGACTGCCTACATGAATAAACCGGAAGTGAAACCGTTCATGAAGAACGTGGATCGTCAGTCTATCTTAAATAAGGTGAATCGCAAAGAAAGAAATTTCACGACCATGAATGGAATACAAAAAAGAGTTAATGAGTATGTCACGGCTTACAAAAACGCCAAAAAGGGAATGGAACTCGAACAATTGAAAGCCCGGGTCACAGAACTTCAATTGGCTAACAGAGGTAACTCTATCATAAAGCAGTTTTCGGCGACAAATTCTAAAATGCCATTATCTGTGGCTATCAAGGGATTGGAAGAACTCGCAAAACAAGCCGGACAAGCTCAACTCGAAAGGAATGTCCAAACACTTAAAAATCACATGTCAAAGTCGGCACTGAATAACACCAATAAGAAACAATTTGAAAACAAATTACGAACCAAGGGTGCCACGTTGAACCAATTGCTCAAAAATGTCGCGTCTAAAAACGCAGGCATAAAAGCACAACAAAGAGCCGAGGCCCGGGTTACCCTCAATAAGCAATTAAATGCGGTCACGCCCAAATTAACTAACGCGAATAAGAATACATTATTAAAACAGTATAACGGGGGAACATCTAGTAACCAAGTTTTGAAAAGCGCAAAGATAATGGCCGAGACCAAACAAGCTAAAAATGTCCAAAATATGAAAAATACACTTAAAACCAAATTAAACACCTACCCGGACTTAACTGTAGAAAATAAAATCGAACTCGTGGGTAAAGTGAACCGAAGCACTAAGAATATAAGCGAACTTCTCAAGGAAGCACAAACGATACAAAGTGAACGAGCGGGCAAAAAAAGATCGGAACAACGTGAAAAGTTAAGTGAATACTTGAAATCAAGGGGCTTTGACGAAAATTCCGAAACGTACAAACTCATCATGAATAAGTTCAATACATCGACGACCAATTTGAGTATCCTCACACAAGAAGTCAATAAATTTGCCAATAATGCCACCGCTCTCGCAGAAGCTAAAAAGAAGGAGGAACAACGTCAAAAGAATAGAACTGAGTTAAATACCTACGCGAAGACTAAATTGGCTAACACAGATGTTAAGTATATGTTGAATAGATTTGATAACGGTGCGGGAACACTCGAAGCAATGAAGAAAGAGGTGAATACATTGGAAGGCCAAAGAAAACAAGAAAAGAATAATAAGTTCGTGATTCAATACCAAAAGTATTTGAATAAGCTTAACTTAAATAAGAATGCTCGCTCGGAACTTGAGACGCTATTCAATAACGACAAAAATAGAAACTTGAATGCGGCGAAGAAGCGCGCCGATAATAAGGTCGATGAACTCAAGAAGGCCAAAATAGCCGCAAATAGAACTATAATTACCAATTATATGAACGAGAAGAATGTTCCCCAAAACAAGAGAACGAATATATTAAGCAACTTAAATGGAGGTACGCAAGTTGAATCCTTGAAGAAGAAGGTCAATTCTATCGTAAATGGTATAAAAACCCAAAAAGTTTCTAACGCTAGAAAGGGATTTGTTGGGTGGATGAACGAAAGAAACCTCGATACGGGCAAACAAAAACCATTCTTAAATAAATTTAACAATAATCCGAACTCTGTGAATGCTCTGAAAACAGAAGTCGCCGAATTACTCGCTCAAAGTGCCAAAAACAAGAAAAACCAAAACAAAAAGAATTTCAACGTGCATCTTTCAAAATTACAATTGAATAATACAAATAAGAACAATCTCAGAACAAAATTAAACACTATCAATCTCAACACGGCAAAGAAACTCGCAAATGATCGGGTCAAAATGCGCGTCGCCCAAAAGAAGAGTGAATTACTACGATTCTTAAGAACACTGAATGGTTTATCAGAAAAGAATATCGATGAAATGATGACATCGTTTAATCAAAATACCAGTAATGTTAATGCCATAAAGAACAAAGCGGCCAACTTAATTAAGAGCCGTAAGAACGCTTTGCGTACTCAAGAATTACAAAACGTTTCCAAATATGTTGAATCTAAAACACACCTCGAAAAGGCAAACAAAGACGGGATGATTACCAAATTCAAGAATACGAACGTCACGGTTCAACAAATAAAAGAAGAGGCAAACGCCAGGAATAAGGAATTGAGTAACGCGAAGAACGAAGCGAACCGTAAGGCACAGGAAGAAGCGAACCGTAAGGCGAAGGAGGAAGAAGAAAAGAAGGAAGCGAATCGTAAGGCGAAGGAGGAGGCCAATCGTAAGGCTAAGGAGGAAGCGAATCGTAAGGCGAAGGAAGAAGCGAATCGTAAGGCGAAGGAAGAGGCCAATCGTAAGGCTAAGGAGGAGGCCAATCGTAAGGCGAAGGAAGAAGCAAATAAAAAGGCAAAGGAAGAAGCGAATCGTAAGGCTAAGGAGGAGGCCAATCGCAAAAAGAAAAATGCGCAACGACAAAGTCTGAGTAAGTTGTTGAATAGCTCTAAGAACCTGACAAATCAAAACAAGATACCATTCTTGAATAGACTTGAAAAGGGTGAAGATTTGAACAAGATCAGGTCTGACGTCATCACAAAAATACGATCGCTCGCAAAGACTCGTCAAGAAAAGGAAGAAGCCAACCGGAAAGCAAAGGAAGAGGCAAATCGTATGGCAAAGGAAGAGGCAAATCGTAAGGCGAAGGAAGAGGCAAATCGTATGGCAAAGGAAGAGGCAAATCGTAAGGCCAAGGAGGAAGAAAAGAAGAAGGTGGATGATCACAGAAAGAAACTTTTCGCTAAAATATGGAAAGATGTCAAATCGGGACGGACGGTGAAACTCCCGGGCGAAACAAACGGATCAATGGGACAAAATCGAATGAAATGGAAAGAAAAGGCACTCGCGGCTAAAACCATCCCCGCTCTCGATGAAGTGGAAAAGATGCTCGATAAATTTGTCAGTGACGTGGCGAAGGCGATTTCGGCAAAAGAGAAGAGTGCCAAAAATGCGATAAAAAAGAACGTGGCGACGCGATTACAAGGTTTTAATAAGCTCGAGCGGTCTAACCGACAAAAATTCATGAACCGAATCAATAAGGGTAACGCCAAGAATGTGGTGATAGAAAACGCACGAAAACTCCACACCAACCGTGTGGCCAAGGAGAAAGCGAACCTTAAGGCTAAGGAGGAAGCGAACCGCAAGGCTAAGGAGGAAGCCGATCGCAAAAAGAAAAATGCGCAACAACAAAGTCTCACTAAATTATTAAATAGCTCTAAGAACCTGACAATTCAAGATAAGATGTCATTCTTTAAGAGATTTGAAAAGGGTGAAGATTTGAACAAGATCAGACCCGACGTCATCACAAAGATCCAATCGCTCGCGAAGACTCGCAAAGAAAAGGAAGAAGCAAATAAAAAGGCCAAGGAAGAAGCGAACCTTAAGGCTAAGGAGGAAGCGAATCGTAAGGCGAAGGAAGACGCGAACCGCAAAAAACGTTCCGTGCAACAACAAAGCCTGAGTAAATTATTGAACAGCTCTACGAACATGACAAATCGAAACAAGATACCATTCTTGAAGAGACTTGAAAAGGGTGAAAATTTGAACAAGATTAGACCCAACGTCATAACGAGGATCCAATCGCTCGCGAAGACTCGTCAAGAAGCCAAGGCTAAGGATGATGAGAATAAAAAGGCCAAGGAGGAGGCGAGACTCAAAGCGAAAAAGGAAGCCAATAATAATGCTAAGGAAGAAGCGAACCGCAAGGCAAAGATAGTTGCCGTTCAAAAAAGAGTGGCAACCACACTCCAATCCATGAAAGAACTCGAAAGGGAGAATAGAAAGAAATTTATGAATAGACTGAATACGACCAACGCGACTACCGCTAGTATGAACGCAACAAAGATATTGAACAATGCGGAAGTTCTCCGGAAACAACGAGCTAAAGAAGCGGCAAACAAGGCACTTCAACCCACTAGAGAAGCCCTTAAAAGCCGAATCGTGCGTAACATTCCGGGTAAAACTGGACAATGGCGCAGGGGTTGGGAAAAGGAAGTCGGTTTAGCCACAAATATGAAGAGACTCAAGGAATTGGATCGCCTTTTAACAGAAAAGAAGCAATTAGAAGGTGAAATCACGAAGGCAAATCTCTCTATGAAGGATAAACAGGGACACCTGGCATTGGTGTTGAGATATGTGAATGATATCAAAAAGCGGCGCGATATTGTTAAACAGCAAATTATAAACGCGAAGAAGGCTTCTAATGCGAAAAAGCTCGAAGCGAAGAAGAAATTTGTCAAGGGTATTCAAAACATGACAAATCTTGAACGCGTGAATAGACAACAATTTGTCACTAGATATAACAAGGGTGAAGATTCCACCAAGTTATTGAGTGAAGCCACGGCTCTCGTGACGAAGAAACGCGAAAATGCGAAAAGGGCCGAAGCCGAAAAATTAGAAAAGGAAAAGAAGGCAAAGGAAGCGGCCGCCGCAAAAGCAAAGAAGGAGAAAGAAGAAGCGGAAGCAAAATTGAAGAAAGAACGTTTCGATAAACTCAAACGCAATACGGCGAAGCAATTCCAAAGCATGAAGGGTTTAACTCGTGGCAACAGAAAGGAATTCATGACGCGTCTGGAAAAGGGAGAAGACCCCGCGCGCGTATTTGCCAATTCCAAAACGAGAGATGCTCAACGCATCAAAGAAGAAAAGGATAAGGCCGAAAAGGCAAGATTGGCACAAGAAAAGAAAAAAGCCGACGCAGAAAGACAAGCGGTGACGCGTGAAATTAACTCAGCGCTTCGTGCGGGTGATATTGGTTCAAAGAATGCGAACCGATTAAAGAGGGACGCATTAACAAATCCAGCCAAAGCTAGAACGGCTTTAGCTAACAAAAAGAAACAAGTCGCCAAAGTAAAATCTGACCAAAGACGCGCGTACTTGAGATCGGCAAAACCCACACAAAGAACAAGTGCGTCTGTACGAGCGACCTCAGGGGGGAAATCTAGGAAATCGGCAGGTCGTCGTCGGCGTTAGGTTTTGAAAAAAAAACCTAAAGTTATAATAAGATGCAGATATTCGTGAAGACCCTCACAGGTAAGACTATCACTTTGGAGGTGGAATCATCCGACACAATAGATAGTATAAAGTCCAAAATTCAAACGAAGGAGGGAATACCACCAGACCAGCAGCGTTTAATTTTTGCGGGAAAACAACTCGAAGATGGAAGAACTATAGCGGATTATAATATCCAAAAAGAAAGTACATTACACTTAGTTCTTCGTCTTCGTGGTGGTGCGTTGCGCACCTTTTCTGGTAGAAACAAAAACAGGTGGTCTCCGATATCCAAACAACGCGAAGAAGAGGCACTGAAAATTGCGCGTCAGGCGTACGACGCAGAGCCGGGGGTTGTCAGTACTTCGTGTTGTTTCGTTAAAATATGCGAATCCGGTACCATTAGAATGTATAATCACAGTCGTTATACCGTTCATATGGAATTAGAAGAAATACACGGATCTAAAATTTCTGGTGCCGGAATAGGCGGAGGTCCGGGAAATGTCGATATAACCATAAAAGAAGGAGATCGCGCGAAGAATGTTGAAATCACACTCCCTCCCGCTCAATATGATAATGTTTGTAAAATGTATATTCCGTCATATAAACCATCTAAAATTAGAACCCACGAATACACCATGAAAGCGCAAATGGACGGTCAGGAATTATGGACTAGAACATACAGTGTTAGCGATGACATCCATTTCAGAAATAGACACATGGATGAAATAAAAGCAAATTCTCGCGCAGAATCTAGAGAAAGTTGTCGGAAACTGAGACCAATAAAACGTATAGTACTTTTTGTGTTGATTGCCATGACAAAGTACAAAGAAAAACTGAATTTAAAGTTTTAGATCTAACATAATTAAATGGAATGTTGCGACGTTTGTTGCGACAAATTAAACAAAACAACTCACAAGAAGGTAAAATGTCCTTATTGTGATTTGATTTCATGTAAAAGCTGTTCTCAGAGGTATTTACTGACTCTGATAGATGATCCACATTGTATGAATTGTAAAAAACTATGGAATAGGGAATTTATAGATTCATTTTGTACTATCAAATTTAGAAATGTTGATCTAAAAAAACACAGAGAAAATACACTATTTGAACGTCAAAAACTACTTATGCCAGCCACACAGCCCGCAGTTGAGCGTATAATTACAATGCGAACACTGAGAACACAGATACACGACGTCAAGAAACAAATACTAAACATCCAAAGGGGCTTGGGTCTCAGTATTCATACACCCATTAATCCGGATGACGAGATAATGACGTTACCGGAAATGAAAATATTAGTTCCACAGTTACAAGATTTACAAACGAGACTCAGTTATTTACGAAATACGGGTATATCCCCCAATGACGGCGAAGACCCAAATAGAAAATTTGTCCGTAAATGTCCAAGTGGCGTTTGTAAGGGGTTTTTGGATGAAAATTGGTATTGTGGTATTTGTACGACGAATTTTTGTGATAAATGTAATGCTGAAATTAAAGATGGTCATGAATGCGACCCGGATGATGTAAAAACCATGAAATTCATAGCAAAGGACACCAAACCTTGTCCGGCGTGTGGAGAAATGATCCAAAAACTAAGTGGATGTTCTCAAATGTGGTGTCCCCAATGTAAAACGGCATATAATTGGACAACGGGAAATATAGAGATGGGACGGATTCACAATCCACACTTTTTAGAATTTAAAGTGAGTAACAACAGAGACAACCAAGATATACCGTGTGGTGGGTGTCCGAGTTTTCAAGAGATATGGGAACTTGAGGTGGAGAAAGACCTAGGATATTTTGCATCATTTGGTCACGACCACAATAACAATACATGGAATCAAAATATAGTTAGGTTTCATATACGGTTTCGTAATGATGTCTATAAGATGGCAGAATTAACACATCTAATAGGCTATTTCGAACGACGGGTTATGTGGCTAAATGCGGAAGAAATGGACGAGGACAGGGAGTTTTTTTATTCCCGAATCGCGTATATGTTAGATGAAATGTCCGAGGATATGTTCAAACGACAACTACAACAAACGGATAAGGCTATATGTAAGGATAGGGATACACGAAATATATTTCGAATGTTTATAGATACATCGAGTGATTTACTCCGTCAATATGTAGTAGATCCCACTAAAAAGACATACGTAGTCAAAACACTAGAAGAATTGAGATTATATACTAATGATGTTATCAAAAAAATTCATAGACGTTACAATCACGTGACACCACACTTCATACCAGAGTGGGGTACATCGGAACCCGTAATGAGAAGGGTTTAGGATATTCTGTTATATAATAATCTTGAATAATATTAGACATGATTGCGTGGGTTATACTCGTAATCGTTAATGTGTTAATATTAGTCAATACCAGGGAACCCAAAAATTTGAAAATTGTCAAGGACAAATATGAAACACTTCGACAGCATTTAATCAAAACGGACAACAAGAAGTTTAAAATGCTCACGAACAGAGTTCCAATAACAGGGATGACCAGTACATCTGGTGCGATAGGTTATAATGCGAGTAAAGGTTCGGATATCGGTATTTGTATAGATGGCGAACCGAATGAAATATTCCATGTACTGATTCATGAGTTGGCACATAGTACAGTTAAAGAGTATAGACACTCAGAACAGTTTTGGGAAAATTTCATAGAATTGCGGGGAATATGTGAGAAATTAGGAATATACAACAGAATCGAAGAAAAGACCGAATTCTGTGGAAAACACGTCCAGGATAAATAATCTCAGTATCTTATAACATGGCAACGCCTTTCAGTGTCACATTACAAGCTGTCCTTTTGTGGGCATTTGTAATCATGCTTACACAGCTTCCATCCCTCAAGCTTCCGGCCAGATTTGAAAACTTTAACGGGCGCGTGTGGTTGGTCGGCTTTATAATTCCTAATCTACTTCGTTATATAGTGGCGAGCGCGCCACGTCTTGCTGTCAATAAAAGTTTTGTCTTTATGGCATCTCTTATATCTGTTGGTCTGGTTTATTTAATCACTAAGATAGGTTGGCCGATAAAAAGAAAAGACGTCGAAAGCTATGGTAAGGACAAAAATAGCACAATGAAGACAATTGTGTTATTTTCGATGACTTTTATCACGAGTGCTCTGGTGATCCAAAAATTACTTGGTCTCAGATTATATACTGAAATGGGATGGGAATCGCCCGTCGGTAATGCGCAGGTCGTTAGCGTTAGTGTTTGATGACATACGTCTTAATCACATAGAAAACGATAGCCGCCACAAGACCTGTGGAAGCTAAACCAACAGCGCTTCTAGAACCATTCTCCGATAAAAACTTGGGAACAGAGCTCACAAGTTTTTCTTGGACCGGCTTACTGACAGCGACCGCGGCACAAACACCCGCGACGAGGGCAAACATTTGATCATCCGTCATGCCGAACGGATTCTTATTCGACGATTTCTTGGATTTTCTCTTTTCGGAGGACTCTTCGGTTTCCTGAGCAAACCCAACATCGGTCTGAGGAGCGGACATAGACGGCAAAACGCCTTGGCTGCGACCTTCCGGAGCCATGGCCGGGGGCGCCATAAAGTTCGGCCCCGCGCCAGCTTGGGGAGCCATGAGATCAGCAATCGGTGTCGAATCCATAGTAGTTTCTTGCTGTTGACTCACATTTTTTTCTATCAAATTTTCGTATACAAACGACGTGGAAGGTTGTTCAAGTTTTGGTTTTGTATCCAAAGGAACCATGCCATCTCCGGCATCTCCCAAATTCATGGTTCTAATGTCCGTCATTTAAGATAACGTTACTTTTTTTTAAAAAATACATTACGCATTTCACTCTGGATAATTTATTTTTTCTTTTTTGTACCACTCGTGCCCACTTTATTGATTGTGATTCCCATCTTCTTTGTAGCTTTTCGTGCGTCATCCTCCTTCTCCTGTAAATAGCGTGGATTATACATCTTTTTACTAACCTGCCACAACTGGGGACTACCAACTCTAAACCCCGTTCTAACCCTGGCTTTATACCAAAACACACAATCCGTTATTTTATTAGATTTAACTGTGTTATCAAGTACAAGACATTCATAGTTTTCTGTACAAGCATCCATCACCTTACAAAACATATCAAACGAGGGAAAAATCCCAAAAAATGACTTATAGAGCTTTTCTCGGTTTTGTATGATGTTCTCGCGAAGAATAAAAACATAATCCACATTGGCGCGCAATGCCGGTGGCAAATCCATCACGTATTGCATCGTGAGCATGAAAAAAAGTTTCCAGTGCCTACCATTCATAAAACACTGTCTAATACAGGTATCCTTGAGAAATTTACTATCATACATACAATCATCTAAAAGCATGAACGCCCCGCAATTATCTTTTCCCGCACCAACTAACTTTCTCTGTCTGCTCATGACCCTTTCTATCGCCTCTCTGTCGTAATCTCCGTATATGAACAGGGGAGGGACAAAATTTTGATAAAAATGGTTACCTTCTTCTGTTCCCGATAAGACAATACCCGCTGGAATGTGCTTTTTGTAGAACATTATATCCTTGACCAGCGTAGATTTACCGGTGTTACGTTTTCCAATGAAAACACAAACTCGATCATCACTTATTGTAGCTGGATTGAATTTCCTTAACTGAAGGTTCATTCTGATATAAATGTGTCTTTTATTTTGGATAATTTTACTCACATAAAGTAAGATGGCTGGTCGTCTAAATTTAGCAGTCACTGGTATCCAGGACCGATGGCTTACCGAAGAACCCCAGTTCTCATATTTTCTTACGTCGTATAATCGTCATAGTAGATTCGCTCTGGAACAAATTGAATCTCCCTTCGATGGGACTTTGGATTTTGACAATATAATAGAATGTAGAATACCCCAAAATAAGGGAGATCTCATTCGTAACTTCACGTTGAAAGTTAATTTAACGGACCCAACCCCAGATGCGAGTGGGAACAGTCATCAATACGTCCCGTCGGTTTGTACCCGATTGATAGAATATGCCGACCTCTTGATTGGGGGACAAACTATAGAGCGTATTACTGGTGAATATATCTACATGCATCAACAATTAAACAATACAGATGATGACGTGGCACAATCCTTATATTTTCTAAATGGACATGGAAATCTATTGGGTTACACGACAGATTATACATATTTTATAGATCTACCGTTCTACTTTTATCGTCACCCAAGTTTAAGTATTCCTATATGTGCCCTCACGAAACAACAAGTAGAAGTCAGAATAAAACTCCGGCCGTTGAACAAAATTGTCCGGGATACACATACAGATTCGGTTCCCACAAATCCAGTGGCCAAAATTAAACGAATTTCACTGGATACAGAGTTTGTATTCGTTTCCAAACTTGAAAGAGACTATCTGACTTCCAGACCTCTAGATTATTGTATAACTCAGGTACAATTATCTAAATTTCACATGGACGGGGGGCAAAAAACAAAGTCGGTGATGTTGAATTTCAAAAATCCGGTAAAGGAATTACTTTACTTTTCACGATTAGAAGAGTACGACGACGCAAACAAACACCTAGCCATGGAAGTCATTGAAAACATCGAACTTCGGTTCAATAATAATCCAGTCATAAACGCAGACGAAAAATTTTCGATGTATGAACAACCATTATTAAACTATGTAAATTCTCCTACGGTATTGGGAATTACAAATCCTAATATAACACCCTACTTTGGAGTGTATTCATTCAGTGATGACCCGGGTGCCTTCTATCCGACAGGTCAGGTTAATATGAGTCGAATTTCTCATAAATTATTAACAGTCACGCTCGCGCGTGAAGGGGGAACTGGTGCCAGGCGATGGGTTCAGGTATATGCGGTGAATTATAATATTTTACGCATAGATGGAGGTTTAGCGGGTTTAAAATTTTAGCTCTCTATAGTAATAGTGATGGCCGGTAGAGTTCAACTTGAAACAACTGGACCACAGGACAAGTTTTTTACTATAGATCCACACTACAGTTACTTCCGGGAACATTTTGTAAAACATTCTAATTATTCGAAAAGTTTTATAAAGATGGATGTCGGTGTAACAGACTTTGGATCTTTAGTCAGATACAGAATTTCACCCGATCAAGGTGATCTTATAAAAACGATAAGCTTGGATGTTGAATTGAATCCAATTTCAAACGCAATGGCAACCGGTATGGGATGGGTTGAGTCTATAGGACATGCCATGATCGAATATGTGGATATTATCATCGGTGGAACTACCATTCAGAGAATACCATCCGACTATCTTCAGATATATTCCGAACAAAATTATACACAAACAAACCAAACCGGATTAAAACAACTCATAGGTAAATTTCCTAACCGTACATCTTCTCTCCGTGCGAACAATCCAACCATATTAAGTCATTTAGGTGTTGCGAGCAGCAGTCAAAAATATTTCATTGATATTCCGTTTTACTTCTATAGAAATCCGGAATTGGCCATACCTCTGTGTGCCATTGACCGCCAAGAGGTGGAAATTGAAATAAAATTAAGGTCAGCGGAAGAGTGTATTGTCAATAACCAAAAAGTGACGGTGGGTGGCGTATCTTCATGGGCATCAAATGCCGGCAAGGGATATGGCTATGGTGTGGGTACATACTTACAAAATGGAAACGATATAGATGGTGAAGCAACTGGGGACGGATCCGGTTTTGTCGTTGCCATCACGCCGGATGGTAAATATGCGGTAGTTGGTGCCCCGGATAATGATCCGGACAATGCTAGAACAAATGCGGGTCACGTGAGGGTATTTTCAATGGCAGGGGCGACCTCACAAAGGGGACCGGACATAGATGGATCAGCCGCGAATGACTTTTTTGGACAAGCGGCGGCTATATCGGCCGATGGTAATAGGGTCGTTGTGGGTGCCCCCAACCACGATTACACACCGAGTATTACGAATACGGGTCGCGTGAGAGTGTATGATTATAATTCGGGAACAAATGCTTGGGATCTTAATACTACGTTAGACCCCCCGACATCGGACACTGTCGCAAATACAAACTTTGGGAGTGTTGTGTCTATATCCCACGATGGCACTGTAATTGGAATAGGAGCTCGTGGATTAAATAACTCACAGGGTAAATACTACGCATACAGAGTTGCGAGAGATAACACCAATACCGTCGGAATACAACCCGAAGGTAGCGAAGTTGGTAATGCCCTAGGTGACGCATTGGGTTATAGTGTTACGGTCAGTGGAGACGGAAAGATAATCGTCGCGGGCGCAAACAACCCGGACGGAACAAGCTATGTCAAGGCGATAAAAAATACATCCGGTTCAACGTGGGTAACGACCGATGCCGGTTCAAATTACATAGCCGCGAGCGAGAACTCGGGTGATGAATTTGGCTTTTCGTCGAGTCTCTCGTATGATGGTCACGTTTTAGCGGTTGGTGGTCCCAAAAATGACGGCACACAGACAGACGCCGGTCATGTTCGTGTATTTATATGGGATGGAGCCGATAATTGGTATCAGATGGGTACGGATATAGACGGTGAATCCGGATTCGATCAGTCTGGTATATCTGTGAGTATATCCGGAGACGGAAAACGATTAGCGATAGGCGCTAATATGAACCCATTAGGCGATGCGAGAGGTCATGTGCGTGTGTATGAATGGAATGGATCTACGGATTGGTCCAGTGCGCAGGCGAGTGCGTCGTCGGGTCAGTGGCTTCAACGGGGCATAGATTTAGACGCCGAAGCGACGGCAGATGAATTTGGTTGGTCAGTCTCCCTGACCAAGGATGGAAACCGATTAATTGTTGGTGCCAAATCAAATGATGGTACGGGTACAAGCGCAGGGCATGCTCGTATATTCGACTTTTTCGATAGAACTTTTACCCAAAACCTCATAAAGAAGTTTTCTATTACTGCGGAGATGGTATTTTTAGATCCAGGGGAACGAATAAGAATCCAAAATGCCAACAGGGACATGGTCATCACACAAATCCAACGAAAAACGTTTGATATACCATATCGTGGTTCTCAGACGAATGAATTTGATTTGGGGCTTATTAATCCCGTAAAAGAATTGTTTTTCGTCTTTCAGCGCGAAAATCCCAAAACAGTCGATAATTTCGTCCCACCGTTTGACTATGATAATATATATCTATCCGTGAATGATAGATTGCTATATTACGAGAACCTAGACAAACTAGAACTTATTCTCGATGACGAACATACTATACAAGGAAAAGCGGGTAGTTATATGTTTTTAAAAGCTGTACAATCCTCTATTCATCACTCAAAAACACCATTAATACGAAGATTCTACTCGTACAGTTTCAGTCTCGAACCGGAAAAGCCATATCCGACAGGACAACGAAATTTCAGTCTCATTAGAAATCAGAGACTGGTAGTTACGACCAATGCGTGTAACTCAGACAGGAAACTACACGTGTATGCCCTAAGTTACAATATTCTCAGGATAGTGGATGGAATTGCCCAAACTATTTTTGAGGACGCATATTAATGGAACAAGCCGCTATTGAAATTATTACGCCCGTTTTGGAGCAGTCAGTGCTCCTGGCCGCAGACTACGCAAAAGCGTGTGGCCGTGATGCCATTTTATCCAAGGATTTCGAATACGCAATCAAATATTGCGCCATGAACACGATTGGTCAAAAGATTGGTTCTCATTTCCCAGAAATTTACGAAGAAGACTCGGAAGAAGAGTCTGACTCAGAAGATCCAGAAAATACCCTCGAAGTCGTAGATGAGAATGAATTGGAATTTACGCCATACTCTGGCGAAGATAAAAAATTCACCGACGTAAATGAATCGTATGAGAGATGGGGAGACTGGGAACCCAAAACGCCGGTGGAGGAGATGATAAAAAACGCCATAGATAATAATGAACACGTCGTCGATCGAAGGATGGACTACTTCGACTAAACTAAAAGAGATTGAGGGTGGATCCAGTTCATCCGAAGAGTCGAGTGACGATGAAAGTGATACTAGTACAGATAGTAGTAGTGTTGCCGGAAGCGAAACAGAAACAATACAACTTTTTGAAATAAAGAAGAAAGTAAAGAAATCCAGGACGAAAGGATACAATCAGGATAAGTATAAAAAATTTGTAACAGAAGAAGAGCTACTTCCAGAATAATTTCTCACTATACTTTAAACATAATGTCTGCCATTGCCGATACCGTTGGTCTCGTTACCCAAGAATTGGAATCCCAAAGCTTGAACGCCGTCGTCGCGGGTTTTACCTTCGCCGCCGCTCTCTCGTGGATGGACCTCGTCCGTTGGGCCATTCAGCAAATCGTCACTGTCAAGCGTAACGGTGGTCAGCACTTCGCTCTCACTGCGCTTTTCACCACTTTGTTGTCCGTGACGGTCTATTTGGTGATGTCTCGCCTCTCCAGCCGTGTGCGTAAGCCGCTCCAACCGGTGTATGCGGTCACCCAGTAAGCTTCGGGGCAACAGGAGGAAGCTTCACAGCTATTTGTGATCTCGGTTTAGTAGTTATTAATATAACAACCAATCCTAATAAAACAATACCAACGATAGAAAGATATTCTTTCCATCTATAAGGATTCTCCATTTCTGGAATGCTTATTGGTGGCGGTAATTCAAATCGCGATAGGGGCGTCTGTTGTTTAGAAAGGTTTTCAAATTTATCGGTAGAACACGTGACTTCAAATTTCATTACATGATCTTGATTTCTGAAATCATACGGAATGAGTCTTCCGTGACTCATATAGAAGAATTCAACCTTTATATCACGGATAGTCTTTTGAGAACCGCCCACGAACGAATGTGTAAGAGGATCATCGATTCCTTTATGAACGAGTGTATCACCCGATAGAATCACTCTTCCTGTGTAAAATGGAGTTGTTGTATATACAGTACGTGTAAAGTCATCTGAACCCGTACTTAATCTCACAATTAATGACGTTGGTCCATTCAGGTTTATTGAACCACTTTTAATCGAGTTGGGAGTTCCACTCGACGTGTAGTCGCGACCGGCGAATCCAAGTAATTGGTGTGGCGTGGTATTCGGTTCCGTATTACTCGTGTAACCATTTGTTCCGGAATTGAATTCAAACGTAAAACTTTTGACAGCGGCGGAACCAGCATTTACGTTAGAAAACGTAATTGTATTCGTATCGGTATCGTATGCGATAGTCTGTATAGCTGGGGCAACGGTGTCATCCAGTTTTGCGGTAAGATCTGTGACAAGATCACCGACACTCGCATAATTTGTTTCGTCTAATGTCACTGTATTACCACTCACGGAAAACGTTTTATTTCGGGAATGAACAAGCAATTGACTATTAGGTATTTTAGCCGATATTAGAGATATCTTAGAGACGTCATAAATAGGGTTTTTCAATGAAATAACGTAACTTGACGGGTCTGGGTACAGTATGGGATCCCTTTCACTACTATCGATATCTAAGGTATGGACCTTCATTAAAATTAGGTGATATAATTTTAATGAGTGTTTAACTCTTGTTCTGGGATATAAAATACTTATTTGTACAGTTTTTGAGCGATCGGGTTATTCTTGAGTTGTTCCTTGGCCACATCTAAGCCCGCAGAACCAGACGTCGCATACGGGTTAGGAGCGTCTTTGTTAGGATTGAAGTTATGATACGGCACCTGGTTGTATTGTTGCGTCCAGCCACCACTCATCACACCATCGCGACCATCGATGCGACTCGTATCGGAGCGAACACTGGTAACCAAGCCTGTCGTCTTTAATGGAGCCTCGCGGACGTTCATTCGTCCGGCATTACCACGACGGTTGGGGTTACCGCGACGGTCATCCGCACGGAAACCGTACCTTTGAAGCTGCTCGGCGGAATAACCGTGACCCCTCTTGTTTTCCAGTGCGAGATTGGTAGCCGGGGCAACGTTGTGTCCGTTATAGAAGTTACTAATACTCGGAGCCGGTTGGTTGTTATAATAGAATTGTTGAGTGTGTTCATCGTTCTTGAGTCGGGTAATATCTTGGGCATTCGTTAAGCCACTGACTACGCGTTTAGCCGGGGCATAACCTAAACCGTCTGTTCGCAAACCAGTCTCCGAACGATTGGTAGTTCGCATCGTGCGTTGATGAGACGGGCGAGTCCGGGCACCGGACATGCCTTGGGCATAACCACCAGCATTCGGAAGACGATCCGGAAGGAACGCCGTCTTTTCTGGCATATTATGACCAACCGTCGGGGTGGCCGTTCTAAGACCACCGCCCACGTCATGTCCTGGACCCGTGACACGGCCCGGTAATTGCGTAAGCTTGTGAGCGCCAACTAATGTAGGATTAACACGGAAAAGTTGTTGAAATCCACCCGTCGCCGGAGCATCCGGGTTACCTAAGCCCGGACCAACGAGTTGTTTTTCGATGGGGGCCAGATTATTCATTTTACCCTGATCATACATACGATCTCGCATGTCGAGGATTTCCTGACCTCCGCTTCTGGGCATGGGAGCCACATCAGCAAAGGTAGCCATCTCCTTCTTCTGGGGTATTTCCGTTCTAGGGGCAAATTGGGTTTGATTAAATTTAGGAACTTTATCGGAAAGAGTTTGTTCAGAGGGAGCTTCAATAATTTCTTCCTTTGGGACCGATTCTGCTGGATTCGATTCTGTGCTCAGGGCACGTCCGGCATATACGAGACCGGCAACCGCCAAAATGGAAATAGGATCAGCCATTCTTATATTATCAAAACATTTTTAATTATATCGCTTGTCAAACAGGCCGTTCTGGAGATCAGCACGAGTACTCGCCGGGCCTTTGTATGCCACGGATTGGGGCGGCAAAACGACACCCTTGTCTTGAACCGGGAAGATACCTCGCTCCCATGTCTTGATCGGTTGTTTGTTGTGTGTAGATGTACTTTGCGGTCTCAAACGATCACTCGTTTCCACATATTGGGCAGGGGCACCCTTGCCAAATTTGGCGGGAGCCGTACCATATAACATAGTATTGGGACGGGCACCCATGCTGATAGAACTGGGTTGGGGGTAAACAAAAACATCATCGGTTGCGCTGCTCTTCGGAAGAGCGGGATTTTCGACGAGGGATAATCCGGGCTGGAGTTGGTACGCCATTTATTATTATGTGAGATTTATTATTTAGACATGTGTGAACCCGTGCATACCACTTCGTTTGTCTCCATCACTTCCAATTCCTGCGAACGCCTCTAATTGAACACCCCGAGCATTCGGGTTGCATGCAAACTGACTTCCACCCTTACATGATACGCCATTTTTGGGTCCATATAACCATTCAGCAAATGCGGTTTGATCTCCCGGAACCATCGAGACCGGTGCGGTAATGAATTGCCGAGAAGCCGCTTTGCGTTGGATATGGGGGAGGGGAGAACGAGATCGACCGGCATCGAACGGTACGCGCTGATCGACTAAAGCATGAATAATGGGTCGGACCGAAGAGTATTCACACGCCGGAGGACGATTAGGACGATCTGTGATGTCTGTCAATAAAACATTACCCATTGGATTGTCTCCGGATGGCATTTGACATCCAGAACCCGTAGATCGTGTGGGAACGCCATATGTTTCTTTAATCATGTTACTCCTGTACATAACATAAAGAACACCCAAAGAGGTTGCACCTAGGACAAACACTCTAATATCCCTACGAATTAAGTATAAAAAGCAAGTAGTGTAAATTATAAATCTTGAAGCCGAATTAACACGTTCGGCTGGTGTCTGTTTATTATTAGGCCAAAACTGCGAAATCTTGTCTTGTCTGATGAGCTGTCTTGGATCTTCGAACCAAACCTTTGTCATTTAGTATATCGTAAGTTTATTTTTTCAACATACCACCAAACATACTGTTCATGGTTTTCATGAGAGCGGCTTCATCCAATTCACCTCCCTCGTTTTCCATCTTGTCGGCACAATCCTTGGCGATACCCTCAATCATTGAGAGTGTCTCTGCGGGAATGGCGGTAATCGTGGTACCTAACATATATAAGGTTTGTAAATACTGCCAAATTGCGTCCTTTGTGTTGGAAGATAAGCTATCATTCCAATTATCCTTCAAATTAAGATCCTTGAGAAATTCAATATTACCAACTTCGTTTAATAAGAACGATTCGTCCTTGTTACTGATTTTATCCGCGTACGGGGTAATCCCCTTCATAAATCCATCGACAACCAATCTCGGATTCGCGGTTTTGGCCAATTCCAACTGAGCCATAAATTTTTTAATACCCTTCTCCTGTGGGAAAACCTTATGTAATTCCACAAGAAATTGTGACATCATGTCCGTGAACGCTGACACGCTCGCCATTTTTATGAATATATTTACTATCTAATCTTTAAGTTTGAGTTTAAAACGGTTCCGTCGAGATGGTCTCACGTTGCCCGACGCCCATGGAAACGATAAAATATATAAGTATGGCAACCAACGCCGCGGGCTTCGTGTACGCACTCGGTTGCAATTTACCCTCTTTGTTAAGCTGTGCCTTAGCATGTATATATCCTGCTGTAATACCACCACCAATCGCGGCCGCCCAGATTGGGTCTCTTAAATAGTCGGAAAGTTCCATTTAATAGTAACCAACTTTTTTTGTTCGGCGTTCTGGGGCATCCCCGAATAAGACACCGTCATCGGTCGGGGGGCTCATTTGCTGCTGACCAGTCGGATCCTGTACGGTGGGAATAGTTCTAAACTCATTATCGAGAGCGGACGGTTGCGTCGGCTCACCGTCTTCTTCCAAACTGGGCATTTCTTCCATTTCTTCGTGTTCCATCGTTTCATCGATGGGTTGCTCTTCGCCGCCCATCTGCTGTCCGATTTCACTGACATCGGCGCCGTCGGGAAGTGTTTCTGCGCCAGGTTGCTCGCCTTCTCCGTCATAAATGTCAGGATCTTCAGCATCGCCATCATGAGTACCATCGAGATCGATGTCTCTACTTTCTTGTGACATATAAGTTTGTAATATCTGCTGTACAGGTATGAGATCCTTCACGGAATTTTCGATGCAGGCAATGAAGCGAACCGCCAGTTGTTCATCTCTCGCATGTTCGCTTTGGTTTTCGTGTAATGCATAGGGATCTTTGTAAAGATCTTTGGCTGCCAAATTATAACATGTTTGAATGAATATTTCATTCGTTGGCAATTTTAAGCTTATCTTTTTGTTATCCGATTTAAGACGAACCGCGGATAATATCTTCGTGCAAGCGACAAAAACTGCGGCAAGGAGATCCGAATACCAAGCACATCTGGATGTGATGTTATCCGCGTGAGTCTTTGACATATTGTCACTCCAGTTCGGAACTTCTTTCAAAAGTTTCTGGAACATTTGCAATACTTTTCTGCCCTTGGACATTTTTACAGCTTCATCATACATAATTGAAAAGGTCTCTATCATAACCGGAACCATCAGGTGACACATCTGACCGAGGTACTCCTTTTTCGCCTCGACTAGAACATTCAAGTTATCCATTTATCATAGAGTGTGTTTTTAAAAAATAATTTAGTACGCACTGGTCATCTGTATTTATTTGCCGCCTTTCTGAGGTTAGCAAAACTAGGTAATTCTATATCATCTATCTCATCCTCGTCTCCTCGATCTTTCGTAGGTTTTTTAGTCTTAGGTATGAACCAAGATACATAAATATCTATCTCCGATACTCGCTGTGTGGTAAAACCGGATCTTCTAAGTTGTCTATCTATATACAGTGCCGCCTGTGGTCTATCGAATGCGGGATATCCCATGACGTATGTTGGTATCCTGAGAAATATCTGCTTATGACCATATTCTGCACTCTGACGTATCTTAGTCGAAAATTGTTCATATATTTTAATATACAATTCCTTTTTGATCTGTTTTCGATTTTCCTCGATTCGCTGAACATCCTCCAAATTGATCATTGATATTACTTGATTTTGTTTTTTGCGGATTCCAACTCACTTTTAGTTGGTAGGGCGGCTCTCTTTACGAGATCATAACTTATAAATTCCTGCCCCTCCTTACCTTCCGTGAATGCTTTGATCGCATTTTCGTCCAATACTTTGCTATCCATGGGTTGTGTTTGAAGTGACATGACTACCGGCGTTTCTCTGTTAATATCTACATCGACCGTAACCGCAAAACCAAACGCAAATCCACCCTCCTTCACTGCCATAAAAGATGCTTGGTGTATCACCATGGGTCCCTTGTCGCTGTTATCCTTTTTCACAAACTTTTTCACACCCAGCGTTTCAATGATATAATTACACACCTTTGTCTTCTTTTCGATGGCCGCATTCGTGGCCAAGATGATTTTTTGTATTGTGTCATTATTCATCTTGGTTTCTTCATATCTGTAATTCGATTTATCGATTGGTTTATCCGCGAGAACAATTCCGTTTATGGGATCTGAATGTCCTGAGTACCCAAACATATCCATGTATGTTTCACGTTTGTAACTCAGAAGAATGACCAGGGCAATAAGAACTAAAGCAACTGTTATCCTCATATACTTATATGCGTTAATTTAATTTTAGAAAATAAACTACTCATAGTAGATGGCACTTCTGATATTTAGTAGTAAATGTAATCACTCACAAGATGTACTGGAATATATCCATGAACATCCCCAACTTAAATCTATGATACAATTTCATAATGTTGATACCCAGGGAATACCCCATCAGTATGTACAGATACTGAAACGCGTCCCGAGTCTGATAACAAAGGATGGAAAACTTCTGGTGGGGGGAGAAGTTAAAGGTTGGCTTGGGTCAATGTTACCGTCAGAAGAATTTGTAGGATGGGGTGCGGGTGGCACCGCATCTACAAATTTAGATGACGCGGAACCAGATAGTTGTATATATGATTTAGACTCATATGGGTCTTCACTTAAACCGACAATAACAAGAGAACTGCAAGACAGGATTAATGCTACCGTAAATGACGCATATAATGACATAAAGAAGTAATCACTTTATTTGATAACATGAAATTGGCTACAATCCAGGCATCCGCTTTTAAGTCTTGTTTCGAAGTCTTAAAGGATATCCTCAATGACGTAAATATATATTTCAAGAGTGGTGGGATGTATGTCACAACCTTAGATACGGCGAGGACATCATTGATTGATGTGCATTTACCTGCCGATAATTTTGAAGAATATGAATGTAACGAAGAGATTGTCGCTGGTATCAATATATCAAATACATTCAAGTTATTAAAATCCATAACTAATTCGGATATTTTGAATATTTCGATAGATTCAAAAGAATACATGAATGTCGAGATTGTGTCCGAATCTAAAAATACAAATACCAAATTTCAACTTAAACTACTCGATATAAATGAAAGTCAGATTGAAGTACCGGATATTGAGATGAGTACAATTACGACGCTCCCATCGGTTGATTTTCAACGTTTGTGTAGAGATATGTCAAATATAGGCACGGAAATAGAAATAACCCGTGAAGGTACGCTCATGACTTTAAAATGTGACGGGGATTTCGCTAATCAGGAAACGTCTATATCTTGCAGTGAAGAGAGTCCAAGGATTTCGGGACTCTATTCATTGAGATATCTTAATATTTTCGCGAAGGGTTCTAGCATGTGTTCCAGTGTTCAGGTTTTACAAGAAGAAGCAAATCGCTTCCTTATTCTGAAGTATAACGTAGCAAGCCTAGGAGAACTCAAGTTTTATTTAGCCACTAAGGTACCCTCAGATCAGTAATCTTGTTGGTAGAAGAACTCAATACCTTAGACATCCCCAGCGAGTTTGTTAATTTAACTTTTGGGTATTTAGTTATGAGCTCGTCTTCATCCTGATTTAGAAAATCTTTTATATAAATTTCCTGTCCGTGAAAGTCATTTTTTGGGCCGGCATACACTTTCACCCTTTCAGTAATGTCTTCTAGTGGATTCTCGTTATCATCTACTAAATAGACTCTACTCAAAGGGATACTGAATGAAAACTCGGTATTTAAATCGTCTGGTAGTTTCATATTCAAATTGTTTGTCACTATTTTGTAAATCTTCCCGTTATACCAATATCGTATCCGAAGAACCACGTTTTTCACCTGTTTAGGGATGTGATTTTGGTAATCATCCTGGGATGTAACATTCGCATAAAACTTCTTACGATTTTGAAACCAAAATTGTGATTCATGTTTCCACATTTCATGTGTTATGTGCTCATCTCTGTCATCATCTTCACTAACCTGATATTCCATCAGTTTAGAATGTATATGATAGTCCGGCCTGGTGGTAACCCATTTATATAACCCATATACCTTCAGTAATACATGGTTTAAAAGATTGACTAACATTATAATATATGGAAGGTAATTTTTTAAGCCGATACAATAACAAAATTAATGAATGGGAGAAACTAATAGAAGAATATCCCGAGAATTCCAAAATTTATCATGCTGAGATGAGTGAATATATCATAAAATGTATGCCATATATGAACCAATATACCGATGATTTGGATAAGGTTACAACTGTCGATAACGTATTTAATTGTAAGGAAACTCATGGTCTCCAAAGAAAAGACATTTATGTTGATTATTTAATAGACGTAGAAAATCAATCTATAAATAGACAGATCGTGAAAGAAATGGTTGATGTCTGCCCGAGATGTCCCGATAGTAATGTTATTCACTTTAACGACACTAGCGACCTCACGTGTGACAATTGTGGTTTAATTGTATCCAAAATGATTAATCAAGAACTTACATATAGAGAGGAACAAGAAAGTTCTGAAAAGATAGTGAATTACTCGTACAAAAGAGAAAACCATTTTAACGAGTGGATGAGCCAATTTCAGGCACAGGAAATGACTACGATACCACCGGAAGTGATAGAACAGTTACGGGCAGAGTTAAAAAAGTTGAAGATAAAATCATTAGAAGAGATAACTCATGCCAAAATACGAGGTTTACTTAAAAAGTTAAAATTAAATAGATTTTATGAACATGTACCGTATATAACAAATATTCTTAATGGTATCAAACCTCCTAGCATGCCACAAGAATTAGAAGAACGACTTAGAATTATGTTCAAGGATATCCAAAAACCATTCGATGACAATTGTCCTAAAGAACGTAAGAATTTCCTATCCTACTCGTATGTGTTATTTAAGTTTTGTGAATTATTATCCGAAGATGTATATTGTCAGTACTTTCCCCTCTTAAAATCGAAAGAAAAACTCTATCAACAGGATGTGATTTGGAAGAAGATATGTAACGATCTTAGGTGGGAATTTATACCAACGATATAAAGATTATATTGTCTAAATGTATATGCCGACAACCATCCATTGTCTGCAACCTTGGATAGTGCGCCAGAGCGTGATCGCTAAAGCTAAGAAGGAGGAAACCCTAGAGGATTTGAAAAGGGAATTAAAAGAACCCCAAATAGAGAACAGTAAATTGCATATACAAGTAAATCAAATTAGAATGAAACCTAGATGGGATCCGCATTCTCATCGTATCCAACACCCCGAGAAGGATACTCGCATGCGACCGGAAATATATAAACAATTTGTGAGACAGGATGCTATGCCCATTGGTCACAACATGACATTAAAAGGAGAAGACCTACAAGAATTTATAGATCCAGACCTATTAGAGAACGGAGACGGATCAATTGATTAAAGATTTAATGACACATGATGTATATGAACACGCGGAAACCATCCATGATTAAGTACGACGTTGTTCCGGGTTTCAAAGGTAACATAACCGGGGGACAAAATGATATGATACGACGAGCGACGTCCATGTACCCCAAACCCCCACCCCGTAAATGGAATATCGATGAGTGCATCGAAAAAATCAAATGGGACGCGAATAGTAAATCAAAAATAACGACACTATATCTACCACACGGTGAGTTGTATAATCCAATGATACACAAGGCACAGCCGAGGTACGTAACATATGAAGATCTATATCCCGTGGAGCCAAAGCGCGGGAAAGTATCAATTTGGAAAAGAATCATTCGGTGGATACGAAGATCAGATCAATAGATATAAAGATGTTATTTATTATAATAATAAATGGACGAGCACGTTCAGTTCTGTGTAGATGACGCAAATTACCATCTAGAGAGAGCGAGAGAAATACTCACAAAAGAAATTAAAAACCCGGCTAAATATCACGCGGAAACACTTGATTACTATAAATTAATGGCGAAGGCTTTTCCAATTCTTGTATGGATGTCACACAACGAATCTCACACTCATGAGAATTCACCGGGGGATAGTTTATCAAGAGTGCATTCTTCAAACCTGTCAAGCGAAGATAATTTTGAGCCTGAATCTCCGAAGCTTCCGTGAGTGATTTAATGGCCTTAAATTCGAGTACAAGTTCCTTATTTACTATAATATCAGCTCTTAAATTTCCTACATTATGCCCTTCAAAATCGATTGGGATTATCCTCTCCGATTCGTAAGGTATAGAATCTTTACGAAGTAGAATTTCCATAGCATTATGATATACTCTCTCACTAAAACCCGGTCCTAGTTGAGAATATATTTTATCAGCAAAAAAGCGAATACGATTTCGTAATTGCGTTCCTATCATTGATTATTTTACGAGCAATATCTTTAATAGAACTAAGTGGAGACGCCGATTCCACTTATTTGTGGAAGCGGAATGGCATCCGGGTGATTTCCGAGAGCATATGCCGTAACAGCAACTAACGCGTGTGTCACAATTCCCAAAACAAATTTAGTTTTAATCACCATTTGAATACGAAAACGCAATTCGGGTAAAATGTGAATGACTCGCTGTTTGATCGCGGCCGGAGAACGTCGGTGTCTATTTGCGATTTGGTCTATGGGCTCCGTCGACGATAAAAGCTCATCGATTAAATTAGCATCCTCGTCTACGGACCATTTCTTCGGTGATGATTTCTTGGATTTCTTTATCTGTGTCTTTTTTACTTCGGCGCGCCCCTTTTTCGTGAGTGCTTCCGGATTCATCTCCGCCACCACCCCCAAGAAGGAGGAATCCTTTTGGGAGCGAGTTCTTGGACGATTACTAGTACTCGGTTCGATAAAGATAGTCATGTATATATATTTTTATCGTAAAAGCTTTAAATTAATAAAGGGGTTCATGGATACCATCTCTTTGTGATCTTATACATTTCGATTTATCCGGTCCCTCTCTGCGATCGATTTCCCCTAATAATTCTTGTGCGGTGATACCCGTTTTATTTCTAATTTCCATGATATTCATTCGTTCGACATACATATCGTAGGCAATGTGTCTCAAACGTTGTTTTAATCTATCATACGGTATTCCGTATATTTCACATACTTCCAAGCGTGAGCGTCCTCTCATGATGTGGTCGATTAACACGTCATCGAAATCTGGACTAGTCCACATCGAATTTTCGATGTTATCTTCCGTGAGTAGGGATTTCACTTTAAAATTGAGTGCGCGTCGAAATATGTTTTTGATCCCATTCACTATATTCGACATGACTATACATGGATATTAAACTTTAACTGTTTTCACACATGTGTGTAGATATTAATGAATATATCGCGGATGCGTTAATATAAAATTGACACCATGACGTTACCTACTGATCATAGATCCACCTACGGTGAATATTACCAAAAACTTACACTAGTGTACGTTAAGTGTATACTCTTTTATGAAATGTTCACGGATGCGTTAATATAATTTTTACATGAATACTTCGACCTTTCGAAGTATTAAGAGTCTACGGCTGGCAACATAATCTTGCGCAATTTGAAAAATCTGTGTATATATAATATTATTTTTAGGCCTATGAGACGTTTTTTCGGACATGATCATGAGCCGATTTTTGCTCGAAAATGGGGGTTTTTAAAATACTTTTGATTCATGCTTTTGAAGGGGGTCTAAGATGTGTAAGAGTATTATAAAAAATTTAAGACTATGAATAGAGATATCCGAAAGTAATTTACATAATTTCGGTACAATTTGGGCCATACTTTTTACACTTTCGCACACTTAAGTGTAAGAGTATTATATAAAACTTAGGACTATGAAATGTATTTTTTTATAATACTTTCAAATACTTTCAAATCTCAACATTTTTTTCGGGATTAAGGGTCACATGAAACCTAAGTTGTGAAATTTCATGATAAATATAATACCATTTTATACTATAATGTTAAGTCTCAAACCTCTCATTACACGACCACGTGTCAGGGTTTGTGCTCCATTTCGCCGTAAAAGTGTTCGACCCCAGAGAACGTCTCGTGGTAATCTTCAGATCGCCGCCAGTGTTATAAAAAAGCCCGATCTATCAGATCCCATACTTCGTGCCAAGCTCGCTAAAGGGATGGGTCACAGTTATTACGGTGAACCGGCATGGCCCAACGATCTTCTTTACATGTTTCCAGTTGTCATACTCGGTACCATCGCATTATGCATAGGCCTCGCCGTCATGGAGCCTACCCCTCTCGGTGAGCCGGCGGATCCGTTCGCCACTCCACTTGAAATTCTCCCGGAGTGGTACTTCTTCCCGACCTTCAACGCACTCCGTGTGATCCCGAACAAGCTCATCGGCGTCCTCTCCATGGCTGCCGTACCGGTGGGTTTGATCACCGTACCGTTTCTCGAGTCCATCAACAAGTATCAAAATCCGTTCCGCCGACCGGTGGCGATGACGGTTTTCACGATCGGTACATTCTACGCGATTTGGATGGGTATAGGTGCCGCGATGCCCATCGACAAAGCTCTAACACTGGGTATCTTCTAGAATTTACATGTTCGCACAGATTGATCAAAAGTATTTTTTCAAGATTAACGGGCATATGAAACCTAAGTCACCAGATCCACCCCAAAAAGTCAAACAAACGAACGACTCAAACATGGCCATCAACGCTCAATCTATTTCTACCTACGTTTCCAATCTTGAAAAGGACAACGCCGCACTCAGGAAGCGCGTTAAAGACCTGGAAGAAAGTAGGGATTCTCTTTTACAGCACATTCAAGACGAAAATACCAAGCTCTGGGATGAATACTTGGCGGAGGACGATGAATCTGTCGCGTCCAATACCGACGAATCCGAATCCGAGTCAGAAAGCAGTACAATGGCACAAATAACTGGCGATGAACCTTATGAATCCGATTCTGATGCTACCACGGTTGGCAAACCGGGCTCGTCCGAAACCGAAGAAACGGAATCCGAATCCGATTCCGATTACTTTGTCTGTTACAATCATGACCTGACGGCATTCCTCGATGATCTCGCCGATCGTGAAGAAAACAAATACAAGAAATACGCGTTTCGACACGCCGCTAACATGGTGTATAACTATCCTTCGAAGGTAAAGTGTGGCGAACAAATCGCCCATATCTCGGGCATTGGCCAGGGTATCATCCGAAGAATAGATGAATATCTCGGAACGGAGACCCTCACGACGGATTCTGAATCTGAATACGAATCCGAATCCGAATCCGATCTTCTTTCGCCATTAAAGGGAAAGAATTAATTAAAGGCATGACCATATAATCTAACATGGATATTAGAAATTGTAATGGCATCGAACTACTTAAATCTCTAGATGATAAGAGTGTAGATCTCATTTTAACCGATCCACCCTATATAATCTCACACGAAACGGGCATGAACAAATTACGAGACGCGATCGATTCCGGTAAAGATCTATCGAAGACGGAACAAGAATGGAACGACTATACATCTAAAAACAAAGTCGACGCACCCAACGCCAAAGAAAATTATCTAAAATATGGGACAATTCACGGGACTAAGTATAGCGTGAAAACAAACTACGGTGAATGGGACGAGAACTTTACGATGGATGATCTCAGTGATTTCATTAAATTGTACTATGATAAACTGAGAGACGGTGGTACTTGTATAATATTTTTTGATATATGGAAATTATCATACCTCAAAGAACTCATGGAAAAGCACAAATTTAAACAATTACGATTTATCGAGTGGATTAAAACGAACCCACAACCCATAAATTCGCGAGTTAATTACCTAACAAATTCTCGCGAAATAGCTATTTTGGGTGTCAAGAAGGGCAAACCTACGTTCAATGGCAAGTATGATAATGGTATATACGAACATGATAATGATAATGGTATATACAAACATCCCATACAAAACGGTGTAGGGCGTTTTCATCCGACACAGAAAAGCATTAGGTTGTTTGAAGATCTTATCAAAAAACACTCAAATGAAGGGGATGTAGTCGTGGATACATTTCTCGGGGGTGGAACGACGGCGATCGCGTGTAAAAATACAGGGAGACGGTGTATAGCGAGCGAAATTTCAAAAGAATATTTTGAAAAGATTGGTTTATTTTAAATCCCGATCCGCGGTGTAATACGTCTTTCCTTTCATCGCAAAACTATGTACTCTCGCATACGCCCACGCTTGTGGAGAAGCGCCCGGTCGGTGTCCGGTTCTCCACGCGGCGAGTCCTCGATCGTATATTGTTCTCAGTGTCTTCAGTGGTATCTTCGTCGCTTTCGCAATTTCGGGAAGGGATTTCGCGTTCGGGTACTTTTCGCGGAATCGTTTCGTGTAAGAGGATGTACGGGTTTTAACACCTTTATCAGTTGAGAATTTCGTGTATGTTTTTGTTTTCATTTTCACATATCTTTTTTCCACATCCCTGAGCGTTTTCAATCCCCTGAAATATTTAAGGGGCGCATATACCGGACTTCCCTTTTTTCGTAATTCGCGAATCTTCTTAGATATGTCTTGGTCGGTGAGAGCCATCTTATTTATTACATACAATTTAATCCCACGTTTCGCTTAAAGTTGTGCCCCTCTACTTTTGTAATGATCATATCCGGTGATGTCCTATCCGTAACACCCACGTTAGACTCGGGATCGGCTCAGATAGTTATAGCCGATCCACCATACAATATAGGTAAGGATTTTGGAAACAAAAGCGATAAACAGCCGATGGGTGACTATTTGAAATGGTGTGACGAATGGATTAAAGAGTGTCTTCGCATTCTTAGACCGGATGGTACGATGTTCATATACGGATTTAGTGAAATCTTAGCCCTGATTCTCTCCCGCGTTCCCGAGGAGGTAAATAGACGATGGGTCGTGTGGCATTACACGAATAAAACGACCCCAACCCCGAATTTCTGGCAGAGATCACACGAGTCTATCATTGTTTTATGGAAAGATTCCAAGGTTTTCCATAGGGATGACGTGCGGGAACCATACACGGACGGATTCATAAAAGGTGCGGCGGGTAAAACGCGCAAGGGAACGAAGGGGCGCTTTTCCAAAGAGGGCGCACCGGACACGACCTACGCGGCACATCCCAAAGGGGCACTTCCCAGAGACGTTATCAAAATCCCCGCACTAGCGGGTGGTGCCGGAAAAAACGAACGCGTCGATCACCCCACTCAAAAACCACTCGCACTGTGTGAAAGACTATTGAAATCGTGTAAGCAACCACCCGAAAATGGGTACGTGTTTGTACCATTCGCGGGGTCGGGGAGTGAGTGCGTAGCCGCGAGAGATTTGGGTCTTCCTTTCGTGGGAGTCGAACTTAACGAAGATTACGTAAAACTCATAAACGAGAGACTTCAATTAAAATCCTGACATATATAAAACAATGGCGACGTATTCTCAGGCACCGTGTGAATACATATACAGGGTGAGTTCTTTGGAGAAAATAGTCGACGGCGACACGATAGACGTGGCGATCGACCTCGGGTTCGACGTGCTCACGAAACAAAGAGTGCGCCTTTTAGGAATCGACACCCCAGAGTCTCGCACGCGTGATTTGGACGAGAAAAAGCTCGGTCTTCTTTCGAAGAAGAAACTCAAGGAATGGTGCCTGAAAGCTGTGGAATCTGAGAAGGATGATATAACTATCGAACTCAGATGCCCTGAAAAGGATTCTAGGGGTAAATTTGGCCGAATTTTGGCGGAAGTGTGGGTCGGGGAAGATGGACATTGGACGAATGTAAATAGATGGATGTGTGAAAATCACTACGCGGTTCCATATTCGGGACAAAATAAAAGTGCGGTCGATTCCTTACACGAACAGAATAAGCGAGCGCTCATCCGTAACGGTGAGGTGTCGTTTGAATAATGTGTTTATTTGAGTTTGCGTGTGTTTCTCATCAAGTAGAGAGAGGCCAAGACAGTGACGACAATAGTGCCCATCAAAATACCGGCGCCCATCTTTTGGTGCTTAGAAGCTTGTTTGCGTTCTTGAATCATTTTACTATACCCACACATTTAAATTTAAGTGTGCCTCCTGGGATGTTTAATAAATTGGGTTTATGAGAGGACTGATTTCGCATTTGTGACGACGAACCCATAAATTACACACCCACTTTTCACCACGCGTGACGTCAATGCCTCCGTGTATCGCCTTCTTCGTTTTGAATCCATAATTATTTAAATTATCAAAAATCAAAACGTCACCGGTCTTATACTTGAACATTTTTCCTAAATTTGGAAATATCGTGGCTCCACCGTCGTAGTCGTCGTTTAGTGCTATAATAAACGTATGAACCCGGGGGTTTTTCATCGTCGCTAATGTATCGTAATGAGGTCTGTAAAATCCACCCTTCTTGTATTTTACAACCTGCATGAATTCACAATTTGAGATCGGTTTGTCGACTATAGCCAAGCATCTATTCGCGATTTCACGAATCTTTGAATCTTTCAAACTCAACCACGCCGTTTCACTATTTCGGATACTCGTATCTAAATCCTTTTCCGTCGATATCGTCGAACTCTTTAATTGGTCCGATGCCTTGGTCTTTATATACTCGGCTTCTTTTGCTGTTATAAATTTACCGAATAGTAATGGTTCGTTATATCTAGGTAACAATACCAGAAACAAAACAACCAAGAATGACGCGAGTAAAAGGAAGCGTATCATCTATTATACACCTCGATTAATTTTTATACTCATCTAAACGCCGCGTGCGCATGGATTCGCGCGATCATCTTCATCATCGCTGCCTCCAGTGTGTACCATTCCTGTCTTGGAAGTTTTATCAAAGACCCTTCATCCATCGCTACCGAGAGAGTCTCGGTGGTTTGTATGTACGAACGCACGAAGGAAATTTCGGGTGGGGTGGGAGAAGGAGGACGCCGCCCCGAGATATATGCCCTTCGTCGTATTAATTCACACTTTTTACATCGCGATCCCATGAGTCCATCCGGTTTATCATTATTTACGCCGTGTTCTTCTAGATTACCACATTGCTTACATATTTTTCTGTTATTTTCCATAGTAATTGCACAAATCTAACCTTTATCTAGATATTCGGAAAAAGAGTACGTACACTATGAAGGCGGCTAAGATATAAAGTATCATCTCTTATAGACGAAGATAAATTTACTGTAAAGTTCGGAAATTTTACTTCCTGTCAAACCTTCCCATAACACTAATGTAAAACCCATTTCCGTCATTCGCGTGATGAGGATATCTCTATATCCGATGGGTTCGGGCACTTCGCCGTTCGCGTAGTACGGCGTTTCTACTAATTTTACCTTTAATTTTTCACCATAATTCCCGTATCCACTATTTTCATCCATGATGAAATAATTTCCAAGCTCATCTTCTAACGGTGTTTTAAAAATTATTTTTTCCGAATCTGGAATGATTCCAATGAACATCCCACCGGGTCTCATTCTGTGTTTGATCTCTCGCATGGATATATCGAATAACTTCTTAGATTCGAATATATAATGTAATGAAAAATTGTAACATATAACATCGAATTGTCTTTTTGGACATTTCGTGATGTCACCCAAATAGAAGTTTGCCCGAATCTTCATATTCTTTGCGCGCGATTTACACTCATCTAAGGATTCTTGTCTGGGTTCGCACATGTTTATGTACGCACCACAATTCTTCCATTTCATTAAATCACCACCAAACCCCGAGCCCACATCCAAAATGTGGTAACCTTCTTTTGTGACAGATTGGATTAGAGCGCGCTTGGCCTCGTTGTGGTGTTTACGGATTTCCTCCATTTTATATTAAAAAACTGATTCTTTTAAACAACTTAGGGCTAATTGACGCTGACCCATTTTGAACCGACCATCATTCTTATAATTGGATTTAAATGTATCGGTATTTAATTCATTCACTATTTTCTCTAGATCGACGTCACCACTCTTTGGCACCATACACAATAAACGACCGCCAAATCTTTGAACTTTCCCCAAGAATGCGATTTCTGTTTTTCTAGATAAGGTTCTCACGTATATACAGTCTTTACCGTTGTTATTTTCCATTAATCTAAGATTTCTCGGTGCGCCCCATTCGAACCAATTCTTTTCCGTGAATTTTTTTATTTTTCTGTCCATCAACGTTTGTTTATATTTTTCCAAGTGTTCGTCTATTTCCTGATTACCCGTTGGAAACTGATTCACGTATATAAACCTCTCCGTCTCATTCTCATCTTGAAGTACATCTATGTTACCGAGTGGAACTTTAAATACTTCATCCTTTCCAGATACCATACCCACACCTACATCGAAATAGTCTTCTATTTTTTTCATTTCTTTACTTTGTTCGCCGAATGTGATGATTCCTCCCAATACGTTATACCTTGTGTGTTCTACGCGAGGTTCGTCGGGGATACCGTATTGAACGACACAAGTATCCATGAATGTCTTGTTATGGTAGGTCATTATAGGATCTATCACGACTCCGTCGCGATTTATTTTCTGATACCTGAACACTGTCACGTCTATGCTCGCATTTTCGAAAAGAGAACTCCTATTGGGGAATAAAAAGTGTGTAAATTTTCCATTTTCGCACATTTCAACGATTAACTTCGATGTGGTGGTTAATCTCATGAAGTCGGATGGTACCACGAATATCAATTCCCCACCATCATCCACTAAATGGTAACACTTTTCTATGAATTTTATGTACATATTAGATGCGCTTCCCTTTCCCTTGACATACGGGGGATTACCAACAATTGTTTTGAATTTTTCGTCAAATTCATAAGAAAGAAAGTCCTCGTATATGACCTTTTGATTATTATTAAAATCTACTTCGGGCTCTATGGTTTTGTCGATTTCAAAACATACCATTGGGTGGTTTTTATTTGTTTCTAAAAAGTTCATTAATATATGTCCCGCACCAAATGATGGTTCTAGCAATTTAGCACCCACATTTTCCACATGATTAAATATGTAATTTCTCAATCCAATGTGTTTAGTGAAATATTGACCCAAACTTTTCTGCTTGGTTGCCATCTTGTATGTTTAGTGTTCAAAAACTTTAAGTGGTTCCGCCCATTTTTGAAATAACTCGTGCGTCTTATCTGTGACTATTTTCATATATTGTTGGTCATTTCTCTTAATTCGATCGACTGGGTATGAAATTTGAAATCCATTCGAGGGATTAATGAAGATTTGAGTGGTCGGCACTTCATCGAACGTTCCACACCACACTTTATTTTCGGTTTTTGATACGATAATGAGACCATATCTCTGGATTTGAATGGGTGAAGTCTTAACCGCTCGCGCAATTCCAACCTTATCTCGGCATGACTTATCATTATACATATAATTGATAAGTTTCACGATGCCACAGAGATTGTTTCTTTGATTCTTGTTCGTGGTATCGAATGACTTGATATTGATTGGAAAATCCGGAACTTTAAATTCGCTCATATCGAGGTAAATATCACCGAATGCCCGTGGGTCGGATGGTTCTTTGAGACGAGTCGCCAAGGCTTTATCTTTCAATAGAATGCCCCGAATGATGGCTTCATCTTTCACGGAATTGATTCTACCATCTACATACTTGTCACTCAGGTTAATCTTGTTACGATGAAGAAGTAGTTGGCAATATTCCAATACTTTATCGATGTAGGCGTTGGTGATCGAATTTCGGATTCTCAAAGACATTTTTAATTTTACTTAAAAAATTTATAGCTCGGGCTCACTTAGGAGACCTAAACGTGACCAATGGTCTCTTAAGTAAAACGGGGCTTAAAGTTTTGGGTATATATTCATATATAATATACAAATGGCTTCTCTCACGAGCGACTACACGACCGTCCCGGGACAATTATTTGCGTGCTTGTCCGTCGTTGGACCGGAAGCTCCACAAAAAAATGATAAATTCGGTATTAAGATTCGCGGATGTTTCGCTTCTCGTAGTGAGGCTGCGGATCACGCGAAACGATTACAAAAGGAAGACGCTACATTCGATATTTATGTCGTAGATATGTATAAATGGCTGTTAATCCCACCGGATCCGACTAAGATCGAAGACGCACATTTCTCCAATGAAAAATTGGAGGAGATCATGCAGGGGTATAGAGAAAATCAAGCACAAGCCGCAAAGATGTTTGAAGAACGTAAGGCTGATATGATGGCTGTCAGAACCGGCGACACCTACGCCAAACCGGGCGATGATAACAGCAAATTTTACAATAAGCCCGATGAAGCTCCGATCAGTCACCCGGCGGAGGTTTTGGAACGCCTTCAAAAGGAAAAGCCGGATGCTCCCATGGAGGATTTGGTCAAGGAGGCCGATGAAATTGTCGCCCAGGAAATGAATGAGCGTCAGAAGCAACGCGAGGCAGATGCCGCCGCCGAGGCCGCAGAAGCCGAATCCGCGAATGCTAAAATCGAAGAAAAGTCCGAAGAAGTGTCGTCCGCGTAAGATAAAAAATATTAATTAGTAATAAGATAAGATGTTAAGTGTAATTCTAAATTTAATCACACTATTAATTGTCGTCGCATTATGTGTCTTGTTTTTTTCCTTGAAGGAAAAGAGAAAAAACAAGAAAGATACCGATACAGCGTATGATGTCGCAACGGATATGTTGAAAGACCCACTCATCGTGAGTCGCGCATATTTCACTGAGCCAAAAACGGGTGACATCGGCGATTTTTCAGGTTATTCGGATCCCGAATCTGAGATTAAGATGGTTTAAGTATAACGGGTTGCATAGTCTTACCCATAAAAAATCCTAAAATAAAACCAACAAATACTATAATATAGGTAGTTTTATCTATTGATGCAAAAATATCCATCGGCTGAGTGGGAGGTGGCGCCATTGGTTGCCATTGTTGTTGCATCATTGGGTACATAGGCGGAGGTGGAGGCGGCGCTTGGTTCATCATGGGCTGGGCATAGATGGGCGTCGAATCTTCATACGGGTCATCGGTCATGTCGTTGTCATGGGCGTGGGCATGTTTATCTAACGAATCCACTTCGGATTTATAGTCGATTGGATTGCCTATATCAGTCTCCATTTATTAGATAATTGCTCTTTTTTTTAAGCTAAAATTACTCACTATCATCTTCGTCGGATTCTTCATCTTCACTCACGACGAATCCTTTAAGGTTGCCGTTATCGTCTTCGTCATCTGAATCATCGAATCCAGAGTCATCTGACTCGTATTCTTCTTCTGTGTCGAGATCGGATTTGTCCCATTCTTCATCATATTCATCATCACCGAAATCATCATTAACGACGGTCTCGGTCGGGACAAACAATTGAGGTTTTTTAACGATACGTCCATATCTAGTACGTATCGCACCTTCACTTATATTAATGTTCTCCATTTGATCAACTAAAGTGGCCATATTATTAATAATTAGTATATTCTTCTGTTTAAGTACTTTGGATGGAACACCTCGTTATTGTTTATCGCGTTATCCATTAATTTCTTTTCAAATGTGTAACCTATTGTGTTGGATAGTTGATGTATCTCATCCTGGATTCCCAAATTTCGTGTTTCACCATACAATCCCAAATCCTCTAAACTATCGAGGGATTCTATTAAATATTGCTGTGCGACGTTTGGGTTGTGTTCGAGGCGTTGCGCTAATTTGATTTTGGATAGGAATTTCATATATATTTCCGGTTCAACTCCTGAATATTTGTGAACTTTAAGTTTCAAATCCTTTAGGGTATCGGCACGTTCGGGTGGGGAATATTCTTTATATAATAATTTATATGCCACATATGTCGATGCGCACAAAAGCACCAGCGCCATTTAACTTAAATATATTTTTTATTTTGGATACAATTTATTCATTATTTTCGGGATGATCGTGTGTATCTTACTCTTTTTACCTTTACATATTCCACAATCCTGCTTAATTTTCCCTTTGTTCGTGAGTATGAAACTGGTACATTTATCATCGTGGTGCTTTCCTGCTATCTCACAATATGTGGAGGTCGTTCCAATTATGTAATTTTTTCCATTCTTTTGGATTTTAATAACTTTTAGATCTGTGTGTTGTTTATCTACGTGTTTGACAATAAAATTCTCCATATCACTTTTACAATCCATTGTGTTTATCCCCGAATTATTTAAGGCGGTTTTTTTGACACCTATACACTTTCTCATCTCTTCTTTTTCTGGGTACAATTTATCCACAATCGATTGATTTAACTGATATGTACTTCCCACAAAGTCCTTACAGTATCCACTTCTCCTCCCATCGAGTGTATCACACGTACAAAAACACTTTTGTGTGATCCGATCGCCACTGATATAGAAATATACATGATTCGATCCGTGATTTCTTCCCAAGTTTTCGCAGTATTTAGAATTACTAGAAATTAAGTACCGATTATCAAATTTGAATAATTTAGAAACTCGTGCGTCGGATTGTCCGTTCATATTTTTTTGGATAAATCGCTCAATGTTGTACTTTAGTTCGATGTCACTGACTTCATCTTTGGTTTGTATTTCAGTGAATGATCCCTCCTTTATCGCCTTTGTTGGTCCCTCTATGGTCACAAAATCGGTCGAAGTTGTTCGTACGGCGGACATGGCTAGAATTTGTGCGTCCGGTCTCTGTCCTATTTTCGTCAAGCTACTTAACAAACCTCCGGGTTTATATACAAATACGGGTAGATACGGACCTTCGGTAACACCTTTCGTCATTTTATGTGACCACGGCATTCTAAACCCACTTCCCTTAGACCGTTTAGAAATGTCCCCATATACCGCAGAATCTATAATTTTTTCCCAATCTTCCGAACCTTTCGCTATATACAACGCGACCAATATATGTTCTCGGAGGGCGATCGCACTCGCTTGATTTACGACAAATCCGGGAAAATTTAAATGTATTCCCGTTTTGATTTTATCGCCCGATGGTTTTGGTTCCGCTACCGAAATTAAACATTCCTTCCCACCCTTCGTCATCATTTTATTACAAATTATCTTGCATATGCTCTGTATTTCGTTTAAATCTAGCGCATCGTCTGCTTTGTAATCCACATCGACGAAAAAATTATAATATTTTGTTTTTTGTTCGACTACGTATATCTTATCCCCCGATAATACGGCCTCTATACATTTATCATAAAATTCATTCAATCTATCAGATGGCACGGATAGGACTCCCCCATTCATGAGCACATGTGATAGCTTGTTACCTCCATGATCAATTTTTTGTTCTGCGCACCAGCGCTTGAACATACTTACGTTTGTTACGATTCTATTTTTTAATATCGTCTAATCGAAGCAGAGATGGAAACATCCTCAAATTCTTTATCTGTGGCAAGCTCCTTTTTTAAAGTTAATAATTCATACACGGTTCTCGGAGCGAGTTCGTCTGCCTTTTCCTTCGCGTCATCTTCTGAATAGCCTCTATTATCTATGAGCAATTCTCGGATTTCACGTAAAATATAAGCCTTTGACTTCATCCTATTTAATAGAAAATGTTTTTCTATTCAAGGATTGAACACACGCATAAAATTCTGGATTTTTTATAATATTATCGACGATCAAATTCCATCTCTTTCGGCAGTTATATTCCTCTAACGTATCGAAATTCATAAAATCATTTTCATCGAATGTCTTTTTTATCGGTTGTTTGTTTGCTTTCTTTGCTTGGCATTTAGCCTTTTCTTCATAAAATTTTCTAATGAGTGCGTATTGGTCGTTTCTTTTCCAATCAACGAAAAATACAAACACATTATAGACCAAGTCCACCGTTGGACTTTCCTTGACAGTAAATACGTATGACGTGTATTCTCCCTTCTTGAGTGAGACAATACCTCTTGTTTCTTCTTCTAGTTCTCTTAGAGCACATCTAAGTGGGTTGTAAATTTCTCTTCTTCTGCATCCTCCTGTGACAAAAATCCAATCTTTAAATCGTCGATCTCGAACGGTTAAAAACCGGGGCTTTGCGTCTGCGAAACTAACTGGGATCGCTATTGCTTTGTACTTCTTCATTGCTCATTTAGCAAGTTACAATAAACGGATATGATTATTTCACAGACATTACCTCAGTTTCCGCAGAAATCGGCGTAATAGATTGGATTGACTTTGTCGGTTGTACAGGTACGTTTTCCTCGCCATCTTCTTCATAATCTTCGTCACCTTCTTCCGACATATCGTCGTCATAATAACTCAAACTATTTAGATGATTGGCCATCTGGGAGGAAAATGTCCTCACTTCGGATACATCATTTCGGGTATTTCTCAACTCACTATAGAGATAAAGGCTTCCAAGGATACACATCGCAACAGCAATGAGCATCATCGTTTCGCGGTCAAGAGAGAACATAGTATAACTAATATAACATATCCTGAAAGTTTTAAGTTCCTATAATCGCACCCATGTGGACACCCTTATTGTCTGGAACCGTATATCCGGCGTCTTTTCCGAACTGGAGTGCGTCATAATGCGACTCTTTCGACTCTCTCGTAACACTTCTGCGTATATTCGTTACATTTTCATCGTATGGAACGGGTTTCGTATTCTCTGAGGTTTCTACTATCTTAGGATCCACTATTTTATCCAGTGTCCTGGATCGGGGATCATAGGTTAGCACGAAGACAAAAGCGAGTAAGAACAATACTGTCCAAAACATGCTTGTTTCTAATATAATTATCTATTTTTTTGGGACATTTTAGTTGGCATACACGAGACCCGCCATGCCGTTTTCTATGCGTATAATATTGTAATTAACCGCATAAATTGCGTCAAGCGAGCTGCTGCCAGAGTTGACAATACGAGCCGAATCGAGACGCGAGAAATTTAATGAACCCGTCGGTTGCAACTTGGAAGTTTCCAAACAGAACGGGTAAATGAAGAGAGACGTCTTCTTGTCACCCGACGAGTTCGGGACGTGGTAGTAGCTACTGACCGCAGAGTAGTTCGGCATCGTGAATTTGTAGTCACTGCAATCGGTACCGTTGATTTGGAGTTTCGTTTGGTTCGTCGCGGTCATCATACCGTTCGCGGAGCAGTTCGACACGAGGAACTTCACCGGGTGATTAAACGAGAGCTCCTGGATTTTCGCCTGACTGGCGATAACCTTTTGTGTTTGGGTAATCAACATGCTCATCGGCTTCGAGGACATCACGGAGCGTTCATCCGTGTCCAAGAAAATGTAGTTCGCGTAGGCTTCCCACTTGTTGCTAGCCGCGGAGGCACCCCAGTGAATTCGGAGTTCGACATCATGATATTGCATGGCGATCAACGGAAGAGAGGATTGCCAGTTTTCGCAAAATTGAAATCGGAGGGGATAAAATTGTTCTCCCGCGCCACCACGGTAGATACCACCACCGACAGACTTAGACGAGGACGTCGCCAAAAGTTCCGGCGCAATCATCGTAGAGAACGTAGAATCTTGTTCATCGATCAACTGTCCACCAATGAACAGTTCGACCTTGGAAATCTTGGATTCCCAATCGGTCACAGTGGCCGCTTGGGTACCGTTGGAGTGAATGGGGGCAAGGTAAACGTAGGACAACATGTCTCCCTTTCTCTCGAAGCGAATGGAGGACATGCCATTGTTTTGGATGTTGCCTTGTATGACCTGACGTTCACAGGACTGAGAAAAATTCGTCGCACGTTTGTACGTAGAGCGGAAAAAGCTGACTTCGGGTTGGCCGACCAAATGGGCATCTTGAGCACCGACGGCCACTAATTGTGCAATTCCACCAGACATGATTTATATTATATGGAGTTTTTTATTTTGGCGAGTTCATCTTCGAGGGACTCAATTTTGGATATCGCTTTCTGGAGTGCACCGTACATGGATGCGTATAATTGGTCATTATTTAGGAACTTGACATCGTCGATACCATATTTTTCTCCGATTGTATTAATCGATTTTGGCATATATTCTTCTACTTCCTGAGCTATCCAACCGAGGACATTCTTATCCTTCTGATATTCGCTGAAACCTTCCAAGTCATCTCTCCATTTGAATCTTCTGAGGGGTATGGTTTTTACGGTATTATAACACAGATCGATATCCGCATCCTGGATATTTTCCTTGAGGCGGCGGTCTGACGTACTCGACCATGATCCACCTCCAGTCTTTGCTGCCGTACCCGTGACTTCTAGATCAAACGTTGGACTGGCAGTTTTGACACCCACTCTACCGTCCGTGACGAGCGAATTGTCTGTATTTGTAAATTGAACTGTTTTAGAAGTGGTATTGCCTGTGTTTGTTATTTGTTGAAGAGTATATGCCGTCGTTATGGCAACATTTCCCAATGTTATCTTTTCCGCCAATATATTACCCGAAATAGAAAGAACATTACTACCCGTATCTTCTATGAATAAATTGGAACCAACATCTAACGTGTGTATTGGGGTGAGATTAGCTATACCATGTGTGGGTGAATCGGATTTGAAACCAGTGGTTGGATTCAAGAAACTGATTGTATTTGTAAAGTTAGTACCTACATTGGATAAGAAACCACCGTCGCCTTCGTAAAAATTCGCTTGGATGCCTTCTGTTGCGATTAATTTACCCCCACTATTGAAACTTACGCTTGTACAATCGATGAGTTCTCCATCGGAGGCGTATCCCATGATGTTGGATGCATGCGTGCGGGCACTTAATGGTTTAATATATGTCGCATTTGGTCTCGATGTTTGGAGTGCGGTCACTCCCGCGTTTATAGCGACCGTCGATGCATGTTGATTCGTAGATCCCGCGTAGTAACCGAGTGCGACAGAATTCATTCCCTGACCACTTTCTCCTGCATGGAAACCCACTGCGATACCACCGACTCCTTGTCCGTTGTATCCCGCATTGGACCCTATCGCAACGGTAGCGTTATTTTGACCCAAGTATGCGGCTCTGTAGCCGATACCTATGCCATATGCCGACTGGGCTGTGCCACCCGTCCCTTCGCCGATGGCGACGACGTATGGCTTTTGGCGAATGTTACCTTCGAAACGAACATCTCCATTCGCGTGAAGAACTCTACCTGGGAATAAAGCATTTGTACCTATTCCTACATCACCAGTAATGATAGTTTGGCCATTTACCGTTGCCTGTGTAGCCGTGAGACCCGTGGTGAAGAGTTTGTTTGTTCCTCCCGTACATGCGTATCCATCTGACATCAATTTATTTACTGGTCCGGATCTGTTGAAAACAAGTCCATCGGTCGAGTCATATTTCATCTGTATTTCATCGATTCGTAATCTTTCGGTTATGTGGAGTTGATCTTGGGGTTGCGTGAGACCAATACCAACCGAACCATTATTTATAATGGTCATTTTAGGGGCATCGAAAGTTCTGCTCTGTTCTCCGGCGAGGCTCGACTTCGTATCAAATCTAATTTCACCCGCACGCAAACGAATTCTATCATCTGTATTATCACCCTTGAATAGTAAAAGTTCGGACTTAGAATTAGTATCAGGAGTAGTTTCATTATATACACGATTTTCGATCACCGTATCATCAAAAGTATTATCACCCACCGTGCCACCGAAATATATAGATTTTGGGCCGACCGTACTGTCATTCGTACCCACATATACATTACCGGAAATGGCGAAATCACCCGAATCATTGATTCTGAATTTCTCTTGATTATTAATCATAAACACGTGATTGTACAGCGAAGGCACATTATAACGTAAGTCTCTGTTAGCCTGTCCCCCAAGATTGAAGTTAACTGAATCGGTACCGGCGTCATATAATTTAATTTTTGTACCGGAATTCCCTAAAAACTCCAAAAACGAACTCCCTGCAACCTTAATACTACCATTAACATTCATTTGGTAATTAGAATCTGGTTGTGCCCCGACGCCCAATTTACCACTCATATACATATCTCCACCGCGTTTCAATTCAAAACGATCTGTGATAGTATCCACACCTCCCCCGGAAGAATTGACATCTCGTACGATAAAACCGGCATCGTTCGCGTCGTCGTGGAAGTCTAACGCCAATTTAATCGCATCACTTCCACCGACTTGTCTCAGATATGCGAAATCATTTGTACTTCCAGCTTCACCAAACGACACATATGTTTGTGTTTTGTTGGCTGCTTCTACATCTGCCGAATTTAAATTGGCATCACTCGCGTCTAAGTGTATGTGTCCTTGTACTCTCGCGTTACCGATAACGTCTAGATTATACCCGGACGTTGGTTGTGTCGTTCCTATTCCCAACTGACCCGCTGTTGTTAATACCATTTGCGCCGCTCCACCTGTTCCCTTATTTAATGTGTTATTGTGATGTACTCCACCCTTGTACCACGCGAAATTACCAGCAGATCTAAAGTATTGTGTATTTGTTTGATAACCTATACCATACGCAGCATTTTCACCGTTGAGTAGATTGATTTTCTGTCTTTTATCGCTCCCGAAATGCTGGAATGTACCAATCTTCAAATCCCGTGCCGTTTCTACGTTTGCTGTCGGTTCGGTAACACCAAAACCAACTTGTGCGTATAAATTACTATTAATCAGGGTCATGGCTTTGAGTTCTGGTATAGGTTCTCCTCCGGATGCTACAATGAAATCAATGGCACCCTGTTCAGCACCCGGAGTGGGTTCTTTATGGCAGTATGATCGTATCATCGAATAGGCGTTTTCGTTATTTTTGTAGTTTGAGTACATAACCTGACGCACTTCATTTAATGTAGAGTTCGTACTCGCATCCCGGCGTTTGAGTTTAAGTGCATCAACCGCGCTACCGGCGGTGATGGGACCCGATTCAATTTGAACGGCTGCATTTGAGTGTGTCGTACCTATGCCAACATTGGAGGTCTCCAGATTGATCGAAATAATATTAGATTCTGATCCATCGGCGTGGGCATTGCCTAAATGGAAGGATCCGTTATTCACCTGAATGAATGCGTTTTGAACATTATCCGTCTCATCAAATCGTAACGTGGGATGGACACTTTTAACTCGCGCATCTCCATCAACTTGTAGAGTACTCGTCGGTTGCGTGGTTCCTATACCCAGTTTATTTGTATTTGTGAGAACCATCATGGACGAACCCCCGGAACCGGGGTTAAATTTATTTGCGTGATGGGTACCACCTTTATACCACGCATAGCCAGCACCGGATCTGTAATATTGCGTATCTGTCTGCGTACCAATGGCATAGGCGTCGTTATACAAATCAATCAATTGACGGTTTGACGCACCAAATTTGATCTTTCCATTGACAAATACGTTCCCATCGACATCCAACGTTTCTGCGGGCACGAGCGTACCGATACCCACGTTACCATCCTTTGGTGCCAATAGAATATTGATATCATCTGTAGTATAATTATTTGAACCTTGAATAAACATAGAACCATTCGGACCAATCGATTGATCGACACCCAACCTGGCCGAAAGGCTACCCAGTGTATTTGTAATGTGGAATTGTGAGTACTGATCGTATGAAGCGTCACCAGTTACACCATAGCCCGTATCTGCGATAACTCCCATTCTTCCCGTCGAAGTTATGATATTACTCGTAACCAGGTTGGACAACGTATCACCCCATACCTTTTCTGTTGCTACATAGCTACTCGGGGGGACGACAAACTCTCTATCAACAAAATTTTCGCTTATAGTACGATTATACCACACATTACCGAAAGTTGACGTATCTGTATTTCCTTGTCCCGTCGTATGAACTCTGGCATCGCGAATGAGAATGGAACACCCGACCAGATCGGAATTGGCATTTCCGGGTCCACCCAATCCATTTATATTATCAATTCTAACGTAACCCGGAGGAACCCTGGATACGACATCAAATTCAAGATAGTCATCGGCCGTACCTGCCGTCCTGGCGTATGTATTTAAATTTCCGTCATATGCGTGCGAAACCGGGAAGGTGTTCTCTGTACCCGAATTTCCATCTAAGTGGGATTGTCTGGACGCACTAATTGTCATCAGGCGACCACCGGTATCATAAATTTTAATTTCCTTGAAATGTATTCTTGTTGTTAAATTGTCAGATCTATCTATTCTCACCGTCCAAGTGAGTTCATCGTTATATACTCCAAGTCTGGAATCTGGTGTGAGTACGCCTATACCAACGTTCGATGTGGCGGCCAGGGCCGTTGTGGGGTTCGAAAATTTTGTTGTTATGGTAGTTACGTTACCCAATTCGGATGTAACCGGATTATTTGTTTCTGTTATTTGTTGCAACGAAATATTGGATAGTGTTCGTCCATCACCAAAATAGTGATAAGCTTCGACGTTACCATATAAATGTATGTTCATCGTTTCACCGGTTGGTATGATATCGCTATCAAGCAAGGAACTGTTCGTGTATCCAATCGCAAACTCTTCGTGGGCTGGTGTCCCTGCACCGGTGTCGGGGAGGATGTCCCGATAAACCACCATCACGTTCGATTTCGCCATGGTATGAGGCCCCCGTTTGTATATCGAACCCAGATCAAATCCGAGAGTACCGGGGTTGTTATTACCAAACACCTGAAGTGGATTTTCAACGACTAACACCTCCGCATACACAAGTTGCGATCCCCCCACGACTTGAATACCACCGGTGATAGTAGTCTGACCAGTGATCGATAAGTTACCATTAATGGACATCACCGACGGTTTAGTGGGATCACTGCCCACCACTGGATAGTCATTAATCCATACATTAGACCCTATAGATAGTGTGTGATTAGGCGCAGAATTGGCAATTCCCACATTTGAAGTTGTTATGAGACCCGTCTCCGCATTACTAAAATGCAGACGAGAGGGTACATCTATAGATGTTTTTGCTATTTGATCAAAACTTATATTGGACAAAACACCACCATCGCCCAAATAGATTGATGCCGTAACCGTATCAGATCCCCGCTCCTTGACTTGGTGATCCCGGGTGTTATAAGACATCACAACATTTTGTGCCACATCTGGTGTCGTCTCCTCTTCCAGTTTCCTGAGGTATACGTTCGTAAATACCCCTGTGTTACCAATGTTCGGCATTATTACTATAATAAAGCAATTTAATTTTTGAGGATGGTATATCTTAATTTAATTGAAACTGAATTAAATTAATATATGTGTTTAATGTCCTGTCTATAAATAATTACGGGAGTTCGTATATAATTATTTCCGCGCGCGCGGTACTGACGTTCCAATTTGCGCTGCTACTACAATCGGTATTGGTGAGATTTCTAATATTTAATTTTGCGCCACTTGTACCCTTATTTGTTATTGTCGGATACAAAGTAAGTTGTTCATCAGCAGTATTGGTTATGGTAACGGAAAATATGAGTTTTGCTGCGTTGGAGTATGTATGACCGTATGTAAATGCGGTCTGACTGAATCTAGTGGTAGAACTTCCACCTATACTCACGGTGACCGCCCGTATAGATTTGAACGCAGAGCCACCCGCCGATTCGCCTATTGTCGTATTACCCTGAACTTCGAGACCCGTACCATTTTGGAGTTTGAGATCGGTCGATGTGAGGCGCGCACAAATATTCAAACTTCCGGCTTTTCGGATAGCAAATTCAAATAATCCCTTTTCGGCGTCGGTTGTAACATCGTTTGCCTTGGCGGTCATTTTTGCGTAAATTTTTGTATTTCCATTCGCATTCTTTCCAGAAAACTTTAATTGACCCAGGTAATCGTTATTAGCTGCGCTTGCGGAGTTTCTGTATAATGTGAATTCCGGACCAGCCAAACTCGATGTGTCTGTGCTCGTCATGGTAACGGCAGACCCGAGCGCACCCGCTGAGACATTAGATAATACACCACCGTCACCCTTGTAGAGACTTCCCGTACCAATTTCTACATTCCCCGTTGCTGTTAATGCCACGTTGGGGTTTGTAAATTGTATGGTATTGGACGTAACATTTCCTCTATTCGCTATATGAGATAGAGTATAAACCGCAGATACCGCCACGTTACCTAACGTGATCTTCTCTGTGGCTACATTTCCGTTGATTACGAGTACATTTGAACCAAATTCATCGATATACAAATTCGACCCCACAGCCAGGGAGTGATCAGGCGCCGAATTGGCTATACCAACATTTGCTGTGGTTATAAACCCGACATCTGTATTAGTGAATTGTATGGTATTAGATGTCACATTGCCCTGGTCTGAAATAGACTGTAACGTCGTCGCGATATTAGAGAGGAGTCCGCCATCACCATCGAATTGGGTCGCTTCTATGGTACCATCTCGAATGAACACATTCGTACCGATAGACAGTTGGTGTGTGGGAAGTGCGTTCGCGATACCAATATTCGATGCCGTTAAATTACCTGTTATATCCGCATTCGATGAAACTATGAAACCAGTTTTGGCGTTTGTAAATTGTATGGTATTGGACGTTACGTTACCCTGATCCGAAATAGACTGTAACGTCGTTGCGATATTAGACAGTAAGCCACCATCACCATCGAACTGGGTCGCTTCTATGGTACCATCCCGAATGAACACATTCGTACCGATAGACAATTGGTGTGTGGGAAGCGCGTTCGCAATACCCACATTCGATGCTGTCAAATTACCGCTTATATCCGCATTAGATGAAACTATGAAACCAGTTTTAGCGTTTGTAAATTGTATGGTATTGGATGTCACATTACCATGATCCGAAACAGACTGTAACGTAGTTGTGATATTGGACAGTAAGCCACCATCGCCATCGAACTGGGTCGCTTCTATGGTACCATCTCGAATGAACACATTTGTACCAATAGACAGTTGGTGCGTGGGAAGTGCGTTCGCAATACCCACATTCGACGCTGTCAAATTTCCTGTTATAATCGCATTCGATGAAACCACAAAGCCCGTTTTGGCGTTTGTAAATTGTATGGTATTGGACGTTACGTTACCCTGGTCAGATATGGACTGTAACGTAGTTGCTATATTGGAAAGTAATCCACCATCCCCAGAAAATTCTGTGGCACTCACTCTACCGTTGTCGGCAAAGATATTGTTACCTATGGACAACTGATGGGTAGGTTCTGTGTTCATGATACCGACATTTGACTCCGTGAATACCTTACCATACACATGTACATTCATGGTTTCGGCCGTAGGGACGATATGTGGTGTAAGACCCGTACTCTCGGTATATGCGATCACATACTTTCTTTCGTCTCCCATGTAGCCACTCACAACATTCGACCCCGCTCGTTTCATGATGTGACCAAAGTCGATGGTATCGGAACTAAATCCATTCCCTAAAAGAGTTATTGGATCTTTTACGATGACATTTTCGGAATTAATGACAGTGGTTTTTCCGTCATGTATTAAGTTCCCGGAAATAGACACATTTCCAGAAATATCAACATTTCCAGAAACAGTCAGGCTCTTTGATGTTGTAATATTACCATCCGTGACTATATTACCGGTTATGCTCGTGTCTTTGGCGACCGTTAAATTATACGCGGTCGATATATTCCCGGTGGTTTCCAAATTACCTGTAACGGCCGCATCTTTCGCGACCGTTAAATTGTAGTCGGTTCCTATATTAGCTGTAGTTGTCAAATTACCAGTGACAGCGGCGTCCTTTGCAACTGTTAAATTATACGCGGTCGATATATTCCCCGTTGTTTCTAAATTACCGGTAACGGCCGCATCTTTCGAGACCGTTAAGTTATAAGCGGTCGATACATTTCCGGTAGTGGTTAAATTGCCAGTGATGGCGGCATCCTTTGCCACCGTTAAGTTGTAGTCGGTTCCTATATTAGCTGTAGCTGTCAAATTACCAGTGACGGTAGCGTCCTTTGTGACCGTTAAATTACCAGCGACGGAGGCATCCTTTGCCACCGTTAAGTTGTATGACCCGGTGATATTACCAGTGGTTTCCAAATTACCCGTAACGGCCGCATCTTTCGCGACAGTTAAATTATAAGAGGTTGATACATTTCCAGTGGTGATTAAATTGCCGGTGATAGCGGCATCCTTTGCCACCGTTAAATTGTATGCCCCTTCGATGTTACCCGTAGTTTCCAAATTACCCGTAATTTCTGTATCTTTTGCGACCGTTAAATTATACGCAGTCGATATATTACCCGTAGTGGCCAAATTCCCGGTGACCGTCGCGTCTTTCGATACTGTGAGGTTACTTGATGTTGTAATATTTCCATCTGTCACCAAATTTCCGGTAATGGTCGCTTCCTTTTCTACGGTCAGGTTATAGGCAGTCGATATATTACCAGTGGCGGTCAGATTACCTGTCACGGTTGCGTCTTTGGACACTGTGAGGTTACTGGATGTTGTAATGTTTCCACCCGTCGCCAAATTTCCTGTTATGGTTGCTTCTTTTGCCACCGTTAAATTGTAATCAGTCGATATATTGGCCGTGGTTGCCAAGTTTCCGGTGATAGCCGCATCTTTTGCTATCGTTAAATTGTAATCTCCTGTGATGTTGCCGGTTGTTTCTAAATTTCCGGTAATGGTCGCATCTTTCGCTACGGTTAAGTTATACGATGTTGTTATATTACCGTGGCTGAGCAAATTTCCTGTGACGGTCGAGTCTTTGTTCACCGTTAAGTTACCGAGCACGATGTGACCCATGCATGCCAAGTTTCCTGTAACGGTCGCGTTCCCCGAAATACGCGCGTCTTTTGCCACGGTTAAATTGCTCGACGTGGTGATATTTCCGGTCGTCGCAAGATTTCCCGATATATCCGTTTCTCGGGTAACGGTGAGATTATTTGAAACCGTGAGATTCCCGGTCGTGATTAGGTTTCCATATATGTTCGCATCTTTGTGAAGCGTGGTATTATACGATGTCGTTAAATTACCAGAAATGACGGTATTACCGAATATATCAACATCCTTATTTGCGATGAGATTACTCGTCGTGACAGTGTTACCAGCTATATTCGCATCTTTACCAACCGTAAGATATTCGGTGGTAATTAAGTTACCACCAATTGTTAGATTTGATCCAATTTCTATTTCATCCGATACATTTAGAGTATTCGATGTGATTTTGTTTGTGATTATATTACCAGAAATCTCTGCGTTCCCCGACACAGTGAGATTACTAGAAGTCACGATATTTCCCGTGATAACGGCACCCCCGGCCACGGTTAAATTATTTGATGTTGTAATATTTCCGGTGACAACCGTATTACCTGTAATGGATACCTCTCTACCCACACTCACGTTTCCGAGTATATCCAAATTACTCGTAACGTCACCGGCTAGACTTAAATTTGATGAGATACTTACATTACCAATGACATCTAGTTCCCCGCTTATGAATGTATTACCCGTAACACCCAAGACATTCGAACCACTATCATCCACATATAAATTTGATCCTACATCGAGGGTATGTGTGGGTACGGACTTTAAAATACCAACTCTACTTTGATCATAAACAACAAACGTGTTTGTCTTATTTTCATTCATTAAAGAGAAAATTGTATCGGTATAGACAAATTTGAAATTTGAAAATGTAAAACCGAAACCACTAGTTATAAGTGTAAGTACATCACCTTTCATTAACTGTCTGGTAATTGAAACTGGCCCCATATTATCGTCATTCAGTAACTCAATTTGTGTTCCGTTTAATTTGACTTCGTATGTATTACCATACCCGGCATTACCGGACGTAACGGTTACTGTAAATATTCCCTTTGCGGGCGCAGTAATGGAGGCTGTATTGTCTGCGTAGTTTATCGTGTTCGTGATACCGTCAGTTTGCATCATTTTCCATTCATTGACCGAGAAATCACCATATACTCGCATGGACATTCCATTGGATGAATTATTACTGAACGCGATAACATTAGATTGTGCGGCGGTATCCGAATAACCAAACGATAACACATTACTACGTTCATCAAATACCATGGCGACGTTACTCGCCGCACCGGGTCGAGTGAGCGAAAGGCCTAAATCATTCACACCCAGTGTATTATCTGAACCTATTTCCAATATACTATCTTTGATTTTTAGGGTGTGCGCATCTATTGTCGTGTTACCTGTGACTGTCAGGTCCCCTCCGATAGAAACATTACCGGATCGTGTAACATAAAAGTTATCCCCGACATCTAATAAGTGAATTGGATTTGTATTTCCTACACCCACATTGGACGTTGTAACCAGACCCGTCACGTTATTTACTAATTTCATGGGATAGATCGAAACATTGGATGATACTAATACTTCATCCAGACCCGAAATAGAACCCGGACCAATATCCACGATTTCCTTCGTAGAATAGTTATATACAATTGTATTTGAAGTTGTTCGCTGTCCTAAATCATACCGTAGTGGTGCTACGTAAAAGGAGTTTGCAGTAACCATGGGAAACATCTCTCCCGTCGCATTGAGTACGACGGTGTTTTCCGGCTGGTGATCTGCTGTCCATTTACCTAACCTGACCCTTTCTGAGCGGTCGATGGTATTGAGATTCTTCACCATTTAATATATGAACGTATTTTAATTTGCGTAAAGGATCCCTGCCATGCCGTTATTTATTCGTAAAATATTGTAATTTACGGCAAAAATATCATCATCTATATCTAAATTCTCGCTCCATAATTTGACTGAATTTAATCTACTAAAATTAAGTGTTCCTGTGGGTTGTAAGCTATTCGTTTTTAAACAGAATGGGTATAAGAAAAAGTCTGGAGTTGTGACATTTTCTGTGTGATAATACGCACTCACGTCAATGTAGTGTGGTTTCGCATATTTCATGACCCCTATATCGGTTCCATTTACACTCAGCTTTATTTTGTTACTTGGTGATGTAAGAGCCGAGGATAAAGTTGTATTTGTAGACGCAATATATTTGACTGGATGATTAAAATATAATTCCTGAATTTTCTCTCCAGATGCTATGTTTTGTTGTACTTGTTGAATTAAGATATTCTGGGGTTCAGATGCGAGTTTTACTCTTTCTTCCTCTTCGAGATAGTAAAAATTCGCATGACATTCCCATTCATAATCGGCCGCACTGGCTCCCCATTCCACGACAATTTCAACTTCATGATAGGATAAAGCACAAAGGGGTATCGCAGATTGTGGATTCTCACAATTGAAGAACCTGAACGGATAAAAATACGAACGGGTACTTCTACCGCCATGGGCTCCATTCGCACTTCGTGTCGTATTTGTGGCCATTGTATCTATGGCAATTTTTTCACAGAAGTCGGAACTTTGTTTGTCGATGACGTGCCCTCCGATTAAGAGGCTGGCACTTTTAATTAAAGATGTCCAATCCGGCGAATCCTTAGCTTCGCCGTTTTGTGAGATACATAAATATACATATCCCAATAAATCACCCGTTTTATCGAAACGGATTTTGGATGAAGATCCACTATTCACTGCCCCCTGTATGGTTTGTTCTTCGAGCGACTGTGAAAAGTTTGAATGTCTCTTGTAAGAAGATACGAAATACGAGACTTCTGGGTTGCCTGTGATTTGTTCGTTTTGCGAACCCACAGCGGTCAATTGTACAATTCCAGAAGACATGTTATAATAACTAAAGTTTATTTTTTGACTAGAAGGGTTTCATATTTCTTTTCATACACGTAAATCTCATAACAAATACAGCATCCTGGACACTCGCCGGTGTACCATTTTGTTTATCGAGATCAAAAGTTAAGCGATCGAGCTTGAGAATAGGTGTAATAAATTGTTGTTCGATGTCGTAATCATCTCGGAAAAAAACAGCCTTTTGACCATTGGAAGCACCGTGTAATTGATGCTGACACATGATAGTACCGAACACGCTTTCTATATTGGAACTCGCCACCGCGAGGTCCGCCTTTGCCGTTTGGGTGAATGTGTTTCTGAGCTCATTTATCGTGATGTGGATACATCGTTGGGCATCACCATTCGTATTGAGGGAGGCCGCCATTAATTTAGCTTCTACCACATTTTCGAGGGGTTTGGGTAAGAATGCTACAAAGTCGGTGTTCGTGGCATGGCTTAAATTATCCACAACCACCGTATGAGTTTCATATTCCGTATCGGGCAGTGTCATTGTCCTGTTATTATTATACACTTAGATTAAAAGCCCGCCGATTCCATCCACGATTTCATATTTGGAACTATCCTCGACTGACTTTTGGTCACCACACACACCACCTGGTGTCAAGGTCTCTCTGTTACCTCCTCGTCGGGTGTAGTATGCTGATTTTTTACCGGGACCGGGAATGCATGCAATATCATCTTCGAGGGCATTTATCGTTTTGTCACCGACCGGCTTAACGACGATCGGTCTCGGCGAATAAGAATCTCTTTTTCGATTTGTAATATATAAGACTATCATCAATGATACTAATCCAACAATGACCGCAATTCTAACTCGCTCTGGGGTATCCATATATAATGACTCGATATTATATTTTATTATAAAGTGCGTTAAAGATAATTTAATACTTTCAAGTTAAAGAGTAGATGGACGAAGAGATAACACTCGATCGTGGAAATGCTACTGTAATGAAATTGGATGATGATGAACAGGCCATCATGGATGAGATTCAGATTTCGGCTCCGAGAATTCAAAAACCCAAGAGACCACAAAATTTCAGACAACCGGGGAATGTCCCTTCCTCGGCTCACCAGGAAGCGCTCGACGCTTTTGCCAATCCAAATAAACAAACCGAAATGCCACGAGCACAAGAAGAGGAGATCGATTATGGTGAAGATCCTATATTCATGGGAGACGATGACGCATACGGAGGAGGGGGAGGGGGTGGTGACTACGGTGGCCAGGAACAAGAAGAGCGTCCATCTCCGAATTTTGCGACCGTAGATGACGAGAAGGCCGATCTCATGAACAAGATTGCTAGATTAGAGAAAAAGGGATTTTCGGTAAATAAACGTCTCACGGCGTATTCGCCCGTAGATGAACTCCGCGCCGAGGTGAAGCGGGTAATGTATTCTATTGAGGTGGATCAATCGGTTCGCTTTTCCAAGCGTATGTTGATTGCGTGTGTCACGGGTCTCGAATTCCTTAACAAACGATACAATCCGTTCGATCTTCAACTCGAAGGTTGGAGCGAATCAGTGATGGAAAACCAGGACGATTATGATACCGTTTTCGAGGAATTGTACGTTAAGTATCGAACGAAGATGCACGTCGCTCCGGAAGTCAAGCTGATACTCATGCTTGGTGGATCCGCCATGATGTTCCACTTGACTTCTACAATGATGAAATCCTTACCAAATATGGGCGATGTTTTGAAACAAAATCCAGAGATGATGAAAAACATGATGCAAGCGGCACAGAATATGGGGAAGGCGCAAACATCGGCGCCGCCGGCTACACAAAGCCCGGAGATTAACGATACCTCGTCGGGTGGTCAATACGAAATGCAGGGACCGGGCATCGATCTCGGAAGCCTGATGGGTGGTATGGTTGGTCCGCCGTTACCGGTTAATACCAGTCCCATGGAAGCCGCGAATGAGACCACCACCACGACGACCAAGATTCCTGTCGCGGAAGATGATATCTCCGATATCGTCTCCATCTCAGGAGAATCGACGGGCGGTGAAGTCAAGGAAGTTGCTGTTTCGGCACCGACCAAGAAGCGAGTTCGAAGAAAAAAGAAAACCGAAATTAATCTCTAAACCTAAAGTATGATAGGGTACGCTTTCATTGAGGAAGAGGAACCATCGACACCAGAACAAGTCGAACAAGTGTCTAAACCTGTCAACCAATCTGACCCAAAAGGTTTAGAAGATACTGAATGTAATCATTTGGTACTATTCTTTATTTTAGGCGTTGCGTTGTTAGCTGCAACAGATAGGTTGCACTAAGCACTACTTAAAATAAGATGTTAATTTCACTTTTTAGGAAGTTGCGATAATTTAAACAATCTGTATGCCAAATTTATTGGACATAAACCGTTTGACACCTACAATATTTGGAAAACTCCAGAGATACCAACGTGACCAAAAACCGGCCCCGTTGATACCGCTCATTTTCCAATCCTCTGTATCACTCCTATTGACGTTTAACATTAGGTTCTGAATTCTATTGGGATCACTCTCCTCTATGGTGCGTTTGGGTATTTGACCACCGTGACGAGATACGTAAGATCTCATTCGAGAAGGTGTTTTGTGTTTTGTGTAGTCTGAATAACCTTTCGCACCAAAATCAACAGTTTTACCGTCTTCTAAGATCGCCCTGAATTTCTTTTTAGAATTGGGGCTGCGAACAATCCTGACGCGCATACTTATATTTTGTAAAGATAATTTAATTCGCAAATAAAACTCCCGCCATACCCTTATCTATGCGTAATATATTATAATTTACGGCATAAATTATTAGTTCTTCCGTCTCCGCGCGCTCATAACCCTTTTTCACGTTCCTCAATATGATTTTTGCGTTATCGAGCCGACTGAAATTGCATGTCCCTGTTGGTTTATAACTGGACGCGTCTAGACAGAAGTGGTAGGCGAAATACCTGGTGTAAAATGGACAATCTTTATCTTCGTCATATTGGATAATTCCAAATTTTGTATGATTATAATTCTGAACGATATGGAAATATAACGGACTCATATTCTCTAACAGCGGAGTTCCGTTTATTTGAATATCGGCGGATTTAAATGATAAAAAGTCCTTTTCAACGACGGCCTGTTTTGTCGTAAAACCGAAAAACAACGATTTTACGGGATGATTGAACTGTGAGATATCGATGTCATTATATCCATTTGTTGGAGATGTGTATGCCGTAGAGGTTGCTTGTGCCGCATTATATAATGCTAACTTGGTATCAACTATTGCTTGTTGTGCATTTATTGCCGTGTTATTTGGTGGGTCAGCGGTTTGTAACGCTTGCAATAGTGTATTGGCCTCGTTGTATTCGTTTTGTGCTTCTGTCGCCTTTTCCTCGTAATATTCAGTATCATCACAATCGAGTGTCTTTTTAATTTGTTGACACTGGGTGATAATAATGTCCATTTTCTTGTTCGTGAAACGTTTTCTTTCCTCGGCGTCGAGATAAATATAGTTGCCGTAGCACCTGATATTTTGAGCACTTGCTCCCGGTGCAAAGTCTATTTTGATCTCAACTTGGTGAAATTGTAATGCCACGAGGGGAATGAATGATTGATTATCACCGAAAAAGTAATGAAGCGATAAAAAGTTAGGATTTGTTGTCGAACATTTATTGTTAATTTCCTGTGATTTCGTGTATGTATCTGCGAGGTAGTTTTGCCATATGTCACTACTATAGTCAAAATCATATGAATCAACCTTCTGGCCTCCTATGTAAAGGGAAAACTTAGCCCCGAAGAACGAATTCAATAGATCCACCCCCTCGAACCACACTGCGTTTAACAAATCTCCATAAACTGGTATTATAATAGAAACGTCTTCAGTAGATATCTCTTTTATAAGCTTTGGGGCTTGTGAAAAATTTGTATGTCGTTGATATTTTAAGTTAAAAAAACTCATACCTTCTGAAGTTGTTAAATACACATCTTGTGCACCTTTGCTTACTAACTCAACCAGAGCACCGGACATCGGTATATATTTATAATGCACATTATAAAAACAGACACTTTCCCTGAGTGAATGTGGAGGACGTTTCCGCATCATTGGGTTTATTTAGATTTGTGGGCAAATTGAACCCTCCCTGTCTATACACTTTTAATCGTTTGAAGTACATGGCACTTAGAATCGACCAAGTATCATGAATATCATAAATATGGGGATTGTTTTTCTTCCCTGCTGTCTCTCTCATTATTCTACCTATACTTTGTGTAATATCAGATTTTGGTGTTGCCAATATGACTGTATCGAGTGTTGGTATATCTAAACCTTCATGTGCTTGACTGAATGTGGCGAATATAATCTTCTTTTTGCTGGATTCCTGGAGGTCCTTTTCCTTCATGCCTCCCATGTAAAGTCCCGAATTCTTAGGAAAGCACTGATGTAACATCTGACAATGGAGTCGTCTCTCACTGAGAACCAGCAACTGTCTCGTACCGGATGACGCCTTTTTAATGAGTTCAACTAACATGACGTTCCTTTCTCGGTCTTCGGTTAGGTTTGTTACCATCGTGGGGAGGGACAATTTACCAAAGCGGGTACACGGTGGAGGATTTTCATAATACGGCGATTTATATATGATCGGGAATACATCCACTTGATCTTGATTTTTCCTCTCTATGGAAACGATAGTCGGACCCATGAACCAATTCAAAACCTTCGTGAGACCATCCTTTCGATTTGGGGTGGCAGAAAGTCCGAAAATGTGTTTGGGACACAGTTTGAATAACGATTGCGAAAAGGTTCTGGCACATATATGATGAGCTTCATCTACTATCAATGTACCGATACTCTCAAAGTCTTTAAAACTATATTCTCTTTGTGTCAGGGATTGTAACATAGCGATGACGAAATCGTATCCTTCTACTTGTATCTTATCTTGTTGTACTATGCCCACCGATGAACCCGGACAAAATTGATGTATTCTTTCTCTCCACTGATCCGCCAGAAACTGCTTATGAACTATGATCATTGTTCTGTATCCCAATTTACTCGCAATAGCTAACGAAACGGTGGTCTTGCCATACCCACAGGGAAGGGAGATGATACCTGAGCCTCTTTCAACAGCCCTATTACAGCTCTCAACCTGATGGGTTTCATTTCGAAGTTTTCCGCTAAAAACGATAGAAGCCCTGGCCGGTTTCGGTCGTCTGTCTTCTTCTGGAGCTCCCAGTTTATCAGTTCCGTAGAATCTGGGAACGCACACTCCATTCTTAGCTGGTTTAAAAACTTTAAAAGGTGGCGGGGGGAATCCGTATTCATTGTTACACAAAGGTCTTACTGTTAATTCCCTTTTTATTTCCTGGAGTCGATCGCCGGTGATATAACCTGTGCGTGTTAAAACCCCCATCGCGTTATTAGTTTAAAGAATAAAAACTTTATGTATAATATAACATAACATGCCGATTCTCAACGTCGAGGAGAACATTAAGAAGATGACCGAAGCCATTCATAGCATGACACAGGAGGTTCTCCGATTGGAAGGTGCCTTGCGAGTTTTCCAAGGATTTAAGGAAGGTGGTCTCGAGGAAGTCGAAATTCCGAATGTTCCGGAAGGTGCTACTCCGGTGAATGACGACGGTGTCCCGCCGACCATTCCCGAAGAATCGGAGGAAGAAGTTACTGAAACGAATTAATTGAATCCGCCACCCAAGAATATCCCGAATGATTTCCAACATTCCACACCCCCTTAAATGATATATCAACTTCTATTTCATCATTCGTTACAAGAGATTGTACAGGTTTTGAACCTATAACCTTACACATGACCCTCCTATAACGAAATGGTATCTTTATGGTTAAAATCTTCCCATCTAGGGGATTGTCTACGATAGAATTATTCAATCTATGGATATTTTTGTCATGCATACGTTGAATAATTTCGGACGTGGTTCTAGACAATAGAATTCTCATGTACTTTTTGTCGTTATGTTCATACATCGGTTGATGAACGTGACACAAGAACTTCATTGTTTTCTATTCTTACGTATTCCGTAAGCTATAAGTATTATTAATGTGAAAAGTAAGACATGTGACATTTTTAACGGTCTGAGCGCTTTGCGCGTCCCAAACGTTTGGTGACAAAATGTTCTTCCCACTTCGGTTCCACCTTCTATACTAGAGTACGGAGTATCTCTCGGAGACATTAATCCACACAGCGCAACCTTTTTACATTTCCCAAAATATGGAACTTGTCCATGAACGCTCAAAACACCCGACGATTGATTGATTCTCCACTTTTCACCAGTCCATGTGGATCCCCAACTGAATCGCATATTTTTAGGTTTAGGGACGCCAACCTTTTTGAGTTGCTTCCATACTTCCTTTAAAAATGTATCCGGGTCTGTTTTTAATATTTCCTCGGTGAGCGTTACCATTGTACAAGATATAGTTTTACCGTCGGATAACACTACCGGGTAAAGTTTCCACGGAGTATGCATCGAGATATATAAATCGTCTTCTATCTTTATGGGTTGATCGTAATCCAGTAACACATTTATGGCACCATACGCACTTTCGCTAATTTGTTTTACTGCCGTAGCTCCCCAATTATCTCCTATTAATTTGACAGCGGGTTCGTGATCTATACACATGACCAACATACCATCAGATATTTCCGTACCGTCACTAAACGCCCCTATGTATGAATCGTCACCATATTCAACTGTTTCGAGTGTTTTGTTAAATTCAAATTTCGCACCCTTTTCTATTAATGCTTTTTTCATAGCTTGACCCATAACTAAACCAGATACACGTTGTGTGTATTGTTTGGAAAGACTCACATGATCAAAACTACCCATGAGGCCAAAAACCGACATCGTATCCCATCCAACGCCATCAATTTGATGTGTCATCGCACGAAGAACCCTCTTTCCAGATTTGGACATGCGATTTTTTGTGGCGTCCTCGAGAGATATCTTCTTATATCTATCCGGATTGATCATGGCCTTGAGATAGAGATCTCCGAGAATCACGTAATCTTTCAAACGCATATTCTGTAGGATAAATGAATAATCGTAATAATTTCGAACGAATAACGTGTCCCAATTTATACCCATCTCCTTGAGAGAGCTTTTAAAATTAACATACGATCCAAATGCTAATTTATGAGAATGCAAATCCCTGTACTCCGTACTCGGTTCCCACCACGAACCACCCGCATCTACCTTCTTGTCATAAATTACCACTTCGTGTTTTGTAAAGTTGAGAAGTTCCCACGCAACCGACATACCGGACGGACCGGATCCTATCACGTGAATTCTCATTCTAATGTATAGTTATATTTTTTTTAGATGAACCCCGTCTTCTTGCGCTCTTCTGGGGTCTTAAAAGTATACAAGATACCTAAGAATATTAAGACCGAAACCAACGCAACTTCGATGTCCTGACTGGCGGTGAGCGCAATCATCATGAGGGAGACGAAACGGAACGTCTGACTGTCAAATAATTTTTGGACGTTCTTGGGAATGGTGATCGCGTTACCGGAGAAAAGACCTTGGTAAAGCACCAACAGAGTGAAAACCAACGGGATTCTGAGACCACGTTCAAGCGGCTTGGACACTGGACCGAGGAAGTTCTTGGGGATAATCATTTTACTATGTGGAAATATTTTATTTTAAATAAAAACCTATTCATACTATAGGTATGGTTATACAATCGGGTAGTTTGAAAATTCCCTCCCTGCCAGTTTTACCACGAAAACCGTCAAAACAGAAAATAAAGACCTGGAAATTTGCCGGTAGATACTTGTGGAAATCTAAAACAGTTAAAGATCAGGGAGAACTGGGTAGATGGACGTGTAATGAGCTTATTAAGCTGGGACCCACATTTGTAAAATTGGGTCAGATTGCTAGTTCCCGTGGTGATTTATTTCAACCGGAATTTACACGGGAATTAGAATCCTTACAGGACGCAGTTCCGGCCATGCCGGTAGAAGGATTGGTAGATATGAGCGATTTTGAAGATTTTGATTTAAAACCATATAAATCGGCGAGTATAGGTCAAGTACACAAAGCCACGTTAAAAAACGGAAAAGATGTAGTTGTTAAGATTAAAAGACCTAACATATACGAAATACTCAAAACGGATACAGATAATGTATTAGAAATTGTTAGGTTTTTGGAGTGGGTCGGCATAGATACCGGAACGGGTACTGGCATTGCTTTAGAAGAGTCTGTAAATTATTTATTAGGAGAGGCGGATTATATACAAGAGATAGATAACGCTATAACATTTAGAAATGGGATGAAAGGTGTATCTTGGATTAAAGTTCCCAGAGTGTATAAAAAGTTGTCAAACCAAGATAGAATTGTAATGGAGTATGTAGAATCAACTAAAGTAACTGAACTGACGAATACGAAGATCAATAAAAAGAAGGTATGTGAAGCCATAATAAATTCATACCTGATTCAAACCATGGATAAGGGATTCTTTCATGGGGATCCGCATCCCGGAAATTTGGGTATTTCCGAGAAGACCGGGAAGCTAGTCTTTTACGATTTTGGTCTCCTGATATACATATCCGAGAGACTTCGCGAGGGTTTTACGAATATACTTGTACATATAATAAATAAGGATACCACAGCCATAGTAAATGAATTAGTCGAGATGGGTGTAATCGTCCCCACATCTTCTGAATTATCGGATATTGCGTCGTTTTTCCGTTCTATACTAAATTATCTCGAAACTTTGGATGGTGGCGTGATCGTAAATGATGATTTTGCCTCTCAACTAGCGGAAGAAAAGCCATTTACTGTTCCATCTAGTTTTATATACTTAGCTAAAAGTTTTGGTATAATAGAAGGTATATGTAAAGAATTGGATCCCGATTTCAATTATTTTACGTATCTTGAACCTATGATACAGTCAGAAATAGAGGATGCGTTATCTCTAGGTGAAATGATTACATCTACCACAGAAATGCCAAGCAGAGTGAGAGATATAAGTACGGCCGTGTTAGGATTAGAAAAATCTCGAGCACAGATGAAGCGCATGATGAATAAAACGGGCAGAGAGGTTAGATTTGCGCAATATAGTATATTAGTGTCTATTCTTGCCGCACAAACTGAACACACCCTACTGACGATCTTGTGCGTGGCCACGTCTATATGGCTTACTATGTCGTCACAAAAGTGATATTATTTTTACATATTGGAAAACAACATGGGAAAATAATGACGGTTTAATTTACTTTTCAAAGACATCTATGGTTTCAACAGCCTTAGATTTCTTTGTTTTCGGTTTAGATTTAGATTTTTCGGTTTGGAAGAATTTTTTGTGGTCGTCAAATATTTGTCTAGACCGACGTTGTTCTTCCCGTGCGACTTCTCGCATTTTCTCTTGGATATTGGTGATATCCGTTTGTTTTTTCATTTTTTGACCAAACTTCTTGAATCTATTTTGAGTAGAGCCCAAAGTCCCACTCGCTGACGACGCAACAATCGATAACATTTTGTAGGTTAACTTGTGACAACATTATTTTTCTCGTCATGTTTTTTCGCATTCACCTTCTGTCGTCAGCTTTTCAAATAGGTTTAATTTTTTTAGCTTTTCTTCAAATTCCCGTCTTTCGCCGGGTGACGTCAGTGTCCCGCCATTTCGGATAGCTTCTATCTCGGGGCCGGTGAGCTGGATCGCATTGATTCTGAAATCCATAAACGCTTCCATCGTTATGGGTACAAGGTCTTTCACTAGGTCATAAATAGCATTGGCATATTCACGAATCTCCTGCTGCGCACCCGGTTCCATCCTGAGATGAAGATAATGTAATAAATTGTGAAGATTGATTTTCCAATAGAATTCGGTATATGTAGATTGGGGTAAGTTTCCTCTAGATTGTTCCCTACAACATCCGGATTCTAGAAGTTCTTCATATACGTCAAATGAATTTCCCAAATGTTTATTCATTTTTTGGGTGAGTTCTTCCGGTACATCAACCTCTCCTTCCGATCCCTGTCTATTTACTACCGATTGCGCTCTCATAACGTCCGGTTCGTAGTAGTCCCGAGGAACAACGGAGTACCGCGCAGATAATTCATTTATACTGGCAGTTCTGTGTCGCATGTGTTGTCGTGCGATGTAGATCGGCATTTTGATATGAAATTTGAAATCGACCATCTCGAAGGGGGTTGTGTGCCAGTGTCTAAGGAGATATCGAATAAGTCCTCGGTTTCCTCGAGATGTCTTTGTTCCATCTCCATAAGAGACGCGTGCCGCTTGAACGATCGAGGTATCCAAATCTTCCCGAGGCATGTGGTCAACGAGGCGTACAAATCCCCAATCCAAGACTTTTCTGAAGTTGTCATCGTCTTGCATATTTCTTCTATATTTTTTACATGACTTAAATCTTTAATGCTGTATAAAGATTTCATACCCGTTTGTATTAATAATGTCGGAAACTTGGATCACTCGTCCAGGTTTCGTGCGAGCATATCGTAGATCTTCGTGGAATAATGGGAGGTTCAAACATCCACGAACAAAACGGATTCCCAAATATAAGATCACGATAGAATCACCCGAGGGTATTGAATCGTTTGATATTGACGGCGGGGCGCCGATCCTAGATAATCTAGAGGATCAGGGGTTCAATGTTCCGTATTTGTGTAGAGTTGGTATGTGTGGAACATGTGTATCAAAAATGGAACAGGGGAGAATTGAACAGAGAACGTCGGGTATTTTGAGCAAATCGGAGCGTCTCGAGGGTTACATGCTTCCGTGTATTTCTCACGCAATCGGTGATTGCTGGATTAAGACACACGATGTCGGCAAATTTTCATTTAATAGTGGTGAATACGATTTCATCACATATCCCTCTCCTCCGGATGATTCAGATTCTTATTAAGATTTTATTCCATGTCCCGTTTTAGTTCATCTATATTTTTATAATATCTATGCAGATCTTTCATAAATCTTTTATTTTTTTCTAGTACCTCTACATCCAATTTATTTTTTAGTATGTAAGCTAAATTTGATTTAGAATATTTGGAATTCTTTTGATTTTCGTTTGGTTTTCTCGGGATAACTTTTGTTACTTTTTTCTTCTTCGACGTACTCGTAGGTTCGACTCTATTTACAAAACTCAATGCTTGCATGATCGTGTCGGCCAAATCATCCTTTTTCTTTGAATTATCAAAAATTTCTACCCAGTGTTTATTTACGTCATCTCGCGTTATAAAAGCCCGACATCGTTCGATCGATACTTTCTTGCGTCGAAGATATTGAGACCTACCCGGACCGGCAACGTCTGGTATTTTATGACGAGCATCGTATATTATAGTCTCGGCGGTAGGATGTTTAATGATGAAATATGCGTGTAAAAAATGCATAACCGAGACCATCTTCTTATTCCGATCCGGCTGTTTTTCTATTAGTACTATTTTGGGTTCGAGAACCCATGGTCTTTCGTCTAGATGTTTTCTTAAAGAAACATAGACACCATCTGAATGTTGTGGTGGGATACCGGATACGTCCCATTTAACAATTAAGTTTGATGTTTCATTAAGCATACACATAGCTAAATTTCTAATCCCGACATCAATGGAGAGAATCATTACATAAATATGTCTTTATCTCTTTAATATACGGCGGGAGGGGGTGCGCGAGGTCGGCCTTTAGGCATGAACTTCATAACGACACTCAATATAATGAGGACGAGTATGATCATGAATGGCATTTTAATTTTTTTCCATATGGGCCCGAGTATTTTACCCGCGACATTCATACCGGATTTTGCGACTCTACCCGCGACATTTGTCGCCTTATTGACTACACTTTTCGCCGCATTTCCGACCGTACCGAGATCAAGTTTCGTGATTTCTTCACATTTCGATATACAATGGGATTCACACCTACCTCCACCGATATCCTTGGAACACACGGGCTGGTCGGCGACCGCACCGGCCGCCTTCACTTCTTCGAGTGTTTTGTATTGGAGTTCTGTCGATTTTATCTTCTTTTGGTCAAAGGCGTCCCAGTTTTTGGGGAGGCATATACTCGCACACTCCTTGACCTTTTTATCTCTCTCTTTGTATTTCTTATCTAAGAACAAAGCGCCCCCGCCTATAGCCCCCGCGAGTGCTGCGTATTTGAGAAGTTTTTTGTTCCTTCTGGCAAATTTGGCACCTTTCTTGGCACCTTTCTTGGCGAGCTTGGCACCTTTCTTGGCACCTTTCTTGGCGAGCTTGGCACCTTTCTTGGCACCTTTCTTGGCGAGTCTTGCGGCCTTGCGTGCGGCTATCCTCGCCTTTCGCATTTTTCGTAACCTCTTGAGTTTCTTTAGTCTATCCGCCGAACCCGCCGATCTCTTGAATTTTCTGCCGGCACCCCCCACCTTGCGAAACTTTTTACCGAATTTCCCCACCTTTTTAAATTTCCCAGCAAATTTTGCACTCATTTTAAATTTTTTGCCGGCAAGTGCGAGCTTTCTACCCGCGCTTCCAAGTTTTCGAACTTTTCTACCCGCACTTCCCATCCTTCTCATCGCACGAGCCGCTCCCCTGTAGTGTTCGACCTGGTAATCTTCGGTACCATACGGCCGGTAATATTCTGTTCCGTCATTATATTCCTCGATACCCGAGTATATGTCGGTCATATTATAATAGCCTGAGATTTTATTAATTGACCGGTATTAAATTATCTTCCCAATCCCAGAATGTATATTCTCCCACTGGGATGGTGTGATCGGATGTGACGAGGCATGTCAATTCATCATCGATTTCATCGGTCTTTGTAGCTTTCGGGAAATCTTTGACCTCGCAATATTTGTTTTTATTCTTGATATAGTGAGATCCTGTAACACGTATCTTCTCTTGTAGATCTTCACTATAGATCTCATAATAAGGATCTGCCTTTCTTCCCCGGATTTTCATGGTCGCCGTGACGACGGCGCCATTACTCAACACGTCATCCAATTTGATATCTTTCATCTTAACGATGGTACCATTCTTGAGTTTGATTGGAGTATCCGGAGAAAAGCAGAATACACTCTTGAATGCACCCCCTACCGCATTTGCTGCTCTTTTCGCCGCATTTGCTGCTTTCTTAGCCGCCCGTCCCGCCGCCTTCGCCGCTTTTTTGGCACCCTCTGCCGCTTTTTTGGCCGCTCTCTGTGCTCCTCTCGCCGCTTTCTTCGCCGCATTCGCCGCCGCATTCGCCGCCGCATTCGCCGCCGCTTTCGCTGCCCTCGCCGCCCCCCTTGCGGCTTTCGCCGCTGCTTTTTGCGCGTTTCTAGCTGCCGCTTTTGCCGCCCGGGACGCCAAGCGCGCCGCCGCCTTCGCCGCTTTTTGGGCCCCCTCCGCCGCTTTTCTGGCCGCTTTACTTGCCGCTTTAGCCGCGACCTTTGCGCCCGCCGCTGCGGCCTTCGCCGCTTGTTTGGCCGCCTTTGCTGCCGCTTTTACTGCTTTTTTGGCGTATTTAGCTGGTGGAAGACCTAAACCGAACGGATCGAGCACTTGATCCAACGCGGCGTTCAACATCTTTTTCGGATTTCCCGATAACATGTCCTTTGCGCGATTTTTTAATTTGTTTGACGCCTTGATAGCACCGCGGGTCACGGTTGTACCGAAAATCATTTCGGCAATTTTTTGTCCCTTACGTAATTTACAGTCCGTGAGTCTCCCCCCGACGTGTTTCAATCCCATTTTACTACACCACGAATTGGTGTATATACAAGTACCCGTATCGTGATTGAAGCGAACACCATGGTTATATGGATGTACTCTCTGTCCCGTTTTACTCGATTTTCTCGATTTTTCACAATTCGCGACCAATTGTCCGTAGTATCCACCAAGCATTACTTTTTGGGGAAGTTCTCGGTCGATCATGACGGGCTTTTTGGCAAATTCTTTAGGATTGGCGCGTCTGAGCGCGGCCTGGTTCGTTTCTCTGTAATGTTTTGTATATATGGCCACCATGGGCTGATTGTAGTCTTTTGGTAATTCTTTTGGTTTAAGAGCGTCAAAGTACTGGAAGAATTCATTACGTTTAGAATCGTTCCATTTTTTCATACCGACCTCTGATAACGAGACACCGACCGTCCCGGGTTTAGACATACTGGGGTACATTTGTATTTCGTTTGCCCTAGATCCCAGAGCCGCTTTCATTTTGTCGAAGATGAATTGATCCCGTTTCTTATATTTTGCCTTTGAGACGGAATCATAAACTTTGCCGAATACGTCTCCTGCTTCTTTTGGCATTTCAAAATCCTTACCCGGAATTGGTTCTCCTTTTTCATCGAGTGTTGCCGCGAATGCGTTACCCACCGCTTCAAAGGCGACTTGACGTTTTTTGGATTCTGCTACCGATTCGCCCGGTAATTGACCATCCAGACCCATGGCATCCATCACGTCTTCCATGAAGTGTTCTACCATCATGCCATTAACCTGTCCATATTCTTTGGGGAAAGCCTCCCCGACGGGGAATAATTGTGGATAATCCATACCCGCTTCGCGCATACCCTTCTCAACCATATATTCGATACTGTCACGCGTCGCCGTGTTTGTCGTGTTATGTGTGAATGAAGCATAACCACCGAGATCCATGATATCGACCGCCATACTCAACATATCAAATAACATCATCGCCGCACCGACCGGACCCGCTGATCCATACGCGGCCCATTTTGCCGCCGATGCCGCCAACTTAACCCCCACCTTTGCTACGATCTTTATAGCCATTTTCGCCAATATCTTCGCTCCGAATTTCCCGACTAACTTCAATACCATCTTCCCACCTCTCTTTAATAAAGCTTTTGCCACGACCGTTGTCAGTTCTTCTTTTATTAATTGTTTTCCCATATCCATCATCATTTTTCGTTGTGCCTTTTTTCTGTCTGCCGCACTCTCCACGGGATCACAACATCCCGCATCATTTACTTCCCATCCCGGAAGACATTTGCCATTTACTGCTTTCTTGTACATACATTTCTTTTTGTCTTTGGTTTGTTTTTTCGCATTTTCTAATTGGGTGCGTAATTTAGCCGCTTTTGCTTTAGCTTTTGCCTTTTCTTCGCCTTCAGCTCTTCTTGCTTCTTCTTCGGCTTTCTTTGCTTCGGCCGCGATTCTAGCTTCTTCTGCTTCCATCGCTTTTAATTCCGCGGCTGCCTTCTTTTCTTCTGCTTCTATTTCCAATCGTAACTTCTTTTCTTCTTCGGTTTCTTCTTCTTCGTCGTCTATCTCCTCCTCCTCTTTAGAAGCTGTTTCGGCTTTGATGGCTTTTATTACTTCGTCTGGATCGAGTCCCACTTTTTTACTTTCTTCTTTGAGTTCATTTTGAGATTTATCCATCCGCTGCTTGAGTTCAGAGATAACTCCTTCTGGGGTCGAAGGGTCTGGGGCACCCAACGTTTTCTTGTATACCAAAAAGGCCACGAGAAATAAAAATAGTATCAATACCAATGGTACTATCATTTAATTAAAGACAACAATTTATTTTATTTCAATGTGGTGCTGGCACTGTGTCCATCCAATCGAAGGTGAGTCATTACAACTGCCATACAATTATGACTCAAAGCGGTCTAAGTTCAAATTGACTGGGCACTTTTGTTCATGGAACTGCATGAAATCATACGCGATAGATAAGTATGGCGATACGAGGGGTAGTAGAATATGTAGTAATATAGTGGTAATGAGAAAGAAGTTATTCAATGAGATAGGACCAGTGAAATGTGCACCTTACAGACACAGACTAAACGTATTCGGTGGAGACATGACGATAGAACAATTTAGGGAAAATTCCATAAAAAATCCTGAGACGAGAAATGAAATAGACGCCGAACCCATGCCCGAATTACAGATACCAATCATAAAGAACGCACAGAAGATGGCTGAAATTAGGAATTCGAAAAGTGGCAATACGGATGAACTGAGACTCAAGAGGAGTAAACCTATGAAACGGGACCAAAATAATTTAGAATCGGCATTAGGATTGATAATTAAAAAATGATAATTTGTTGTATTATTTAAATCATTCGTATTAAGGATACCCTTTACTCTTAATATGTATGATGCTGTTTATAGTAATAAACGTTTATGCTATTCGTTCTTCCATTGGAAGCTCGCCCGGCGTTCCAAATTGGAAATTGATCGATTTGGATTGTTCTATTTCTTTATAGTCTCTCTTATCACCAAGATCGATTATACCACCCTCATTAACGAGGGGGTCTAGGAAAATGTATCTATTGGTTTTTCCGATACGGAGAGAATAATATCCCTTGTGTCCGGTGATACTATTGACAATTCTGAATAGATGTTCCGTGGGATAATTTCCTTCAACTTTTATAAAATCCCCAGTTTCCTTGTCTATGGGCCTAGTGAACATATATCTCTCTTTCATTATCTCAAGTCTGAACGTTTCGTTTAGTTCATCATCGTCAGTTTTAGCGGATATACTTCCATAGAGCGAAACGAACCCATCCTTTTCTTTCTTTATCTTATACGGACGACCCTGTCCTGCTAGGTACGTATACATGATGACTTCACCATCCTCGTCGGCGAGTTTCAATATTTCGTCGACATTCGCATCCTGGACTGTGTATCTTTCAAATGGATGACGGACTGTCAGGTAGTAAGTCACGAGTAAAACCAAAAAGGCGACGAGACTAATGATTCTTTCCTGTGCTTTCATTTTATATAAGGGTATATTTTAAAACATGGTATTTTTGTTCAACAACGTGATGACGGCACGTTCGCTATATGAGTAAAATGTAAGTGAGATGCCCAATTCTCTTAAAGATTTACGCATCGGTTTAATGATTTCTTTCCATTGTTCTATGGTAGATACATACCTTCTCGTACCACCACTATTCATTATTTTATTAGTTAAATTTCTATTATTCATTGTATTTTTAAAGACCTGAGCCACTTTATTCAAGTTTGGTAAAGTCTTCATAGGTAGGCTCACACTTTCCATAATATCTATGACATAGTATCCATTCTGGTCTGCGATGATATTTGCCTGCATGTGGGGATATCTACCCACATATGTATTTATATCGTTCATGGTAGGAAGACTAAACGTTTTGGGGGTTTCCTTACCTGCGGGATGTGTATGGTACGATATATACGAATTTAGGACGTTCTGTGGTATCGGACCCGTCTCTACTAACGATATTCCAACCACACGAGTCGGGGAACTGAAACGTACCCCATGAATGGTCCCATTGATATCAATTTTACCGGAAATTTCTCTTTTACGGTTGAACGAATCTTTGTATATGTTTTTTAAAGACGTAATAGTGGATTTTGGGAGTCTTATGTTAATTCTATCCTTACTCGCCGATGTAACAACACTCCCCATCCTGGTAAGATTCGTTCTTTTGTTCGTAGATTTAGATAATCCCGAACTAGCTGGTCTGGATCTCTTTGTGCGCACGGGAGTCCAATCCATGTTTTCTGGTGTTCGTGACATTCTTACTAATAGTGGAGTGAAAAAATTCACAGAACTTGATCAGGCTTGGAAGAATATCATTTTTCCACTTTTCCGTGTTCTTTTGGATTAGATAACCCTTCCTATATACATCGTGTTGTTCAACTAAACGACAAAATGATATATTTGGTACCATCTGAAGGTAGGTTTGACATTGAATTTCTTCATAGTCTCGTACCACGTTAAATAGGCCGTCCATTCTGTTTTTTATTTCCACGATGGTTTTTGAGCCGTTTTCATGTACTTGGAGTCTATCTATCCTACCGACGACCTGATATTTGGTACCCATGATCTCGCATACGTCGAGACTGTAAAATGTATCGTCCCGGATTAAATACGCACTGTCTTCGTCGGACGTTCTCTGTTCGTTTTGTGTCCCGAAGTTCGTATATAACGTTTTTTTGATATAGTCCTTTGCGGCCACTGTGTCCGGACCACTCAATCCAGATCTTTCAAGATCATAATATGCGCCCCTTAACTTTTTTTGAACTTCGGCTGTCGTATTGGCTTTGAATCCATTTGCGTCGTTTAATATTTTCTCAGTGCTTCCCATTGATGTAAGTACCCCCACCGCAACCTGTTCTTTGGTTTGCTTTTTACAAGTTTCGGGAGAATACTTGTTCCAAAGTTCGTTAATGATTTCATCAGGTTTTCTAAATGGATGATGACCTGTTGCCCCTGCGACATCACTTACTTTTATTATAACCTTATTTATACCGATAGATTTAAGTTCCTTCGTATGATTTTTCAAAAAGGGATAACATTCACCACACGCTCTCGCATCCGCTAAAGAGTTGTGCGCATCCGTAAATTCCTTATTGAAAATTTCCATGTACAAATTGATGAGTTTGATGGGCTTCAAAAACCTGTCTTTGTACATTTTGAGGGTACATTGGAAATCTAACCGTGCGAAACGAGACACATCCAGGTCATGGCGATACATTTCCGATAACACAACATTTTCATCGAATTTGGTGTTATGGGCAACCATTGTATTTGTCTGATCACCTATGAAATCAAAGAAATCATCCAACACTTCCGGGAGAGGCCGACCATGTTCGAGGGCATGTTCTTGTGTGATTCCATGTACCCTAAAAGCTCCTCCATCTTCGCCACCAACCAGGTACCCGTTTGGTTTCACCACGGCATAAAACGAACCAAGTTCCCGTCCCTTCGAACTGAACTTTACCGCGGCGATGGAAGCCATTCTACACGTGTCAAATTTATGAAGATTTTCGCGCGTAACGCTGCCGTTTCTAATTTTGGGTAATCCGGAGGTTTCCGTATCCCAAGCGACATATTGCATTGATTGCATCTTTAATAGTCAGTGATCACTGTCTTTATTATCTATTATGGTGATCGTGAAGGATTCTATCGTGTATTCCACCGACGACAGTTTCCGGTAACAAGAAATGTAATATGTTTTGAACTGTTTCTAATAAAGAATTCATGTTTAGTTTTCCGAGGACTTGTGGTCACTTAGGGGATTATTTACTGGTAGCATTGTTATTGTTATTACCCCTGTAGTTCATAGAGTTCGACGAGTTCGTTGATTTTCTAGACCTAATATTTTGAATTTTCGTCGATTCATTTTTATTATATTTAACGTTTAACTTATCTCTTAAATTCATAAATGCTAATTTAATGGCCGAATCGGTACCTTTCCCCTTGATATAAATCATTTTCGGTGTTTGACGAAATACGTTATGAGATAAGTATGCATAAATGACACAAAACATACCATCTCCACTTAGAGGTAGATAAATAGGATCTCCTTTCATCGTCTGCATTCTTATCGCCGTTAAAATCTGATAAAAATCGCCCATAAACTTAGATATTTTCATTCGATCATCTCCACTCACAGCTTGTTTCGTACTTATGTTACCCAGATAAGGGTTTCCATTTATCATATAATGATATAAATATCTACCTTTCGATTTGTTCGTGTCTAGCGTCTTCATTAATTTAGCTTTAACGTTCATAGTTCCTACAGAAACTTCATATGGAATTACATTCCACACTGATGTAACTTTAATATCATTGACGTTTTCGCGGTTAAGTGATATTTTATTTTTGGATAGAGTTTGGATCGGCATATCACTCCCCGGATCCATTATATTTGAAATGGATAAGACCGGTTGTAAGCTTTGGAATCCACCCTCCATCTTTGATTTTAATATACCTATACTTCCCCCTTTGAGATCGTCTTCTTGATCTATAGATACATACATAGGTTTCTTAAATAATTTGTCGTTTATTTGACTGGGTACAATATCTTGCGTATTTCTATCCATTTCCAAAGCTTTTTTAGTGTTTGTATCATATACCGTGATAATACTTAGTATATGTTTTTTCATTACTGATTCGTAACCCTTCGACAAACCCTTTCCGCCTTTTATTATATCAATCACCTCATTTTTGTTATTACCTTTTTTATTAAATCCTGCCGCCCCCGTACCAATGGTGTCCACTACCTTTTTGATGAAAGCCGTATATCTAAATGTTCGGTTTTCCTTTCCGAATAGTAAGTTTATAATATTAGAATTATTAAATTTGGACAGTGATTTATTTTCTTCATTTACGGCGAGTAAACCATCGTGCATCATATCACACCATATTAAAAATATTATATCCATTTTATGATTCTCACTTAGAGATTTTTTGTTTAAGGTACTACTTTTTGGGCTCATTTGGATACCCCTTCCTCCATTGCCTCTCCCGGTTTTAAGTGCCGCTAATTGTTTCTTTATTCGTATTTTAAATTTACTCTCCGGAATTTTAGCCAATTGTAAGACTCGTTCTTTACTCAATACACTTTGATATATATAAGTAAGCATATTTCGATCATCTTCTGGTTCATTTTTATTTTCATCGATTAATGACTTGATGTCATCCATTATGTGTTCTCGTTTCGACGCCGCCCGTTTCGCGTTTTTAATGCGATCGAACAGAGACCTAGTATTTGTATTTTTGTTGGTATTAGTGACACGGACAGTCTGAGGTTGTTGTCTTTTAGGCTTCTTTGCTGGTATGGGTGTCGGTTCGTATCTATTGGGTTTTCTTCGTTTTCGTGGAGTTAGCACTCTATTATTCGTCGCTACCGGTGTGGGTTTTTTTATTGTTTTTAGGGTATTTTGAGCCTTTTGGATCGTTTTTCGAATATTAAGTAACGACTTCTTGTTATTTTCAATTTGCTTTTTGCTGTTTTTAATTATACGAGTGGCATTGTTTTTGTTGTTCGCTGTCGCCGGACGGCCATTCCTATTGGGAATTATTTTTCTCTTCTTTGTCGCCGGACGGACATTTGGACTGGGTCGGGGTCCAGCGGTGTTTGGTGCGCGTTTAGTCGCCGGCCGGACATTCCTGACAGAGGGTAATTGTTGCTTTATGCGTTTTACCCGGTTCTTCAAATTTTCCACGCGTGGTGTGTATGGTCCCAGGTTGCGTTTAGTCGCTGTTAATGGGCGCAGCTTTGAAGTTATGTTTTGATTATTGTTACTATTTGCCGCTGATGATGCGTTTGAATTATTTTGGAAATTTAAGGTGGTTACAGAATCAACGGGGAGGTTTTTTGGTCTAAGATTTTTATTTCTTACGGCACTCATGACCTTCTTATATTTCCCTGATATTTTATATTGTACCTGAAAAATACCATTTTCAATCCTTTAAATCGAGAAGTGCCTTCGATCGCCACGCGATCACTGTATTCACACTCACACCCAAATCCTTAGAAATATCCTTCAGTGTGAGATGCTTACCGTAATAGTTTTCGAGAATGTATCGACTGACATCATCTAGATCGTCCAAAAGAATGTCGGGCTCTTTGTCGTAATATTCGGGAACATTGTAATAATTAAGTTCCTCGTACACCGGCGTTCGTTCTAGAGAATTGCGACATTTCCAGTAAATCCACGGATATGCGTATGTAGTGAATTTGAAACCCCTTTCCGGTTCAAACTTTTGAGCCGCCCGGACGAGCGCATGTAATCCTACGCTATTTAAATCCTTCTTCGTACGGATACCGCGTTTTCGTGGGTGAGCTTTATAATATACGTCATTTGAAACTTTATAAGCAAGTCTGATATGATTGGCTATCAATTCCTTCTTATAAAGGTTCATCTCCTTATTTTTACATTCTATACTTTATATTTCGTTATGCGAGATCTATGCTCTTATTGGGTTGCATTTCTACATTCATGAGGTCATACACCCATTCACCTTCAACGATTTCGTCTTCCATTAATTTATCCTTAAGTCTTTCCAATTTGAGTCTATTATCTCTCAAACTGGATAACACGGATTCATAACAGTCCTTGACGATCCCTTCTATTTCCAAGTCAATTTGTCTGGCCGCACTCGGGGACATGTTATTGTAGTCGTAACGATGGGTACCGAGACCGTACGTCGTGACCATTTCACGGACTATACGATATACCTGTGAGAAGTCACTGGATGCTCCGGTTGTTACGTTATCTTGTCCGTAAATAACCTCTTCGGCACCTCTTCCTCCCAACAAGACCTTAATTTGAGAAATGAGATATTTCCTCGAATAGAGTGCGACGTCCGCGTTTTCTTCGAGAGGTTGGAAAAATGTAATTCCACCGGCATCTCCTCTCGGGATGATGCTGACCTTTCTCACTTGGTCGTATTCAGGAACCAATACACCGATTATGGCGTGACCGGCTTCGTGATAGGCAACGAGTTCCTTTTTAGCGACAGAAAACTTAGAATCACCCTTGGATCCCACGATGATTCTTTGATAAACATCTTCGATTACTTCATTCGTGATGATACCTTCACTCTCTTCGACGGCTTTGATGGCACATTCATTCATTAGATTTGCCAAATCCGCACCACTGAATCCCGTTGTTTGTTTAGCGACTTCATGTAATTCAACGGTTTCATTGAGAGTTTTATCTCTGGTATGCACACCAAGAATCTTTTCCCGACCTTTCAAGCTCGGGAGACTCACTTGTATTTTCCGATCGAAACGTCCCGGACGCAAGAGGGCTTCATCTAGAACGTCAATTCTATTGGTTGCGCCGATAACAACAATTTGAGAGTCGTTAGAGAAACCGTCCATTTCCGTGAGTAATTGATTGATGGTTTGTTCTCGTTCATCGTTTGATGCGAAACCTCCGCTACTTCTGGATTTACCGATAGCGTCGATTTCGTCGATGAAAACGATACACGGTTGTAATTTTCGTGCGGTGGCGAATAATTCACGCACCCTCTTTGCGCCGACACCGACAAACATTTCCACAAAACTGGACGCCGAACACTGAATAAACGGAACACTGGATTCGCCGGCGATTGCTCTCGCCAATAAGGTTTTACCAGTACCCGGTTTTCCGGTTAAAAGGGCGCCCCGGGGAATACGGGCTCCGGATCCGATATACTTTTCGGGTTCCCGGAGAAACGATACGAGTTCCTCTAATTCGCGTTTAGCGTTATCGATACCTTCGACGTCATCGAAACGGGTTTCGACTTGGGAATCGGTGTCAAATTTCATTGTATTTTCAAACGGATTTGGCATACCTCCCGCTCCACCACCCCCGGATAATAAACCTCTTATGACGGCAAATATCAAGAGTAGGATAAAAAACATAGTGAGCGAATCTGACGCAGTCGCTTCCGTTTTTGTATCGACGGCGATGTTTGATTCGCTATTCATCAATATTTTCCACAATTCTTGATTCGGGGCTATTCGCGTATCCCCATAATTTCCTTCACTATCGAAGAACTTTGCCGTGCCTGCGTTCGGATTTATAACAACTTCGGGTATTTCTCCATTTTTAACACCACTGATGAATTCACTGTAGGTTCGCGGAGAATACTGCTTTTTGGTATCCTGCTGTTTTCCAATTTTTACATCCGGGGCACTGACTGGTAATCCCGCTATCGTTATCGGTGCGTACATAGTATATTATATTACACATAGATCTTTTAAACTACTTTATATCGTGCGAACGGCATTTTTTCTATTTTGTAATATTCCCTATATGCCTCTACTACTGATACATTATGGTAACATTCGGGCATACACTCCGGTATTCCCTCTTTTGAATAAAACGCCTTTTCACTTTTTCTTGGTTTAAAATACGAGGGATGGTGTTCGTATAACCACATTAGATGTTTTGCGCACGTATGAACTTTATTGTATCGTCTCGTGTATTCAAGAGACAAAGCGATACCAATTTTACACGCATACATGTAATTATCGATCGATGATGTGATCCACATCGTCATTGGGTGATTTACATGACACATTTTGTATCCTCGTCTCGTTCCGTTTTTGGTATATGGTGCGTGTTCTTCAACGTATTTTGAATCATTTGACAAATGCCACGCGGTGTATAGCATTTGACAAATTTCTAGTTGGATTTTTACGACATGTTGGTCACAGGAGAGACGGGCAATTTCCGATGGATCGAGCGACAGGAAAAAGATATTCATGACTGAATTTACACAGGATTGCGGGAGACTTAGGAAATAAAAAGAACGTCTTATTATATATGCTTCTTGCTATAACAGTTTGCTTGTTAGGTGTCATGATAGGCTCCGTTGTGTATATAATGTGTAACGGGGTAGGAGGGAAGAATTAGTTATCACAGATCCCGTGTTCTTTTACATATTTCATACATTTCCATTTTAAATCGTACTCGGGATCATTTACCGGTAACAGAGCTTGGAATCCCAAGTCTATCACCATAACTAGGAAATACATGGAGACATACAGACCCAAATACTCACAAAACGTTTTCATCATGTTTTTGTATGATGAAATCGATGATTTCGTAACACTTAGGCGCGCATTTTATAAAATGTAATACTTTTTAGACACCGACGGCGTGTGACCTATGGTATTCGCAGTAGCATCTACGGCCATTTTCTCATCGCCGTTATATTTCTTCAAATGCTTATCGAAGAGTTGCATACTCCCGGCAGTTCGTATATCTTTGATTTGTAGCGTATCATTCTTCATGATCTTTCGTAGTAAATCCCTGACTTTCGTGTGTGATGAATTCCCTGATAATAGGGGTTTGTTTTGTTTGGATATGGCCGAGTGTAATATCTTATCTTTCACTTCATACACGCGCCGTTGTCCGCTTTTAGCTGGGAAATCAAAGGTCATCGTTTCACCGTCGCGACTCAGTTTAACGTGCTTACGTTGAAGAGACATCGCCCCTAACGCGTCTTCGTTATTTCTCGAACCGGAACGAAGATATGCCGTCACTATCATTCTGAGTGTGAGTGCGTCGTCCCACGTCGGAAGACGTCTATCGGCTAATATCCTCGACGTGACACTCTTTATCTTTGCGAAATCTACGGTCGATGCCCTCGCCTTTCGTATTTTTCTTTGTTGATCTAAAAACTTGTCGTGGTAATAATAATGCTTTTTCCCCGTAGCGTCTATGGCGGTAGCTTGGAGTTTTGCGTTTGCTGGATACACCATGACATTTGTATAGACTGGTGGTATGGCTAATTTCCGACACCTTTCCTGTTCTGGTTGAGATACAGGTTTAGTACCTTTATAAAATACACCACGCCTTCGTGTAATCATATAAATTTAGCTAGTATTAAAATTTTTACATGTGGGATACACATCTAAAAATCCAATGCTCCTAATGGGTTTCGAACCCATGACCTCGGCGTGCCTTTATGATTTTTACACCATTCTTGTATATCTAAGATATAAGCACCGCGCTCTAACCAACTGAGCTATAGGAGCCTGGTATCTGATACGGGGCTCGAACCCGTGGCCACACGCTTAAAAGGCGTGCGCTCTACCAACTGAGCTAACCAGACGTTATAGCTTTGATTGTATTTTTGTCGCAATGATAGACCATGTGTCTTCACCTACATCGACGTATGCGACTATACTTTTTGGTTGTATTTCTGGGTCTATGTATATTTCTATATCCTCTCCTTTATGTTTCTTTTCGTGTGTATCATCCTTACACACATGAAACACAGAAACCTTATTTCTCGTTTTCCGTGTTCGGTGCATGATATATTATATGGTTTTGTTTTTAATATAATCGGGGTAATATGCCATCGGTGAATACGCACCTTGCGCAAATACGAGCGCGGTTGTGCCGCCGACGACCACGAGTGTCATGATCCATCCCGCCACAGTTTTAGCGAGAATTTTCTTATTTACCCCACCCGTTCCTTCCAATAGTGCCACGCCCGTGGTGGCACCAACCTGACAATGCGTAGTCGATAGAGGCCACCCGAGGCGACTACCCAAAATAACGATACACGCACTTCCCAATTCAATACACACACCTCTACTCGGAGTAATTTTACTTAATTTTGTACCGAGTGCGTGGAGGATTTTATAACCATACGTGGCGAGACCGAGTACAATTCCGAATGCTCCCATGGATAAGATCCAATAGGCGTCATTTCCGAGATCATTCTTTTTAGACGAGACTTCACCCGACTTATAGATTGCCCATATTGTACCGAATGGTGCGATTGAATTTGCTACGTCATTGGCCCCGTGGGCAAATGCGTCACAACACGCCGTTAATACTTGCATATATCTCATAGATATTTCCGTTTTTTCGTCGAATACTTCTGCGTTATTATGAATATGTTGAACATCTTCGTCTTGATTTACAATATCCGCACTTTGAACGTTTAATGAATATCTGAGATAATGTATGATTCGTTTGTACCATCTCATTTTTGAGTATTCAATGATAGGTTCGATTTCTGTAATTTCACTGGTGTTTCCGAGATCATGAATTTTTAGACTGTCGTTATATATTTGTTCCGATTTACGCATTATATAAGGTGTGGCAGAGTAGGATAATATTCCAACTCCACCACCAGAACCAAATGCGATAACGAGCGCTTTCCATAAAACTATATCATCAAGTTTTAAGAATTTTGCGCCCTTGTAAATGATAAAAAATATATTAATACACACCGCCATTCCGAATATAATGGGGAATGCCCATTTGACTCGTTTGAACGAATCGTCACGACGGAGGACTGTCGCACGCATTATATAGAACATAAGCGAGGCAAATACAGCGGAGAATACGGGTGATAATACCCATGAGATGACAATAGCAGAAACGCCACCGACGAATGGAAAGTCATCCGAGGGCGCACTCCATTTCACACAACTGGAACCTCGTGCGGCCATTGTCATGCCTATCATTCCCCCGACACAGCTGTGAGTCGTACTCACGGGCATTTCGAGACTGGATGCCAGCACTAACCAGACAGATACGGCAAAGAGAACGCACTGACAACCATACATGAGTATGGCCGGGTCATCTTGGAAACATGCGTAATCGGCAATTCCCTTTCTCACGGTATCGGTGACATGACTTCCCATCAAAAGGGCACCCGAAAATTCAAAAATCGCGGCGAGCCCGACGGCTTGTTTAATGCTCAGTGACTTCGACCCAACCGAAGTTGCGAAAGCATTGGCGACATCATTCGCACCAATACCATACGAGGCAGTTAAAGCCAAAACAGCACCGAACCCAACTATCCATTCATAGTAACTTAGATCCATTACAGATATTATATATATTGAAATTCTATTCTATAAGTTTATTCGCCATCGGAGTAGTATTCTTCCTCCTGGTTTTCAGTGTCATCGATATCATCTTCATCGACTTCCATGTCCATTCCTTCGTCCTCATTTACGTCATCATCCTTTGGTAAATTTTCTTCCAAATTATCTGTTTCTTCCATAAGGATGTCGTCTTCATTTTTGGTTTCTTTTTCTTTTTCCTTTTTCTCTTTTTTCTTTTTTGTTTTTGCGGCACCCAATCCCTCAAATATCGCTTCCATTTTGCTGGCAACTTTCTTACCGTGCTCAATTCTTTTTTCGTGCTTGGTGACCATGTTGCTAATGAATTTTTCCGACATACCTATATTTTTACACACTTGTACCCAAGTTTTAATGGGTTGTGGTTTTTGAGTTGAGTTGAGCTTTTGGACAGTTTCCATGAGGGATGTATCTAATTTTATACGTACTATACCACTTTTCAAATATTTTGGGACAACCCGTATGATGTTGGGATCACCCTGGATAATTTCCGGTGTCTCAAATTTTTTTATCGTAACGGTACTGTCCGGGATGTTCGGATATACCGGATCCAAACCAGCTGCCACGTGTGACTTGTTAAGTAAATTCAAATATACATCCTTCATGTAAATTGGTTGCGACCAAGGCTTGGTCGTGACGTGTGGTACTTTTGATGCATTTATGATATCATATAGCAAAGTCCCGGGCTTTATATCTCGCTTCCCCGTGTGAGGAAGGGGGTCTTGGCGAGCTCGGATAATGGGACGTTTATACATTATTTCCGACATTCGATCTGAGATTTTTGTCGTCTACACCTGACTTAGGAATAAAATTATCGAGTTCGCACGTGATGATATGTTGAGCCTGTTTCGTCACTAAACTTTCATACGGACCCCACAATTCGATAATTTTTCTAGATTTATCGTACCACATATAATTCATATTAGTAAGACGCGTTAGCCAATAGAATCTTTTTCCGGATTTTCCAATGAAACTGAACAGCGTATCTTCGTCGTAATTGGATACATCCATTTCTGTGTAATGAGACACGGGAGGTTTATACGGAGCCATTTTTCTTATTAATAACGTCTAGTTTTATTCTTTTATCTAACATGACTTCTTTCAATCTAACATGCTTTTGATTATAAAGTCTCTTTTTGTTCTTTTTGTCGTTCTTGGTCACGCGTTTTTTGGGTTCTTGACGATCCATCTTGAATATTCGATGGATTTATCCTTCTTAGGTGATTAATATTCACCTTTAAATTTTTCTTAAGAGCCATGAGAGCCGATTTTTTCATCATATTATAAAGGTCTTTGTCGGTTTTAGGTGCCATTACGGCACATTTTCCCATTTGACGTTTATAGTATGGTTTCAAATTTACCAATTTTCTTGTGGCAAACATTATTAATTTTATAATTCTAATTTTTAAGTTATATGGCTACAATCCCGACTCAGAATAGGGGAACATGGGGATGGAGCGACTCTGTTAGGAGAAGCGATATGACACCAACCATCGCAAGTCGGCCATTTAGCAACTCTGTGTCAGGCTTCCAAAAGCCCTGGACATATCCTTCATCTTTAGGATTCGCCGCTGTTCCGAGGAACGCCAAACTGGCAACAGCGACAGAAAGACCAACATTGTCATGGAACTGGGTACTGATGGAGTTTCCAGTCATAACCTCATCAATCACAGCGGAGGTGAAACCAATCATAGCAGCACGACCATTTATGCGCTCGGCCATAGAAAGAAAGTCATTGGGGCGCTCAACAGGTTTAAGTGGGGGAGCCCTAACAGAAGAAGTGGTTTTCTTCGCAGTCTTGGTCTTCTTCGCAGACCTATTGGGTGCGAGGGCGGGCTTTGTGGATGCGTGGATAAGAAGGCTCATTTATGCATAAGATATGATTCGAATCTTTAATATTCTTTAATTTAATGTGTCTTCGTGTATAATGAAATAGACACGAATGATACTATAAGGACAGCTGCGACGAATCCAAGCCAAAATGTCCCGCTGGTAAATATACATTTTTCTTCATGAACCGTACTCTCATTCCAATCGACGGCCATTCATACAATAATGTTATGTTTTTATCGTACAGCTCCTGTCTGCGAAAATAATATAATACACCGTGATCAATGCGAGCGACAATAATAAGGGCTTCGTTCTTTTTGGTAACGCCGCCAATAATAAAACATTAACGAACAAAATATGTAAATAAAAGAATTGCGCATACTCTGGTACGGCTCTCGACCATCGTTTTATGTTCATGTTACCCGGAAAAGACACAAAGACCGCATTTGTTGATGTTTCTCTTTCGCGTGGGCCAAAGTTTTTGAATATTAAATCATTTTCATCCACTTTAATAAAATCATATTTACCGCACAATCTGTTCAGGTTTATCTGGTCGTCCTTACATCCCATGCTAATCGCATCTTTCATCATGAGTTTTAATTCCTTTGCGTAACCCATAAACATACCGGCATTTCCTACATGGGTGGATGTACAGGTACCAAATATATGATTCGTGATATGTTTTCCTAGTACCTGGGGATCTCTAGAAAGTAATACTTTACATTCGCACTGTTTAAACATCTTCGCGACATTTTCTATGCTTTTATTTATCTTTGTATCGAAACCATCGACAAATACGATTATATCCTTGTCGCGTTTGTTTTGTAAGTACTTCAATAATCCCTTCGATTTATCCGTATAACCATGCCATTTTGTACCCCATCCCAATACCTTCACCTTGACACCAAAGTCATTGTTTATAAGGTCTTCAAACATGCCAAATGATTTATTGGCATACGTAACAACTTCAACCATTGTTCTATATTTATACATTACATTTTAATGCGGCAAAGATTAACCACGCAATCACAACGTCTGCGGTGTAATGATCTCTCGTCGCCACAGACATGACCGACGTTATCATGGGCCATATGGGCCACAGTGGTTTTCCCACGAAATATGACGTCACTATATTGAATGCGGTATGTCCTGAAAACATGTGGTCATTACAAAACCCAAATGGAGGTCGAATTTTACACTCCTTTGGACTGGGATATGTAGTTACATATAGTGCCACACACCTAAATAAATACATCATTCCCAACATGAGGACCATTGTTGTTCGCTTATCTAAACTCCACTTACTCCACGACATAACAACAAAAAGGAGCGGAACCGTGAGCATTATGTCATTTATGTATTCGTATTTTGAGAGATCTGGTAATACATTGAAACCAACATCATATATTTTGTCACCCCTCGGTCCTTCGGCTCTCTTGGCTGATACGAAATATCCCATGGCCAAATTAAATATTAATGATAACAACGCAAAAACATATACGAACATTCTTATCATAACGTGACAATTTTTTTGGGGATGGATCTATCTCGGTACCTCGCGCATGCAAAGCGCGCACTCTACCAATTGAGGTATAGACCCTCTTTTGTGATAATCATTCACTGTCTAATGAGGTAATACTTTCACTTTCGCTAATTAGATCTTCATCGTCTAATTCATAGTCGGAATCATCAGCCGACTCATATCTACCGTCTAATGTTTTTTTATACAATCCGGTAGTCTCTAAATCATCTGTATCATAGAAGCCACATATCGTATCCTTTGGGATATGTTCTACGTTTATATTGAAATCATACGTATCGACATTTATTTTTCTCAGGAATTGTACTCCCAGGGTATCATTCTGCTCATATAAAACGCGAGCTATGGACACCATACCATCTTCGTGTTGGACATCGACGAGCATATTAATTATTTAATTATTTAAATCTTTAATAATATTAATGGATCATCTTAAAGAAGTAGGTATCAGCTTACTTCGGAATCGTCCTGTTAATGTCGGGAAAGACGCAGTTATGTTTGATATAGACAGTACATTAATTTTTACGAACGGTAACCCAAATAAACCTATAATCGAATTATTAAAGGAGGCTCTCGCGATGAATTATGTCGTAGTTATTATTACTGCCCGACCCAGATGGATGGAGTCGGTGACGAGGTATGAATTAATGAAATATGGGATTCCGTACGATATTTTGAAACTATGCGAATATAACATGAAGGGTGATATGAAAGAATTATTAGGTTACAATTTCGTTTTATCGGTTGGTGATATATGGGAGGATCTTACTAAAACCAAACATTGGATAAATGTTAGTACGTACCAATATTTATAATTATCAACACTTCCACCTCTTTCCGCAATTGAGACATGAAACAAATGTCGTCATGGGTTCATCCGCAGATCTTGTCTGTAATTGATAATACGAGGTCTTTTTTGACTTGCACTTACCACAAGTGAAAAATCCCTCAACGCCTCGTAACGCCTCGTTTTCTAGTCTTTGTTTTTGTAGGTCTTTGTAGATCTTATTCTCTACCGTTTTGGCATATGGTCCCTGTGCCCATAATTCATTTGGTTCAAAATTCATCAACTCTGTCGATTTAATTTTACCGTTTTTTACACTTTCTCTCAGACTTTCGGACTTTTTAAAGTTAAAACATAACGTTAGAAACTTTTGTCTGTATCTACCAATGAAATTTTCGTTATCCCACGCGGGAACATCCATGAGTGCCCTTGTACGTCGGGTCGTCCAATTGAGTATTGATTTCTCGAGATTGATACATGTAGTATTAGTCTCGGGAATATCAAGTATTTCTGATAACCTTCTGACCACAAAGGCCCTGGTTTCCTCCCCCATTTTTCTTATTTATATAAAAAACTACAACTTTAATTGACTTAGGCGAGCGGGCGACCTTCGAATTGTTTAGTGCTCGTTTTACACGCACTGAAATCCTCCGGGGAACATCCATCGAACGGACCGGATTGACGCTTTGCTGGGTTCGTGTTGATCGTGTCTCTCACATACTCACGTCTATACGGTTTGAATTTGGATTTTTGTTTTTGTATGAGGATCACAGCCAAGAATATAGCGGCACCCACGGACAATATGGTCCAGAAATCTTTGGGTCCTAATTTCGCAATCATATAATTTTTACTAATATTTTTTTATTGAATGAAACTAAGGCAAAGATGGTTTCAGCCGTCCTGATAAACGAAGGATTAAATGATATTCAAGAGATAGATCTTGACATTTCTCCAGAACGGAATGAAATTTACAATATTCTGGGCGGAAGGGCGACTTTCGTGGGTCAATGGGAACAATTAGACGTTGTTATAATTAAGAGAGCGAGTGATGATGGGAGTTTAAATTTAAATAAACTTCCGTCACCATTTTATGACGAGACTATATTCGGTCCTATACTATTAGTTCGTATGGACGAAGAAAGTGAGAACCAGGATTTTACATTACCCGAATATACAGATTTTAGTTTATTCCGACGGGATGTCTGATGAGGGAGCGGGCGGAATCCATGCCTTATGATTAAGGACGGCCTCTGCGTATCGCATTCCTAACGTGAAATGGACAAATGCCCATTCATAGAAATTCTCTAACTTGACGGGTTTGCCGTCAATACGAAGAGGATTCTCGTTTATTATTTTTTTAAAGTCTATTCGTTGATCAATATCTTTGAGCTTCATAGCATTTCCGGCATTCTTGAGCCACATAACATGTTGTTCGTTATTTGGTTCAAACGCATATAGGAATCTTTTTGAGCATTCTCCCTCGTCTGGTTTCTGGACTCGATTCCGGTGTGACATTTATATTACTTGGTATCTTTTTCTATAAGTTGATTCTTATCATCACCATTCATTCGAGTGAGTATTTTGTGTCTGAGACTCCTGATTTCATGTTTAAGAACTTTCATCGTCGAGTGCATTCTACATTTATCATCGAGGTACTGTTGTATCCACTGCCTTTTTTCCATTAGAACTGGTCTGGTTTTGATGTGCCATGTAGATAATTCAAATGTCATGTTTTCACATGAATTGAATGCCTCTATCAATGCGTCATAATCCTCAAACTTACCCTTCTCGATTACGGGCCGGATCTCATATAGATCTGAAATAAGCTCATCTTTCTCGTCACGAAATTCTTTGAGGAGTCTCAATTCCTCTTCGAGCATTCTTATGATTATATAAGATTAATAATATTACACCCATTTCACCTTCATGTTATACTCAAGTGTGTCGCAATACGCTGAAATGTCACCTTCACCATCCACCTCCTGACCACTAAATGTAAGGTTTTCCTTCCCCTGATCTGGAATGTATCCAAAATTATGAACATACAAAAATGATGCTCCTGTGTTTCTTGCCATTATATCTAGAGCATCTCTATTGTATGTCACAATGTCCAGGTATTTCTTTACATCCTCCGTGGTTCTTTTTATGTGTGGCTGAGGAGAAACAAATTTCACTAACCCCCGTGACATATCCATGTTTGGCCATTCTCCGTATTTAGATCTATATGACGATATATAGTCTATGAATAGTTCTGAAGTTTGGCGTTCTTTAAATGATAAAAACCTACTCTTGCCCTTTGGATCGACAATACACAGATGTCCTCCTGTTATGTTTAATGTTACGCAGTTAAATTCCATGTTAATATATGCTGAGACTTCTTTTTTAACTATATTTATTCTTGGTTCCCCCCGAAACTAAAATGTACACTCCTTGTTGGTACGTCCTGACGCATTGGAATTGGTCTTGTGTGGGGATTTTGGTCCCTTCTAATCGTATTATCGGCTACATTGGCGATTGGATTCACTTCTGGGTCATCTAGTAACGATTCTAATACACTTCGGGGCCGAAATGGACTTCTTGTAGGTTCCGCGAGGGGTCGATAAACGTGTTCGAATCTGGATACCCTCGCTCGTAATAACTCACGTTTCAATGTAACCAATTCGTGACGCAATACTTCTATAACTTCCAGTGATTCTAGGTAATCATTCGTCAAGTTTAATAAATAAGTATCTTTACTCGTGTCTCCCGAGGCGTATATCTTTTTCAAATTGTTACATACATCAAGATACACCCCCTCTGGTAAGGCATCTCTGTGTTCATCTAGAGTTGACATCACATGCCGGATTGGATCTGTCATCGTATATATTAACTATATATTAATTTATTACTTTAATATAATACATATGAACACCCCATTAACCTCCGGTCAATTTAGATATTCTCTCTCATTACAGTCCCCAAAACCAATCGTAGTTGTTACGGGTCCGGCGGGCACGGGTAAAACTCTATTGGCATGTGATTTTGCCATGAATGAGATATATAAATATAATCAAGCTCGGAGAGTTTTATTAACTAGACCGATTGTGGCAGCGGACGAATCAATTGGATATCTACCAGGGGATGTTGATAATAAGATGGAGCCATGGACCAAGCCCATGTACGATATTTTTGGCAAATATTTAACAAAAAATCAGATGGACAGGCACATCACCATAGAACCACTTGGTTATATGCGGGGTCGAACCTTTAGTAATAGCATAATTATTGCCGATGAAATGCAAAATAGTACATTCACACAGATGAGACTGTTACTAACGAGAATAGGAGAGGATTCCAAATTAATAATTACGGGGGATTTGAATCAATCGGACTTGGGTTCAGATAATGGACTAGAGCAGTTGTTATATAAAGTGGATGGATTGGATCTCGATTACATTACACACGTTAATATGGATACGAGTGATGTCAAGAGACACCCAGCAGTAGAAGAAATTCTTAAGGTTGTGAATATGTGATATATTTTTTTTGATGGCTGATTATATATGTTTGTCGTGTATTTATTAATAATAGCGGCGATATTGATTTTTATAAATCGTAGAACGACCAGACATAAATTTTGGGATAAACAACCGGTATCTAGAACGGGCGTCGGGGAAGGTATAATATCCGACATACCCGATCCTCTTCCGGTGGATGATTCTTTGTCTATAGTAAAATTAAATCCCAAAGATAAATTTGTTCATAGATTTTTGGTTGGATTTCTTACGAAACACTATGTTAAGAATTGTATTTATAATACAAATTATGTATCATGGTATTTGTCAAATTTAAAACCAAATAATATATTGGCTTTAACACGCGATAATCATAGAATAGGTACAATATTTGCTAAACCATATACAATAAATATCAAAGGAGATATATTACCCAGTCATTATGTTGATTTTCTATCCGTACATAAAGATTTTAGGAATAAAAGCTATGCCCCGTTGTTAATTTCGCACACCGCCAAGGAATCGAGTGATGAGAAGTACAAAACTTTTATATTTAAGAAGGAGGACAAACCGTTACCATTTAACTATATAGCTAAGTGTCGTTATTATGTATATGAAATTCCACGTAAGGTGAATAATATGACCAGTAAATATTCACTCACTAGATCTACCTCGGATGATATGGAGTATTTAATAGACTTATATAACCGCGAATCTCCGAAATATAAGTGTCATCCCATATTTGACAGTAATGAATTGCGATATATTTTTACATCTAAAAACGAAGCATACGAATCTTTAATAATTAAGAAGGATGGTGTTCGGAAGGGTGTTATAACTTACGTGATAAATACGGGATCATCCAGTTCTTCGCAGGTAGCAGAAATTGCTTTATTTTTATACGATGGTGTGGATTATACGGGAGTCATGAAGTCCTTGATTAAATATTGTCATAAGAATTCATTTGATTTATTAATGTGTGTTAATAACGCGAAGAATTATAACTTCATTGACATGATGGATTTTGATCGGGGTATGGATGTCTATTTTCATATGTACAATTACCACATGAACGAAACCTTGGTTCCAGAAGATATTTTATTTAATTATATATAATCATACACTTAAAGTGATAGCTATATCATTGTATATATGACGAAGAAAAAGAATTTAATTTTGGCTCTTCCGGGCAGATCGTATTCCGGTACGTTTATGACGAGTATGATAGAAACGGTTGTCAATTTAATGCAACAGGGTTATGGTGTTAAGTTGGTAAATGATTACAGTAGTTTTGTAACTTTTAGTAGAATGAAGACCTTGGGTCTCTCCGTTCTTCGCGGGGCGGATCAAAAACCATTCGACGCAAAGGAAGACTACGATGTATGGGTCACTATAGATAGTGATATCGCATTTAACGCACAACAGGTAATTAAACTTATTGAAGATACGGATAAATACCCCGTAATTTCTGGTTTATACCGTATGATCGATATGGAACACGTAGCCGCTATTAAAAACTGGGATGAGGCGTATTTCAAGAAACACGGAACATTTGAATTTATCAAGGCTAAGGACGTTGCGGGTATGGATGAATACACAGAAGTCGCGTACAATGGAATGGGCTTTTTTGCTTGTACCCGAAAGGTGCTCGAAGACGACAAATTGAAGTATCCGTATTTTACTCGTCCGCTCGTTGAAATGAAGGGCGACAATGGGAAACTCTTAAGAGATTCGTGTAGTGAAGACGTGGCTTTTTGTAGGAATTTACAAGACGCGGGTTATAAGATCATGGTTAATACCAAGCTCGTGGTTGGTCACGAGAAAACTATCACGATTTGATACCTAAGTTGTCACGAATCGATAAAAAAAATACCCAAATGAGCGAAGATAGATATAACGTTATTCATGGTCCGGGTGGATCGGTTCACATCGGCGTGAATGAGGAAATTCCTCCACCCGAAGACCCCGAAGACCCCGTAATTACGAGCGATGAAACCGATGTAGTTAAAATTTCATATCCTACGTGGTTTCGTTGGTGTTTGATCGCGGTGTTGATAGTAAATACTGCTAACGCAGTGATGTTCTATAGATTTATGGATATCATTCACTGGGTTATAAGTATCATAAGTGCTATGGCTGTTCATTACGACAGACCGGTTTCTGTTGTTCCTATTTGTATGCACATGATGTACATGATAATGTTTGTACCAATATTATTTATGGTTGGTATATGGGAGGACGCGGCTTATTATAGCATTGTGTTCAACATTTTAGTTTTAGGTACTCTTTCTGCGAAAAAGGCGAGAGAACCTGTCATGCCTCTCGTGTAGATAACTCCCTTTCGGCCAAATCTAGATCAGTAACCAAACTACTGATGTAGGTCATTGATATATCTATAAGATTCGCATCGTTATGATATTTTTGTAATAATTTTAGATTACTGTCGTACCAGTCCATCACATCTGTCATTTCCCGATCAATGACGGACAATTTATCGAGAATATTCCCGGGTATTCCAGCTTTTCCGGTTAATTTACATACCGGTAACTCTTTAATACGCTCTGTAATTTTTTCTATATTTGACTCAAGTATATCGTACTTTTGTTTTATTTTATCTAATTCGTCCATTACATTAAGACATCATATAAATTTCCGGACGTAGGCGAAGCTATGTCGTATGTTCCATCTTCACCTTTCTTCCATCGGCTACCCTGTTTTTCCATCGATTTAATGTGCCAAAGGGCAAACGACGCGTTTGGTTGTAGTGCGACAGTTCTAAGTGTATCGGGACCCGTTAATTTTGTGTGGAGTTCATCGGACCATGTGATTTCGTCACATTTTCGATAAAGTCTTCCCTGCATGTCTGGCCAATTGATAAATCCTACCTGATTTTCGTTAAATTTCATTTCCTTCAACCATTCCTTTGTTGAACCCGGATGTATATTGATTCTGGGAATATAAACAATGTCCGCCTGAGAATCATTAATTATTCGTTTGATATCGTCAATGAGATGGAATTGTGGCATTTCATCGGCGTCAATATAGAAGATCCAGTCTCCCTTTGCGACTTCTGTATGATACTTTCCCAAATTACAGAAGTTATCAAACTCTCTTTCGTATACATTTATATCATCCTTGAAATAACCCAATACCATATCCACCTTGTCCGTTTTGTTATCTTTATCGACGACTACATCAATTTCGTCACCTCCATCCCAATCGATGGATTTTTTAAGGAACGACAAAAGAGAGAACAATTCTCTCGATTCGTTACAAACTTGGATTGAATATGTGATCTTCATATCTTTATCTTACTATGTAATTCTTTAGCTGCCTTTATTCTGAATTCTAGATTAGTGGCTGGCCACTGTATTACAAAATCCCCCTCTTCCCATTGACCATCTGTTCCTAGTATATCTTTGTAATGTGGTCTATCTTTCAACAATGGGAGATTTTTATAGTCATAAGAGTTCATAATTCTCTGTGGCAATACTTTAGCAACCCTGGACCATAATGTACCGCCTTGGGTGATACCAGATTCTTCGAGGTGGGTTCCTACAAATAAATCCTGAATCAACTGATTTTCATACAGATACCAATTTCTATAAAGGGGCATACCAGAAATAATTGTATTGAGAAAGGCTTTCCCTATTTGTGTATTTCGTATGAGCATATTACCACAATTTATACCATTCGCGTCTGCGGGAATTAATATATGTGTATTTTCTTGTGCGTTTTCTTTTATGATATCTTCCAATTTTCTTTCCATGTTTGTAATCATGACGTCACAATCTGTGTTAAAAAACCAAGTAGCCTCTGGATAACGTGTCATTGCCGCTTTTATGAGGAAAATCTTACCCCACCCCATCGGTATATGGGTATCCGGAATGGGCGGTCTAGGTGCGGCCATCATTGGTTTTCCGGCTATCGATGCGCCACAGTCATTTGCGTAATGTAACTTATACCCATGTTTATCGCAGTAATGTTTTTTATTTTTATGGAGAGTCCACTCCGCGAGTGGTTCATATGATTTATCATGACCAGATATAACTACTATCATTTTGAATACAAATGTCCGTATTCTTTAACTTAAAGATTATACAATCACATTATATAATGAAGAGGACTATCTTGAACTTGTTCAAGAATAAAGTTAATAATATTAGAAGTGTTGGTATTACTTCGTATGATTATCCTACTTCTAGAATAATTAATAAAACGAACGTAGATTTTATTGTTGTCGGTGATACCGTTGGCTCTACCGTGCATGGTCTTAAATGTTTGAACGAGGTAACCATGGACATGATGTTAATGCACTGTCGCGCGGTAAAGCGCGGGTCAGAAAATCAGTTTTTGGTCGGTGATATGCCATTCATGTCTTATCAACCATCGAATGAACTCGCAATTAGCAACGCCGGTGAATTTATAAAAACAGGCATGGATGCGGTAAAGGTAGAGGGATTTGTACCCGAAAGGATTGAATCTATTGTCAAGTCCGGAGTCCCAGTGATGGGACATCTCGGTCTTACACCACAAGCCAGAACTAAATTGGGTGGGTACAGAGTACAAGCAAAAACGGTCGACGAAGCAACCAAGTTGTTAAAACAAGCGAAGGATTTAGAAGATTGTGGAACTTCTTTACTTTTACTGGAAGCTGTCCCGGAGGAGGTCGCGGAGATTGTATCCAAGGAGCTAAAAATACCCGTGTATGGGATTGGTGCTGGTCCTAGAGTTGATGGCCAATTGGTTATATCGAATGATATACTAGGTTTATTTTGGGAATTTAAACCTAAATTTATAAAACAGTTTGTAAATGGCGAACAGATATATACACAAGCAATTAAGGAATATGAAGAGGAAGTTCATAACGGGAAATTTCCATCCGACGAACACACATATAAGATGTCAGATAAGGAACTTAATAAATTATTAGGTATGCCCGGTAGTTCTTGGAAATACAATTAAAAGGATGGTACATGAAATAGTAAATGAATGTCTGTGATTACATAATAAATGAATTATATGAAAATGGTATAACCACATATTTTGTAGTGACAGGTGGAGCGATAGTTCCTTTTATAAACAGTATTGAAAAGCACCAAGGAGCTCAGTATTACTGTTTTCAACATGAACAGTCTGCGGCTATGGCAGCTGAGGGGTATTATCGTAGTTGCGGCAAAATCGCGGCCGTATGTACAACGAGTGGTCCCGGTGTTCAAAACATTTTAAATGGTGTCTGTGGATGCTGGTACGATTCCATTCCCGCGTTTTTCATTGCTGGTCAAGTGAATAAGAAAGAAGATTTGACCAATTTTACTTCTAAACCCAGACAGACAGGGTTTCAGGAAATGCCGGTTGTTGATATGTTCAAATCGGTGACAAAAAAAGCTATTCACGTAAAAAACGTCGATTCTGTTGTTCCAAGTTTGAAAACTTTATTGGACAGGGTCTATGAAGCTAGATATGGTCCAGTACTGATGGATTTACCTGTAAATATTCAGATGTCAGATATGCCCAGAGAAGAAAAGCTTCAGGTTTTGAAGGCATTGGACGCGCGACGTCGACGTCGCCATTTGCCTCGCCCACCGGCACCGACACCGGTACATATTGATTGTTACAATTCTAAGCGACCTTTATTGATTTTTGGACATGGTGTTAAGTTGGCCAGCTCGGGTGATATTGCTGTTAGATTTGCCGAAAAGTATAACATACCATTCTTGGTTTCTTGGGGAGCATTCGATATTTGTGAAACGGATCATCCACTCCGTATGGGATCTCCTGGGGTTTATGGTGATAGATGGGCTAATTATGCTATACAAAACGCAGATTTACTTATATCCGTGGGTAGTAGATTGGATAGTAGGCAGATTGGCGGAAATACGAAAACGTTTTCAAATTATTCGAAAAAAATTATGGTCGATATTGACGAGAATGAATTAAATAAGATGAGTGAGAAGGGTGTATATATTGACAAATGTATAAATAAATGCGCACGAAGATTTCTCGATGACTCGGTGCTTGAAAATTTAAATCAAGATGGAAATTGGGTATCCACATTAAATGAATGGAAAGACAAATATAGCAAGGAAAGTTCCCGTGAGGGTGATTCTGCGGTATATGATTTTCTCGATACGTTTTTTGATGAAATCCCCGATGATTGTATCGTTATTCCAGATCAAGGGGGAAATCTTGTATGGACAATGCAATCCGCAAAATTGAAGCCGGGACAAAAGTTATTTACAAATTTTGGCAATTCATCCATGGGTTTTGCTCTTCCTGCGGCCATAGGCGCTGCTATTGGGTCTGGGAAGAAGGTATATTGTATTGACGGAGACGGTGGTTTTCAAATGAATATACAAGAGCTTCTTACGGTTAAGAAATACGATCTACCAATTTCAATTGTAATTCTGAATAATAGCGGGTACGGAATCATAAAACAATTCCAAGACAGTTATTTTGATTCTAGATACATCGCGACATCACAGACGGATGTCTTCGGTGACAGAGTTGATTTTGAAGCTATAGCTAAAGCTTATGGTGTGAAAACATTACATGATATTCCCATACCAGAAACACAAAAAATATATCCTAAATTAGAATTTGGAAATTCCCTCGAAAATATGACACCGTACATAGACTTTGAAGAAGACATGATTGTTCCCGTTCCCCCTAAACGGAAGCTTGGTTGGGTTAATAATTAAATACACAAAATTTCATCGTCCAAATTAACATATGAATCGTCTAATGTATCCTCATCTATTATTTCATACGTGGCACCAAAAATCACCGCCCATTTAGATAACAGACGCGCCGCCCTTCCTGAAATATTGATTTCCTTTTCAGTTATTTCACCGTATATACATTTTCTTACTACTTCACATACAGTAGCTACATGTACGTAATCAAAATACTTATCCCGTTTTATGATTACGTGTTTATCTCTTTTACACACAGCACTGAACCTGGTTTCTAATTCATGAGGACCATAACATCCCCATATTCTCAATATATGAGTATTTTTCATTGTTCTTAGTCTATGATCTATAACCCACTTGGCTAATCCATATGGATCGCTGGGTGGGTTTCCACGAAGAGCCGCTCCACTAGAGAAATATATCAATTTTCCACTAAACGCACGAACAACATTTTCAAACATGGTAATATTCTTGAATGTGGTGGCCTCGTCATTTTGGTTTATGGATGCCCCACAGTGGATTACTGCATCAAAATTATTTTGTTTAAAGAAGTTTATAACGGCACACTGATTCATTAAATCTAGATCATTACGCGTTATACCCACCCATTTTTCAGATTTTTCATACGATGTTTCCATTAAATTTTTACCTAAAAATCCACCGGATCCTAGAACACAAACCTTCATTGTATTAAAGAATACGTTAGTCTTTATATTACAATGTCAAAAAAAGTTTGGTATGCGCCGAATAAATTTGAATCATATGGCGAGGAAGAGATTGCGGCTGTTGAGTCTTGTCTTCGGGATGGCTGGCTTGCTGGTTTTGGTGATCGTACTATTTCCTTCGAAAAAAGAGTATCCGAATACTTCGGAAAGAGATCTGGATTGTTCGTTAATTCCGGGTCTAGCGCTATATTAGCCGGTCTCGCGTCACTAGATTTACCTTCTGGTTCGGACGTGGTGACACCGGCGTGTGGGTTTTCTACCACCGTTGCGCCCATCATGCAATTGGGTCTTAATCCGGTATTTTGTGACGTAGAGCTTACCACGTATGTACCTAGTCCCGAACAAGTAAGGGATGCGGTTACACCTAATACTAAATGTATTATTTTACCCAATTTGATTGGTAATAAACCTAATTGGGAAAAAATACGAGAGTTGTGTCCGGGTATCATTTTGTTTGAAGATTCGGCGGATACGATGACTCGCACCGATTGTACCGATATAAGTACGACGAGTTTTTATGCCAGTCACGTCATTACAGCGGGAGGAATTGGCGGTATGGTAATGTTTAACGACGATGAACACCTGAAGAGGGCTATAATGTTCCGAGATTGGGGAAGAATTGGTGATAATATAGAAGAACCGAGTGAGCGTTTTAATCATTCCGTGGATGGAATTCCATACGATTGGAAATTTCTATATGGTGTGGCGGGGTATCACCTTAAAGCGTGTGAGATGAACGCGGCTTTCGGTCTTGTACAGATGGATAAATTGGAGGGGTTTCTCAAACTTCGACGTCAGTTGATCGATAGGTATATCGAAAATCTTAAAGATGTATCATATTACACACTTCCAGATGACTCTATAAAACCCAATTGGCTCGCTATTCCTCTTCAGTGTGCTGATAGACTTGAACTCGTTAATTTTATGGAAAAAAATAACGTCCAGACACGAGTCACATTTGCCGGTAATATTACCCGACACCCCGCATTCCGACAGTATTTGAATGATTACGAGAATGCCGATAAGATCATGAAGGATGGTTTTCTTTTGGGTGCCCATCACGGCATGACTTTGGACGACGTGGATAGGGTGTGTGATCTCCTTAAACATTTTGCCCTTTCCAAGATGGGTAGTACTTTATGGTTACCGGACTGGGCAAAAAATTTACCCGGAATTCCATGAAATCGTAAAGCATATGGGAAGTACTTTCATTAGTGTGTATAATATACTTAAAACATATAATCATATTAAAGTAATGGGATTATACGAGGAATTAGTTCGTCATAGACTTCCGCACTATACTGAAATTCCAGGAGCTATTGGTCCAACCGATTCTAGAAACATACTGGTTACGGGTGGATGTGGATTTATTGCGTCCAATTTTCTTAATATCATGAAATCTAAATATCCATATTTAAACTTTGTAAATATCGACAGTCTTAATTACTGTTCAAATAAAAATAATGTCAGGGAGGGAGTAGCCACTTTTATAAAAGGTAATATATGCGATATAGATTTGGTTCAGCGTATTCTAAAAGAATATAAAATTGATACGGTATTTCATTTTGCCGCACAAAGTCATGTTGATAATTCATTCACCGATCCCCTTCATTTCACTATGCAGAATTCATATGGAACGCACGCATTAATCGAAGCGTGTAGAAGGGTGTGCCCGGGTGTTGAATTTGTTCATTTCAGTACTGACGAGGTATATGGCGAGTCTGTCACTGATACACCATTCAAAGAGGAGACGGGTGTTCTGAAACCCACTAATCCATATTCGGCATCAAAGGCTGCGGCGGAAATGATTCTCAGATCTTATATCGAATCATTTGACATGAATATAAAAATAATTAGGTGTAATAATGTGTATGGACCCAATCAATATCCAGAGAAGTTAATTCCTAAATTCGTTCGTCTCATAGCCGAAGGTAAAAAATGTACAATTCATGGCACTAAAAGTGCTGAAATACGACGAGCATTTATGCATGTAAATGATGTCGTGGACGCGGTTAATATTGTATGGCAGTATGGTTGCATGGGAGAAATATATAACATCGCATCCGATGATGAGATTTCGGTCATGGATGTTACGAAGTTGATTATACGGACTCTATTGAATACTACTGATTATGATAAATGGATTACGTATATAGATGATAGACCATTCAACGATTCGAGATATCATATATCCGCTGATAAACTAAAATCTATTGGATGGAGTCCTAAAAAGACGCGCGAAGATTTGGTTAATTTTCTGAAGGAATTATATAATGAGTATCGTAAAGGAAGACATTAATACTCAAATTACTCCCGAATATAAGGTGGGGAAAGATTTTATATCTTTTGTCGTACTTAGAATTCGTATTCTGGTCGTGCTTTTCTCTTATGTGATTCATAACAGAGGAACATTTACCACGGAGGAAAAGGTTAAGATGCTAAAATTTGTCGCGAAAATATTTCAGGAGGTAACCGTCGAATTATTGCGATTACCATCAGTTATATGGACTAAAATACCCGTAAAACTGCCTTTCGGACAAAGGTACATACCCGGCGCCATTGACCAGACTTAAACTATATATCACCATAAACAAAAATCCAAGCATAGCACCACGTCCGTCTTCTCGGCGTGCTGCTAGTCTTTCAAATTGTTCTTCATCTAATTTTTGATCAGCGATGACCATATAGCGAATAGATACCAACCACGCCAGCACAGCACCAGCCAAAAACGGTGGTTGTTGAATTTGTTCGACCACGTTGAGACCAAGAGCAAACCAATTTAATGTTCCAAATCCTACACCGAACGTGGCAGCTCTTCCAGAGATGGCCTCTACCAATAGTAACGTTCTATCCGTGTTTTCCTCTTTTGATCGTACGATCACGTTACGTCGCCCGGCGTTTGATTTCTTGTATGTGGTAGGTTTTCTTAATGTTACAGGTTGGAGTTTAGGAACTGCTAACATGTTTGTTTTTGTTCCTTATTCTTTATCTTCTTTATCCGCATCTTTGTCTAATCCGGGATTAAGTCCTTTCTGCATTTCAGTTAGTATGTAGATTTGAAGTGCCAAACCGATGCCTGTGTATGCAAACGTGAAATTCATACCCGACCGCCTAAATTGGTATATCATCCATAATACACTCGCGACTATACTCATGATTACATAACTTTTGGTGTGTTTGCTGGTACCAGTTTTCCTTACCTTATCAAATGTTTGGTACATTTGGATACCTCCTATGATTAATGCCGGAACAACAACCGCGGTATCGAAGTCCATAATAATATATCTTATATAAATATATTAATATGGATGCACTTCTGAAGAAATACTCAGGGCGAGTCGACGACAAGGGTTTCGCGAAACTCGTCGAAGAAATCAAGAATGAATACTTAGCCGATGGCATTTCTCCGGGTGAAGTTCCGCTTATCGTCGGTAAGCTCATGACTTTCACGAGTAAGCTGAAGAAGGTGTCCGGGGCTGAAAAGAAGAAGATTGTCAAGGATACGATCTTCTTTTTGATTGAACAAATCGATGGCGTTCCCGACGTGGATTCTCCGATGGAAACCATGCTTAAGAATCTCGTCGACCCCATCATCGATGGCGCGGCTCTTTTATTGAAGGCTAAAAATTGCAGCTGTTTCAAGTAAATCAACCCATTTAAGGTTTTAGATTTATGATATTTCAGTATGAAGTTTCCGTCCTTGGAGACAATGGTTCGGTATGGGATCTATACCGTTAAGGAATTGGAGCGACACGCACGGGGGTTAATGCCCAGAAGGAAGGTCGTAGTTTTGAACGAGTGCGAGGTGTGTTCGTTTGTATACCCAGGAGACACGTGTAATAACTGTGCCACGTGCTGATTAAAATCTAAAAATTCTCTCTCATATCAACATTTTCTGATATGAAAAAGGATATAGCCCAGCAGGGAAAAATAAAAATATATACTGATATTAATAATGATCAAGCTCAGTCAGCGCCAAATTCTTTACATCGTGTTGGCAATCCTCGCTGTAATTGTTATTGTGGGTTTAAAAACCAAGTGGCGCTTTGGACGAAGTTACCTCGAAGGCGATGCGGAGGAGGTCGTCGAGGGCGATGACGAATCCGAATTCGACGACGAGGAGATGTCGGAAGAGGAGTTAAAGGCACTCGAGGATGAATATGGTTTGGAAGAGGACATGTTCGAGACCGACGACGATGAAACGGACGACGAAACTGATGACGATGAATAAACATTCTTACCAATAAAACGACCCATATTTAAAAATATTATATTATTATAAATAAAATGATAACCGGTATCCTTATCGCTTTACTTATAATATTTGGTTTAGCATATTACTGGTCTTGTACAGGACACACCTGGAAAAAGAAGGAATTTAGTAAGAAGAATTGTGATCTCAAAGGATCTTTCCCGGGGGTCATGCGCATGTTAGGTCAGGGCGACGAAGATGAAGAGGACGACGAAGAGGAAGAGGAAGAGGAAGAGGAAGAGGAAGAGGAAGAGGAAGAGGAAGAAGGTTATTCGATTCAACCCTTCTCGTTATAAATTGTTCGGCGCTCGGTATTAGTAAAAAAATATCAGTATAATTAAATGGTAACTTTGTTTATACTGTTATTATTAATACTCGGGGGAGTTTTTCTGTATTTGAAACAACAGGAAGATGAGTCAGAGACCGAGACCGAGCCGGGGTCTGAGACGGAGTCCGATGCGACCGAAACGAAAGCTAAGGCTAAAAAGAAAGCCGCGGCCGCCGAGGTCGGTGCCGATAAAGCCAGAGCTGCCGAGGCTAAGGCTAAGAAAGACGCTGACAGGGCTGCCGCGCTACTCGCAAAAAATAAAGGAGACGCCAGCCTAAAGGCCGCCCTTCAAAAAGCCAAAGCCAAAGCCAAGGCCAAAGCGAAAGCCAGAGCCGCCGCCGAGGCTAAGGCAGAGAAAGCCAGAGCCGCCGCCGTGGCCAAGGCTAAAAAGAGGAGTGACGATTTAAGAGCCTCCCTTCAAAAAGCCAAAGCCGCCGCCGACGCCAGGGCTAAGAAAGAAGCCGCCGACAGGGCTGCCGCTCTTGCCGCACAAAAGAAGAGAGATGATGAACGACGCAGGAAGTTAGCAGAGGCGGCTAAAAAACGGGCTGCTGCTCTTGCCGCACGTAAAAAGGCAATAGAGGACGCAAGGAGAAAAAAACAAGCGGCGTTAAACAATTGGGGAACGGGTATGGGCGGTGGTATATCCGGTCCGCCTAAGCAGGGTCATTATGCGGTCATAGGGGCGAAGACTGGGTATCTTGCACAAATTAATAATAAATTGACCAATAAGGGCGGTAAGATGAAGATGACGATGCGTCAATGTCACGATTTAGGGAGAGATCTTCAGAAAAAGAAATGGCCCGTTTCGGCGGTTGGGTATAGAACGAGCGCTCACCCCGATCCCAAATGGAAAAATACATGTTTCTTCTATGGAAACTGGGATCACGACGGCGAGAAGACTACTGTACCGACCGGTGCTCGTTTAACGGGTAACAGTGATAAAAATCACACCATCGCGTGTATGAATCCCGGTGAAATACTGGAGAAAGGATGTAAAAAACAAGGCTATATAAATAACAAAAGGAACGCACTTATGGCAAAACGACGGGAGGTGGCTCGTAAAAAACGTGCCGAACAAGACCGATTAAATGAAATGCCCTACGGTGTTCATAGAAAATTGGGATATCCGAAACACGGATGGGTGAATGATAAACTTAATCAGAGTTATGCCAAGATTAAGAATCAAAGTGCGAAACAGTGTCGCGACCATGCGGTAACAATTAATAAAGAAGCACCCGGATTTGTGCGCGTGTGGGGTCATTATAGATCAAATTACCCCGATAAAAACAAGAGGAATACGTGTTTTTTCTATACAAAAAACAAAAGTTTCATGACACACAACGACCCCAAGCCCCCACATTTCCACGGTAGGGCTCCCTGGAATGGTGATGGCAGACACGTGTCCGGTTGTGTTGAAGGTGGAAAACGACTTGAATCGGGATGTAAAGATCCTCGAAAGATAAACCAAGAGAGAGCGGCTCACAGAAGGAAGGTCCATGTTCCCGGTAATATATCCAGACAGACTGGGTACCGAGCCGGGAGTACCAACCTGAATATGAAACCACACCAGTTAAAGGCGACAGGACCCAATGAGTGTCGTGAGCTCGCTATCAAGTTAAATAAATCTACCAAAGGTGCCATCAAGGCCTGGGGTTTTAGAAATTCCAGACATAATGCTACGTGGAAAAATACATGCTTTTTCTATACGGGTAAGGGACCACACGGAGGACGGGGCGGCACTCATAATCACATAACGGGGTGTTTGAAACCCGGCGATAACGTTGATTGGGGATGTACGAGAACGCGACCCGTGAATTGTCGGCAACAATGGACTGGATGGTCCGCATGTACTAAACCGTGTGGTGGAGGTACCCAGAGAAGGGATTATAAAACAATTACACCCGCCAGGGGTATCGGTACACCATGTAAGACCGCATCGGGAGCTTACGCGCCCAAAATTCGGGCGTGTAATGCGCATGCATGTCGTCCGACGGCACGATACGTGACTATCCGCCGGTATGACCGTCAGTATACCGGGAACGGGAACCAGGGAACCCTGCTTAATTTGAATTTGTTGCAAGTTTGGTCCAACGGACGGGATGTGGCGCGCGGGCGACCCGTGAGGATGTATAGCAGACATTCTGGGTTCTATGGAAGGCATCTTACTGACGGGAATGCAAATTCAATGGCACACACGTGGTGGAGAAACAGAACTCACGGAAGGCCTTCGAGATATGCTTGGATGAAGGTAGATTTGGGAAGAGAGTACCCGATAGACTATGTTTGGATTATGAATCGCAAAGATTGTTGCCAGGATAGGTTAAAAGGTACGAATATTATATTGAAACATGGTAGGAAAACACCCGGGGCGGGACATACACGTTATGAAGTTATGCGATCTGACGCAATGACCGATTCGGGCGCTGGATGGAACTACATCTTGTGGCAACCGGCAATTGGGGGTACACTTGGTCCCCAACGGGTCCCGGGATCATACTGGCGAAAGTATCGCATTCGTGACGCTTCTTCCGACGATTAATATTAAAAAAAAGATATATTTTAGGTTTTTTAAACCTGTAACGTTATACATTTACATAACTTACAAGTTTAAACACTTTACATTTTCGATCTACCGTGTGTTCGTATAATTTTGTATATCCGTATGGTTCACAAGATAATGGGAACATGAGAATTTCACCTTTTTCGATTGTAAATGAACATCTCATATGTATAAAATAAAACGTGAGAGGTTTTTCTTCTAGATTTATTAGTAAAATCCCATAAGTGAGTGATTCTTTTGAATACATATACACATTGTCATTCGATAGTTTTGTAATCGAATACTTAAACCTATCGGCGTTAGAAAGTGGTGTTGTTTTAATTAAATGTTTCATGACTTTACCGCGGGTTTTCGATTTCTTATCGATTATGTTTTCAAGATGTTGTTTTGTTATGTGTTTTTTTAGGATCACCGGCTCGGGTATATTAAGTGGTGTGTTTATGATAGTTTTAAGAAACCTACCTTCATCTAAAATAAAACATTTTACCGTATCTGCACCTTCTTCGCGAAGCTTACATAGTCTGTGAGAGCCGTCTATAGCTCTAAATAAACAATCATGGGGATTTAATTTAGTTGGGACTACCACTATAGGTAGATAGTTATCCGTATTAACACACTTGTAATTTTTAAATTCTGGTGTATCTTTAGATTTCCAAGAAATTAAATCTATTGGTATTTCGGTGGGTGGTTGTTCGAGTATTATATCGTCTATGAGTATTAGCGGTAGTCTCCCCATCATATCGTGTTTAACCGACCAGTCACAACGATCACTTTTTCCTAGAGTCGAGTGTGCTCCGATTATGAAATTATTAATGAAACATTCATTTTTTACCATTTCCTTGCCACTGAAATAATCGTCGTATAAATTTAATTTCCCGTTTAGCACGTGATTATTATTTAATTTGAAACCTATACTGATTCTCGTCGTATCACTACCGACACAGTGCCATAATAGGTTTTTATCACAGACTTTAAATTTTTTAAGAGCCCATCCCTTCTTGTCGTATTGTGTAACTATTTCATCTTTCTCGTTATCGTAATATCTAAAAAAACTTTTACCGGATTCTTTAGTCCATACCAAATAATACCTTTCACCCGGATTGTTACTGTTCGTGTGCCATCCACAAGCCCCACCTGGTGGATAATAATACAAACCAGTCGGAACTGCGAATCCACCCATTATTTTACTTACCTCTGTCATGAGTTTATAGATTTGATGTGGATGTCTTCTGTATGTATAACGATTTGAATTATTCTCTAAAATCCGAGCGGTTGGTAAGTCTGTGTGTTCATTTTTGATTCTTGTCAGTTCGTTTAGATCTAATTTTACATCTAATGTGGGGTTGAACGAATCATCTTTCATCGAATCCTTCCATTGTAATTTTTCAAATAAGAATTCATTGGCAGCCTTTTCTAATGATGAATCCATTCTGACTTGTATGATTTTTATTAATTTGGGGATAAAACTTAATGACCTCCTAAGTTAGACGAGCTATTACATTTTTCAAGTAAAATGGATCGTCACCACCTACTTGTCTTGTTGGATAAAATTCAAGAGAAGTATGAGATACAAGACGGTGAATATAAAGAATTTGCAGAAGCTATCGGGGGGAAGAAGGCGATTCCTGAATTCAAAGTCGGTGCCATGGTAAAGGTTGATTACGATCATATAGGGATGCGAGCCGATTTCAGTGATGATGAAGTATACCCCGTGGTCAATGTGACCGATAAATGTTCGAGGATTTGGAAAGTTGTGGAGGATGCGCATGAACGCCACGTTCATAATTACCGACACATAGGATGGTCTCTCGATAACAAAATTATCAGTCGTGCCGAAATTCACATAAGCGAAATTCAAAAGTTTGCGATGGATTTATCCGAGGGTATCCATACTATTTGTTCTCAAGACAAGCATCAGGTGAAACATGTCATCAGAATACAGGAAATAGCCATTTTATAGAGTTGTAATGAGGTTAAAAATAATATTTTCATTACGTATATGCTACGATATGCCGCCCTTAATTTTGAATTAAAGCGCGTAATGGGTCAAATATATGAAAGAGGGGAACGAGTGATTCTTGATTATGCCAAAGAGAACGTGCCACTATCATCAGCTACGCGCATACGTCAAACCACAGAAACGATGATAAATAAAATTCCGAAAGGATCCATGTGCGCATTAAAACTTACTAGTTTTGGGAGCGGGGAGTCTCCATCTCAAGCAAAGGATCATGTTACCAAATTAATACAACACGCAAAGATGAGAGGTGTGGGTGTGTGTATAGACGCGGAGGATGTTTTATATCCGGATTTATGTTATTCTCTCATGTACGAACACAATACATCTACTTATACACATGTATATAATACGTATCAAATGTATCGTCAGAATGGGATAGACGACATGATTCGGGATATAGATAGGGCGAAAAAGGACGAAATAATGATTGGTATAAAACTCGTGAGAGGCGCATATCTTAGAAAACAGCCCGACGTATTCACGGATAAATCGGACACGGATAGACAATACAACGACGCATTATCTGTGGCACTGACCGCTCCACACGCACACACAATTTTAGCTACACATAACGAGGAATCGTTACAACTCGCAACACAGTTTAGTCGGGATAAATACGTGACGGCACAATTATTAGGTTTAGGAAGAGAACCCGGACAAATAGATTTTAGATACGTACCATCCGGGTCATTTAGGGAATTAGCGCCGTATCTTTTGCGTCGATTGTGGGAACGTTGGTCATGGGATTGATACATATAATTACAAAAATTGGGTTAAAAAATGTTCATAAACCTTACGCGTTTCTTTTGTGCCACTCTAAAAGTGATGGCGGCCACTCCGTTTCATTTCCATATTGGGCACACAATTCCTCGTGAATATCATTTTTAGATTGATATCCTTTGATGTAGTCGAGGATATCCAGATTTTGACTGCCAATCGCGGCGATCGTCGTCGCCGACGAGTAGAGTTCCATAATTTCTTCAGATTTACCGAGCGTAAAAGATGTCTGAACGGTATTCATGAAAACCTCAAACATGTCGGTGGCGGTCTCGTGGTCTTTGTGTGACGCAATCCAGAAAGTCATATATTCTTCGTGTTCGGTGGAACAATCGTGAAGTCTCGATTCAATTTCATAGAGGATTTGATGTTCATTGGCCCGAAGCATGCCCGGGATGCCGTATTTGATCGCTTGCGCAACTTCCATTTATTTTGCTTTGATTTATTTTTATCGCCGCATGACTTAGGGGGTACATATTAAAATCTACCTAAATAACATGACTTCGTGCTTCAAGGTGAATCACCTTTGGCAGTTTTCAAATGACATCAAGATACCATCTTGGTACAAACCGATCGATCCCACGTTACAGGAATTTTTAAAGCAATATCACGCATCTTCCGAGTCGGGGGGAATTTCGGGGAAGGGGAAAAATAAGAATAGAACGCGTCCGATTGGCCGCCCTTCTAGTAGATTGTTGCGATGTATTAGGCGAATGATTCCATTTTATGACTCTCCGTACCAAATAGATCTTGGTTCATGTACATTACTAAGACGCACACTGAGATCTAAGACGAAATATTCAACTCCTAATAATGTTATTTTTGTTAATTTTTCTCGGTATCATCTTAGAATATCTGTGAAAACTATCGCCACGACTATAAATGGATTTGGTTTAAATGTACTCGGGTACGGTGTTGAGATGGACGTGAATTCCACGGAACCCGAAACGCAATCATATATTATTCCGCCGGTGTTATATAGACACGGATACGTTGGTAATGTAAGAGACGATAGTCGTATATTAAAATATTTTACCCGTAATTCTATCACACCCAAGACAAACCTACAATACCTCGTCTTGCCTAAATGCTTGGCCGCCTCTTCGGTTCAAATAGATCCATACTCCCGTGCGTTCTATTTAACTGTAGAAATAGTCGATGAACAAGGCAATGTGAAATCAACACTCATGGAGAACATTTTACATCACAGTCACAATGATGTTATATTTAATGATGAAAATATCAATAAGAACTTTAATAAAATAATTAATGAAAATCTGGAAAATATATTAGAGTCCATGACGATAGAGGACCAGAAAAGGGGTAGTCAGATCGATAAGATTAAACAAGCTATAAAAGAACAAAAAGAGATCAAAAATGTTTCATCGCGGGCGACGACGACTCGCACGGGTACATTATTCGGCGCACTCGCGCTTCTGACATTGATGAAAAGGTAGTGTTACATTTTTCTAGCTATCTAATTTTCTAACAAACACCTCGGCGATGCACATCCATGAGAATGTTGCATAGTTCCAGGTATTTCCCCTCTTGAATACCACAATCTTCAATGATCGCCAACGCTTTTTGAAGATTGGTGGGTCTTTCTTGCGCGGGAGCTACGGGCGCAGCTGTGGCTTGGCGCTGTTCAATTCTCTCCTGCTCAATTCGTCGCTCCTCCGCTTGGTTAATAGCGTGTGTGTGTCCTAGCTCAAGCATCTTTTGTGATACATACGAAGCCATCTTTCGTCTGGCTCTGGTAGATTGACCTCTGCTGTAATTAATCTCGCGCATCATATTCTCTGGGTATTCCTTGTTAGGAAGGAATTCATCCAACAACTTTAACATATCCAAGCGACTTTTTCCGATAGTGGTCAATTTCATTTGGATTCCAACCCCTCTCAACCCATCTTGGCAATCTCTCCATAATTCGATGACTTGAAACAAAACAGATATGTCACCGGTTTCAATCGCATAATCAAAATCCCACGTATTCCAGTGGGCGCTTCTGTTTTGAAACCATCCATACACTTCCTTAATGATATCCTTATTCTTGGATTCAACAGCCAATCCCATCGTATGCATCATATCATCTTCAGATGCATACGAATCCATAATTCGTGGGCCCGGGACCGTGTACCGAACACTTGAGTTTTGGTCAGCTCGTGTCCAATCATTACCAACCACAGAACGCGCATACACGTATTTGTTGAGAGTTTGTAAGTCATTGGCTTTCACACACGCATTCACAACGTTTCGCACGTGTTGTTTGCGCCGCGGCTCCATACCAGAGGGTCTTTCTTGAATGATGGGTCTATACATTTCATGATATTGATCATACCAGTTATTCAAGATAAGATGAGTTCCAAGGGTATCCCAGTCATCGATAAGGGAGGGGTTCAAATTCGGAATCCAATGTTTTTCTTTGAGGGCGTTGTATACACCAAGCTGCTTTGCTTTAGCGGCTTCAATCAAAGCATTTTTGCATTTCCTATAATCGAAAGACATAACACATTCGGCGTGTCCTTTCTTAATAGCAGTTAAGCACGTTTTGCAATCGGGGCAACGCATGAGGTCTTGTTTTTGAATTGACTTTTTTTACATGATTTGATGTGACTTAGGCGTACTTTTTTTTCATTTTTCCTACAAACTCGGTATAATCATCTTCTATCCGAGAAGCTTTATCAAAAGCCCTGAAAGCCGCGTCAATAAGTTTCTGATCTTTCTTCTTTTGGGCTGCTGTTGGCTCCTTTATCTTGTCAATTTTGCGACCATATTGAACAGAATCACCTTGTGTCTTAATCATATCGTCACCCGTCTTGACCCACTTTTCTTGAAGTTTTTCATATTTCGTGGTTTCTCTCTTGTTCAGTTTTTCGGTTATTTTCTTTGGAAGTTGTTTGGGTCCTTTCATATCTACAATATGTCATCATTTTATTTACAAGCATCTAACAAACACCGCGTCTATGCACATCCATGAGGAGGCGACACAATTCTAAATACTTTCCTTCCGGAATCTCACAATCTTCAATGACCGCCAATGCCTTTTGAAGGTTCGTGGCTTCCTTTTCCACGATCGGGGTGGGGACCACTTCAGGTTCCGGTTCCCGAGCTGGGAGAGCCGGGCCAAGTCCATTCTCTGAGGCAAATCTTCTGATATCCTGGCGACACGAATAATTTCTACCCGGTGTAGATTCGCACAACTCTAAGAAATCAGCCGGCCATTCCGGGCATCGTGTATGAATATGCTCCAATTCGTAATGCTTACTCCACCTGATACAGTAATTCTTCCAACTGGGTGTGGCATGTCTTCTACCATCTAACTGAGTCCAAAACATTCCAAAAAGAGACGCCCCACCAACACGATGAACATTCGGATAATCGTCTTTGAAAGAGAGAATTAATTTTGCGACCGTATCCCAACAGTGAATTTCTATTCTTTCAAATATGTGCGCAAAATGCTCAACGAGTGGTTCAAGATGTCTTCGCTTACACCGTTCCTTATTCTTGAAAATCATTTCGATTAATCTGCGACCATTGTTCTTCCAGGCACTCGGCCACGGAACATCACTGCGTTCGTTAAAATGCTGTTCAACCCATCTAACCAAGTGAATTTGCCCGCTAAACGCGGCACATTCCATAAAATCAATCAAGTCCTTGCGAGTAGCGGTTTCGGTCGTTCTCGGCTTCAAGTATGGGTAAATTTGACTGCTGATAGCGGTGTCACCAACCTTGATGGCGAGTTTCAAGAGAGCAATATTCCTTGGATTGGTTGAGCGGGAAACAAAATTAACAATGTACGGATACCAAGTTGGGTTTCTGTGCTGAATAACATGAGTAACGACCTCATATTCTCTACCCGGAATATCCCAAGTTTCGGGTTGTATTTTGCCCTCAACATATTCTTTCAAAGCGTGCCTAAACATGACCGGGTAGTTACTTTTGGCACAATTTACGAGTGTATTCCCATTCAATCCAGCCTCTTCCCCACGTTTGAGGCACCTCTTAAAGCATTGGATACATCCCATTTCAATAGCGAGATCAATTTGCCAGCCGCAGCAGGCACACTTAAACATGGTTTGTATTTTTTTGAAGTGGCTTTTTTACATGCTTTAAGCGACTTAGGCGTATTTTTATGAATAGATTTTCTCACGTAATGTTATAAAGACAATGTCGCGACGTATAATTATTTTTTTGTGTGTACTCGTTTTACTCGCAATATTTGTGGGTATCATGGTAACAAAAACCATAAAGAAACAAGAAAAACCTACCCACCCATTTGATACCCCACCGACACACGTTGAACCCAAACCCAAACCCGATCCTAAGCCCAACCCCAACAATGGATCGGGTAACAATTCCAGACCACAGAAGCACCCGGCCGCCGATTTACGTGAGTTAGAAGAACCACAATAAAATTATTAGTTTAATAATATATGGTGGTAACAGGAGAATTCAGTTTTCAGAACGCATTTCATTTTGCTAAGCTTTCCGAGCTCGCATATGAAAAGGCCGAAGATAAGGTTATGTCAGAATCCAGGAAATTTGGATATAAAAGTGTTAAATATTTCGATAAAGATGGTGCCCAGTGTTATGGGTTTGAACACGACAATTATTTGGTTTTATCCTTCCGGGGTACCGAACCAACAACGGCAAATGATGTAAAGGCAGACCTGAACATACTTCACTGTGAAGACCTGCCCCGTCCGGGTCGTGTTCATCGTGGATTTAAGTCCGAGGTCGATACATTATGGCCGGATATTGATAAATGGTTAAAAACCAAGAACAAAACGAAGGTTTATACATGTGGCCACTCTTTGGGTGGCGCTATGAGCGGAATTGCTGCAACCAGAATCGATGGTAGTATCTGTTACAATTACGGGTGTCCTCGCATCGGAAACGACAAATGGAGAAGGGCTTTCAATGAATCTCATAAAATGTACCGTTTTGTGAATGACAGGGATATAGTTCCTCGCATTCCCCCGAAATGGATGAGATACAAGCATGCCGGAGAATTGTTCCATATCAATAAGACTGGTGATAAAATTACCAAAAACCCGAATCCTTGGAATCAATTTAAGGCCGGTGTGATGAATATGTGTCGTAACCCTTTGCGAATAACTCAAGGTATTCAAGATCATGACATGGCCGATTATTGTAAATTTATCGAAAATTGGAGCAAAAATCACTAAATTATAAAATAGTCTAACCTTACATTTTTTATTAATACTCCTTAGTGGTATTAATAAAAAAGGCTCATCCGCAGACGGATGATGTTAGTGACTCCTAAGTTATTTTTAGGTAAAAAAAATGTAATATACATTTAGATGGATGATATAAAAAAAGGAATTCAAGAAGGCCATATAGATTTCTTTGAATACGAAGATTTAATAGATAGTCATTTAAAGGATATTATATGTACTCATGAGATCAATCTTGTACGTGAAGACTCATATTATTTGTCATATTTAATATCAATTCATCCAGATAAGTTCGAGGCCAGGATGATGTTACGAGATTTCACAAGAGTGGGTGATAAAGTTATGGGTAAAAATTGGCTTCGTGCTTTATCTGTGATAACCGAACCAACCATGAGAGGTGCTATTGAATCTGAAAATATTGGAATTTTGGAATACTTATTGACATTTGCGGATGAACATCTTATTATAGAAACTATACGAAAATCAAAACATGGTTCATCTGGTGATAGCAAATTACAAAGATGGTTTTATGATAAATTCCCCGAATATCCGTATATTTAGTCTTAAAAATTACTATTATTTTTTAAATTAACGAGATTAGCATACACAAATCCTTACGCAAATGACGAGTAATATATCGTGAAATGATACAAAATCGTTCTCCTGGGATTTGTGGTGCGTGTAAAACCTATTAAATTTTTTTTCTTAGCTATATATTGAAGAGAGCATAAAT